CAAATTCGTAAATTAGTACATTTAAGCGTACTCAATAAATCTGGTCGGCCATTCTCGGCTGAAGTAAAAGAAATGGTTGGACAAGGGTTAGAGGCCGGATTGGCTCATATTGGCTTTGTTTTGGAGATTGCGGAACGAAGAATTGCTGATTATTGGGCTTGTTATGAAGAAAAAAACATAAAAAAGCGAAGAATTGCTCATGTTAAATACCCAGATCGCTATAATTTAACTAAAAATCTTGATAGAATTGCTGAAGCCAAGGATTTATCAGCACTTTTAGCTACCGTTCCGGGTCGCCAGGCTAAAAAAGAATTAGCAAAAGACTTGGTATTGACTCTTCTTGGATCACGAGTTCCAACAGACAAACTTCAAGAAGTTTTTAAAGAAATTGACTCTGCTAGTTATACAACCAGTGATCCCAATGTCATTATTCAAGCTTCAATCAACGGACTAGTCGGTGAGCAACAAGCATCAATTGCACTAGGATTTGATGACGATGAATATCTAAAAGCTAGAGATGACCATCAACAACGAATTCAACGTATTGCACAGGCTCAAACACAGGGATTTGGAGGGGCTGCACAAGGACAAAATGGACAAACTTCACCAGAAAACCCCCCAGAGTCTTTAAAAGAGCCTGAGAAACTTCCAAAAGAACCTGAAAAGACTCCAAAAGAACCCGATAAACCCACCCCCCCTGCCCAAGATCCTGCTAATAAAGCAGTTGTCAACAAAGGGGAGTTGAATCATAAAACTCAAGTTGCAAGTCCCATAGATCCCAATACTCCCAATCCACAGTGGGCGGCAGCGCGAGGACTGAAGGATCTTGCTATTAATCGACAAGCAGCAAGCGAAGAGAAAATAGCAGCGCAAGATACTACTTTGTCAGAAGATAAGAAAAAACCTATAAGGGGCAAGGGAAAAAAGATTTAAATAAGATTTAACCAAGCCCGAAGACCCCAAATTTCAAGAGCTTTAAGATTATATGCTAATGCAGCTTCTTGTGGAGTTTTAAATTCGCCGATATGAATCTGTTTTCCATTAACCGTAATCACTGCCCGATATTTTTGAGTCCCTGTATGAAAAGAAACTCCTTTATAGCCTGTGGAATTTTGTTTTGTTAAACCTTTATTAACTTCCTGAAGCGATGAGTTGGATATTTGAAGATTTGAGCGCGAATTATTTAATTTATTCCGATCTCTATGATCAATTGTATCTTTACGTGAATGTATTAATCCCATTCGGTCAGCAATAACATTGTGCATAAAGAGAACTTTTTTATGTTTTCGGCCTCCAATCATTCTTGCAGCATAACCAGTACCACCTTTGTGATTAATATGATAATACCACTTATAATTAGCTAAATCACTATCAATATCATCCACCCAGGTTTTTTGGCCTTTTGTTAATAAGATCCACATAAAATATCTCCTATTTAAGTATATCATAAATTACTTAAAAGTCAAGTAAATTTAAATAAAAAGGAAAATATAACATGGCTCTCCCAGTATTCATCGTTCACGGGCATCGAAAAGCCCTGGGATACCAACAAATTACCAATCTATCCAGTGCTGTTAGCTTAGCTCCACGGAGTGCGCTTAGCGCTTTGATACAAGCTGAAACGAGCAGCGTTCGATGGCGCGATGATGGCACAGCCCCAACAAATAATGTTGGAATGCTTTTAACTGTTAATTCAGCGCTTGATTATGATGGTGATTTAGGTGCCATCCAATTTATTGATGCAACAGCTAACGGTGTGTTAAATATAACTTATTATGGTGAAGAACAGATTCATTAATGGTGATTTATGGGTTTACCACCACCCCCGGTAAGTAATGGCTTTTATCGACTTCAAATAAATAGTGGCATTGCCACATGGGTTACAGATACAGCATAAATGGGTCTACAAACTCCAGTATTTCCGACTAAGGTATGGGATGGTGTTGAGAACACCAATCGCCAAGCCATCACCGAGATTATAAATCCGGATTGGCGAGATTATGATACCCTAGCCGCAGAGTTAGAAGCCACCCAATATTATGTTTTACATAATTTTGCTGGAGCTACCGGCGCTACTGGCCCAACCGGACCAACTGGTCCAAGTGGTTCTGGTGGCGTTAGTGGCCCAACTGGAGCTATAGGTCCAACCGGACCTGGCCCAGCCGGTCCAACTGGCCCAACTGGAGTGGGTGCAACAGGTCCTACTGGAGTCGGTTCAACGGGTCCAACAGGAACCACAGGGCCACAGGGCATTGATGGAGCCACAGGCCCAACAGGTACTACCGGACCTAGTGGACCAAGCGGCCCGGCGGGTGGGGTAGGAATGGATGGAGTCACTGGTGCTACTGGCCCAACAGGTGCCGGTGTCGCAGGTGCTACTGGATCCACAGGTGACGTTGGCCCTACCGGCGTTAAAGGCGCAACTGGTGCTACTGGAGTAACAGGTGCTACTGGAGTAACAGGCCCCGTTGGTCCAGTCGGTGATACAGGAGCAACTGGAGATACAGGATCAACTGGTCCTACAGGCATTCAAGGGGTTCCAGGATTTACTGGACCTACTGGAGCTACAGGCCCAACTGGACCAACAGGTGCAACTGGAGTTGGTGCAACTGGAAACACTGGTCCTACTGGAGATACAGGAGCAACTGGCCCCAGTGGTGGCCCTACAGGCGCAACTGGCCCCACTGGAGCTACTGGAGTCGGAGCAACTGGAGATACAGGCCCCACGGGAGATACAGGACCGACTGGCCCTAGTGGTGGCCCTACAGGCGCAACTGGCCCCACTGGAGTTGGAGAAACCGGTCCAACAGGAGCAACTGGTGTTGGATCAACAGGAGCAACTGGTGTTGGATCAACAGGAGCAACTGGTGTTGGATCAACAGGAGCAACTGGAACTACGGGTCCACAAGGAAATGATGGGCCTACTGGAATTGATGGGGCAACTGGAGCAACCGGCCCAACTGGAACAAGTATAACTGGAGCAACTGGTCCTAATGGAGTTACCGGAGCTACTGGAGTTACTGGAGCTACTGGAACAACAGGGCCGCAAGGCGAGATTGGATCCACTGGCCCCACTGGAGTAACAGGTGTTACAGGAGCTACAGGTGTTACTGGAGCAACTGGTCCCACAGGACCAGGAATCGCGGGTTTAACAGCTAATAGAGTTCCCTCAGCCGCTTCCGCAACAACATTAACAGACTATTCAACACATACTTATGATGGCTCTACCTGGCATCTTGATTTTACGATGGAAAAATCGTTTCAGGTCAACTTCGACGACAGTGTCGCCAATCAGAAGTGTGATCTGTACTTTGCCGGGCAATTTGAGGGCGTAATCGAAGTCTACTCGACTGTCGGCAACGGCTGGGCGAATGGTGAAGGCGAAGTCATCAAGCGCTTCGGCTTTGGCGGCAGTGCGACGGGAACGATTTACACGAACGCCTCTCGCATTATCGAGGCGCTGGGCAACACGCCAACAGAGCTTGCGATCAGCGACATCACTTGGGACGCCGGCAACAGCCGATATCGCATTCAGCTTGTCCATCGGACATCGCACGGTAATGGAACCTATCATATTATTCGCGGTTTTTGCAAGGACCCTACGTCACAGGCGACGTTTACTGGACTCGCGGTGAGTGCCGTCTATACAACGGACTCGACAGTGTTTGACGCACCGGCTATTGATCCGGGGCCCACTGGAGCAACCGGACCTACTGGAGCAAGTGTAACCGGGGCAACGGGTCCCACTGGTGTTACAGGTGTTACAGGAGCTACTGGAGCGAGTGTAACCGGAGCAACTGGTCCCACTGGAGTTACAGGTGTTACTGGTGCAACTGGTGTAAGTGTAACGGGAGCAACCGGACCTACTGGTGTCACGGGAGCAACTGGCCCCACTGGTGTTACAGGTGTTACGGGAGCTACTGGAGTAAGTGTAACTGGAGCAACTGGACCTACAGGAGCAAGTGTGACGGGAGCAACTGGTCCCACTGGAGTTACAGGTGTTACTGGAGCAACAGGTGTTACTGGAGCAACTGGTCCCACAGGACCAGGAATCGCGGGTTTAACAGCTAATAGAGTTCCCTCAGCCGCTTCCGCAACAACATTAACAGACTATTCAACACATACTTATGATGGCTCTACCTGGCATCTTGATTTTACGATGGAAAAATCGTTTCAGGTCAACTTTGCGGATAGTGTTGCCAATCAGAAGTGTGATCTGTACTTTGCCGGGAGTTTTGAGGGTGTAATCGAAGTCTACTCGACGGTCGGCTACGGCGGGGCGAACGGTGAAGGCGAAGTCATCAAGCGCTTCGGCTTTGGCAGTGATGCAATTGGCACAATTTACACTAATGCCTCTCGTATTATTGAGGCAATGGGCAATACGCCAACTGAATTGGCAATCAGCGATATTACTTGGGATGCCGGCAACAGCCGATATCGCATTCAGCTTGTCCATCGGACATCACACGGCAATGCGACATTTCATATTATTCGCGGCTTTTGCGCAGATAGTACATCACAGGCAACCTTTGCTGGAATGGCGGTGAGTGCCGTCTATACAACGGACTCGACAGTATTTCCAGCACCGGCTATTGATCCGGGGCCCACTGGAGCAACCGGACCTACTGGAGCAAGTGTAACCGGGGCAACGGGTCCCACTGGTGTTACAGGTGTTACAGGAGCTACTGGAGCGAGTGTAACCGGAGCAACTGGTCCCACTGGAGTTACAGGTGTTACTGGTGCAACTGGTGTAAGTGTAACGGGAGCAACCGGACCTACTGGTGTCACGGGAGCAACTGGCCCCACTGGTGTTACAGGTGTTACGGGAGCTACTGGAGTAAGTGTAACTGGAGCAACTGGACCTACAGGAGCAAGTGTGACGGGAGCAACTGGTCCCACTGGAGTTACAGGTGTTACTGGAGCAACAGGCATAAGTGTTACTGGAGCAACTGGTCCCACAGGACCAGGAATCGCGGGTTTGACGACGGGGCGCGTTCCGTCTGCGGCGTCGGCAACGACGCTCACAGACTATGCTGCGCACACGTATGACGGTTCGACGTGGCGTCTCGGCTACGCGATGGAAAAGGATTTCTCTGTTGGCTTCCCCAACGGCGTCAATAATCAAAAGTTCGACTTGTACTTTGCTGGGGACTTCGAGGGTGTCATTGAAGTCTACGCCACTGCGACCTACGGCAGTATCAATGCGGAAGGCTGTGTCCTTAAACGCTTTGCCTTTGGCGGGAGCAGCAGCGGCACAATTTGGACGAATGTTTCGCGCATCATTGAGGCACTGGGCAATACGTCGAATGATCTTGCGATCAGCGACATTACCTGGGACGCCAGCAACAGTCGGTATCGCATCCAAATCGTCCATCGTACCGCGCTTGGTGATGCAGCTTACCTTCTTGTTCGCGGTTTTTGTAAGGACTCCGCGACACAGGCGACATTTGCTACCTTGGCGGTGAGTGCCGTCTATACAACGGACTCGACAGTATTTCCAGCACCGGCTATTGATCCGGGGCCCACTGGAGCAACCGGACCTACTGGAGCAAGTGTAACCGGGGCAACGGGTCCCACTGGTGTTACAGGTGTTACAGGAGCTACTGGAGCGAGTGTAACCGGAGCAACTGGCCCCACTGGTGTTACAGGTGTTACGGGAGCTACTGGAGTAAGTGTAACTGGAGCAACTGGACCTACTGGTGTCACGGGAGCAACTGGCCCCACTGGTGTTACAGGTGTTACGGGAGCTACTGGAGTAAGTGTAACTGGAGCAACTGGACCTACAGGTTCAGGTCAAACGTTTCGGGGTGCCTTTAACTCAGCTAATTCCTATGCTGTCAACGACTTGGTTGTTTTTGGTTCCCCGGTTGGCGAATACATTTGCATTCAGACTAATCCGGCAGTGAGCCAAGACCCAAATAACGCATTCTACTGGACTGCAATTGCACTTTCAGGGGGGCCAGGTGTCACGGGTGCGACTGGTGCTACTGGCTCTCCCGGCCCTGTAATTAATACAAATACAACATATTATATTGCCACTACAGGAAGTGATTCCACTGGTGATGGTTCCTCTGGTAATCCGTGGGCATCTATCAGCAAGTCGTTATCCTATCTGGCAGACTTTTGGATCACCACAGCAGCTACAGTTACGATCAAGTTGGCGGATGGTTCTTATACTACAGCAGTCGTGGTTGCGCATCCCTGTGGTGCTCAAATTAATATAGTTGGAACTAATACTTATGCAAAGTCGATATCCTCGATTCAGAGTTCCAGCGGGGGTGTTGGAGCCTGGTCGTATGTCGTCAACTTGAACAATGTCACGAATATTGCTGTCAACGATTATGTATTGATTGCGACGGCTTCGGGCGGCACTAATCCATTGCTCATTGTCGGTTGTCACAAGATCACCAATGTAGATGGCGGTAATAGTCAGATTACATTTACATCTAAGAGTCAATATAGCTCAGCGGCAGCAGGGGCCGTCACAGCTACAGTTACGGTTGTTAAGACATTCTTGAGTGTGGCTGCCAGTGCCACAGGGATTACGGTCAGCGGAAACTACAGTTTGGGATTAGTTGACAAATTAGTTTTGGTGGGAGCCAATGTTACCAACTCTGATGGTTTAGCTGCTATTTATGGTGGGTCGATTACATTAGGGACAACTATTGGAGCCGATAATTGCCTGATTGGAGCCTATGCTGGATATAATGGGATTCTTATTCCTGGCAACGTGATTGTTAGCGGCGGATCGTATGGACTCCTTTCGCTGGAAGGTGGGGTGATTGATGGCCAGACGGCCGTGGTGGCTTGTGGCGCGCTACAAGGTTTTACGTGCATTCGTAGCGCCTCGTTTAATGTGGCCAGCCCCCTTGCCTGCGGCTGCACGACGTATGGACTCCTTTGTCAGATAAACAGCATGATGTATGTGACAACACCTACGTCGGTCGGCACGCCAACAGGAGTCTATGCAAGTCAAGTGGGTTACGTCGGTGTTGTTACGTCCATGACTTGGCTCCTTGGAACAACGCAGTACAACCCCACGAAGAATACTGCACGAACTAGTGTATTAAACGATTTTGCACGTATTGATGCACCTTAACCTTTAACAAAATAGGAGAAAAGAATGGCAACTCAAACAGCAAGATTTCCCAGTACAGTCTGGGATGGAATAGAGGGTACTAATCGGGCCTCTCGTCAAGAGGATCAAGTACCTGATTCAGCAGATTATGACGCATTATCCGCAGAAGCGATTGGAGTAGAAACTTATCTTAATAGTAATCCAATCGGAGCAACTGGTGCTACTGGTGCCACCGGTCCTACAGGTCCCGCAGGAGGAGTGAGTGGAGCAACCGGAGCTACTGGAGTAGCTGGGGCGACCGGAGCCAATGGAGCTACTGGAACCGTAGGAGCTACTGGTGCAGTCGGACCTGGTGGGGGACCATCAGGACCAACTGGTGCAACTGGGGCTACAGGTGCAACTGGAGCTACGGGTTCCGGTCCAACAGGACCTACAGGTGCCACAGGAGCCGCCGGCCCCACGGGCGCTGGTTCTGCCTGGGTTCCTTCGCAACCATCGGCTGACGCACATTACAAGTTGGTTGTTGAAAATGGTAATGCTACTTGGCAACCCATGATTTCAGAATAGGAGACTACAATGTCACAACAAACATCAGTATTCCCCGGTGAAGTCTGGGATGGACTTGATGGCACTAATAGGGCCTCTCGTCAAGAGGATCAAGTACCTGATTCAGCAGATTATGATGCATTATCTACTGAAGTAATATCAGTTGAAACTTATGTAAAAACAAAAATTGGCCCTACCGGACCAATCGGTCCTTCATTAGGACCTACAGGAGCTACAGGAGCCGCTGGAGCTACAGGAGCCGCTGGAGCTACAGGAGTCGCTGGAGCTACAGGAGCAGTTGGCTCAAGTGGTGCATCTGGTGCTTCAGGTCCTACCGGACTTAAAGGGACTACAGGCGCTACTGGAGCAGTTGGCCCGTCTGGTGCCTCTGGGCCAACAGGAGCCGCTGGACACGCTGGAGTAAGAGGAGCTAGCGGTGTAAATGCTTGGGTTCCAGCACAACCAACTGAAGATGGTTCTTATGAATTAACCATTGAAAATGGAATTCCTCGATGGTTTAAACTTTTATTAGAATAATTTAACTTTTTAACAAGGAGCATAACAATGCCTAAATTCGGAGAAAAAGGTGTAGGAGAGATGGGAACCCGGTTCACTGAACCAGTTAAAGGGCCAGCACGGTCTACTAGTGGCGAATGGGTTGAGCCAGATACTCACCCACAGGGAGAAGACAAGCCCGATGGAACTGGCGGTGTAGTTGATAATGTCGGCAAAACGGCCGGACAAATTGGAAAAAAGGGTGGAAGGACAAAGGTGTGGTAATGGATGATATGATGGGAAAACCAATGGGGAGTGATCCTCAACGAATGCCAAAAGGTGGGTCCCACACACCAGAAACAGAGAATCAATCTATGGCGAAACCTGCATCTGTTAAACCAGGGTTTGGACGGAATGTGGATGCACCAAGCAAGGACGCAATGCCAGGCTTCGAGGGGCTGAATAGTTATAAATCTGTCTCAGCGCCAACCAGTGGTTCTGGTTATGGTCAGGGTGTATACCCACCTGCAAGTAAAACTAGTCAACCTAGTATTGGAAAGTAAAATGAATAAACCAGGATTTGTGTCCTTAGACCGTAGTGGGGTGAATAAAGAATCAGGCGAACGCGATGCTATGCCAGGTTTTGAAAACTTTTCAGCATACAGTGATGAAAATTATGCTGCTGAAACAGGCGATTATGAGCAAGACAAGCCCGCGCCGCGAGATTTGCAAGAAAATCCCGATGTTAGAAAAGCACAGCCTTTAACTACATCGCAGTCGCCTGATAGATATTATATCTTTTGGTTTATAATAAGTTTATGTGGTACTTGTATAAACTCACTAATCTGTTGAATAATAAATCCTATATTGGGATTACAACCGATCCAGAAAAACGTAAATATCAACATTTTTCTGGCAATGGTTCAATATTAGTTTTCAACGCCATTAAAAAATATGGTAAAGAAAACTTTATATTTGAGATTCTTCGACAAGACGAAAATGAGAGTTTTATTAAATTTCTTGAAATCGAAAAGATTAAAGAATATAATACACAAAAACCTAATGGTTATAATATTCATGAAGGGGGTGGAGTGCCTCCGTCATGGGCAGGCAAAAAACATTCTACGGAAACCAAACAAAAAATGAGTCTTGCTGCAAAAGGCAATAAATCAAATCTCGGAAAAAAGTTTTCTGAAGAGCATAAACAAAAAATTAGCCAAGCAAATAAAGGTAAAAAACGCTCGTTAGAATTTAAAAAACAAGCAGGATACCATAAACCTAGAAAAGTATTGGTTAATAATATTGTTTATAAGAGTCTATGCTTTGCTGAAAAGACTTTGGGTATCAAACCAGGAAATCTTAAATACAAATTCCAACGTTGGAAAAAATCTGGAAAGTTTCCAGATGGTTACAAATACTTAAATTAACAAGGAGAATTAAATATGGACTGGAGAACTGTTACTGCGGACAAACCAGAGGGTGCATTACGTTCTAATCCCTTTGAAGGATTTGAAGCTTATGCGATGCCCCCAGTAGAAAATCTTCGAGAAACTCCCGCAGAGGAAAAAGAAGAAGGCGACATTGGCCCTCGTGGTGGCGATGTTTCTGGTGATACAAACACCTATAATACCGTTAAGTAAGGAATATTACCATGTCAACCGCCTATGCAACACTCGCTGAAGCAAATGCCTATTTTTCAGAACGTTTGCATTCAATTGTTTGGGATAATTCATCCCCAGAAGATCAAACTAAGGCATTGCTAGCAGCAACCCATGCGATTGACAATTTAAACTTTAAAGGCTATAAACATCCAGTTGATAGCTTACTCAGTGGTGTATTAGATATATCAGAGGTTAACCCCGCTGCTATTCGCACTGCTGAGGTTTCACAGGAATTGGAATTCCCGCGTGGAAGCGATACCGTTGTGCCCGATCAAATTAAACGAGCATGTTACGAAATTGCTTTTGCATTATTAGATGGAGTTGAACCTGACGTAGAGTTAGAGAACTTGGCTGTTGTAAGCCAAGGTTATGCTGGCATACGAACCACCTACAATCGTATCCAACAACCGATTGAACATCTGGTTGCTGGCATTCCGAGTGCGACGGCATGGAGAATTCTAAAGCCGTTTATTCGAGATGGCAAAGCTGTAAAAACCAGTAGGGTTTAATAAGGAGAAACGCATGAATATTAATTACCTAGCCCCAGTTACTTTGGCTGCTTATGATGGCGCAGATGGTAGTGGTGCAGGGCCAAATGCTGGCGATCTATTTGATAGCAATACTGGCGGCAATGCTAACAGCAATGCTGGTGGAAGTGCTGGTGGAGCCCCAAAGGTATTCACCCAAGAAGACGTTAATCGTTACATGGCTGAAGATCGCCGAAAAAATAAGGAAAAGTTAGAAGCACTAGAAGGTGCTTACAAGGAGGCTTTGGAAAATCAAAATCTAACTACCGAACAAAAAGCCAAGTTACAGGACCAGTTAGATGATGTTCAAAAGCGTTTCTCATCAAAAGAAATGCAATTAGAAATGGATAAGAAAGCATTAGAAAAGAGATATCAAGAAGATACTCAAAAGTTGAAAGAATCAGTAGTAATTTGGGAAGCCAAATACAAGAGTTCTGTGACTGATCGCGCTTTACTGGATGCTGCAATGTCTAACGATGCTTACAATCCAAATCAAATTGTAGGTCTACTTCGTCCTATGACTCGTATGGTCGAAGAATTGGCCGATGGACAACCAACTGGGGACTTAGTTCCAATGGTTGATTTTCCTGATGTTGATACCAATACAGGAGCATCAATCATGACTCGTCGAACTCCTGAAGAGGCAGTTCGTCGAATGAAGGAATTGGGCCAACAGTACGGTAATTTATTTAATTCCAATGTCGTAAGTGGCCTTGGATCCGGGTCAGCTACCGGGGGCTTAGCTCCGGGTGCGGATGGGCGTGTTGATCCCCGTAAACTCACTACGGAACAGTACATTAAACTACGCAAAGAAAATCCCGCTGCTTTGGGTTTGAAGAAAACCCGATAATGTGAGGTTTCGTAATTACAAAACCTAACTATATTATGGAGAAAACAAAATGTTCGATCTCTACAAAATGCAAGCAGCTTTGGCTTGTTACGACAACAACTTTGATACTGGTGGCACCGGTGTTGATTCCTTCGTTCCCGAATTATGGGCACACGAAGGTCTAGCAATCCTTGAAGAGAACATGGTGGCTGCAAGCTTAGTTCACCGTGATTTTTCTATGGAAGTTGCAAACTTCGGCGACGTGGTAAATACTCGTCGGCCCGGCGTATTTAAGAGCAAGCGGAAGGAAGATGCTGATAGCATCGTTCTTCAGGATGCTACCGCTCTAAACGTTCAGGTGGCCTTGAACCAACACTTCTATGTCAGCTTTACCATCAAGGACGGTGAAGCTAGCAAGTCATTCCAAGACTTGATCCAGATTTACTTGCTACCTGGTATGCAAGGCATTGCCCGTGGTATTGACCGTGCCATTTTGGGCCATGTTCACAAGTTCCTAGCCAACAAAGCTGGCAAGCTTCAGGCATTAACTTCCACCAACGCCAAGGATACTATTCTTGACGCCCGTGAACAGTTAAACCGGAATCTAGCTTATCCACAAGGCCGTAACATGATTTTGGCTCCAGGAGCCGAAACTGCTATGTTGCAAACTGAACTATTCATTGCCGCTTATCAACGTGGTGATGGTGGTGCAGCATTGCGTGAAGCATCTCTAGGTCGTGTTCTTGGTTTTGATACCTACATGGACCAGAACATGCCAGCTAATACTAAGGCTACCTCAGATTATGTCGATGGCACTGCCAACGGCGCTGAGTCAGCCGGTACAACTGGTAACATGGCTGTTACTATAACTGGTTATAATGTCGCTGTCGGTGAATTCGCCGTGTTTGATGACGAAGGGCAGCCGACTACGGTAATTGCTCGTACTCTAAATGGTGGCGACACCACAGGTGTTAGCCTTGGCAACACCGATGGTACAGCCTCACCTCTAAAGTATGCTGTTACCAACGCCTCTACGGTCACAGTTTACAAACAGTGTGCCGTAGTTGGTGACTATGCAGCACTCTACTCCAAGGGAATTACTCTTGGCAGTTGGAATGAGGCTCCCAAGGTTGGTCAGTTGATCGCTTTTGGCGCTCCAGGTGCAAATCGTCGGCTTTACACCATAATCGAAGGTTATGTTGATCCAACCAACGCCGCTCAGTGGATTGTTTGGCTTGATCGACCCTTTGAAGTAGCCCTTACGAATGCTCAAAAAGCATTCCCAGGTCCCGCTGGAACCTTCAATTTGGCAATGCACAAGGACGCACTCGCATTGGTATCTCGTCCGCTAGCCCTACCAAACACCGCAATGGGTGTTCGGTCACAGGTTGCTAACTACAACGATATCGCCATGCGTGTCACCATGCAGTACCAAATTGCTGCCCAAGGTACAGTGGTAACATTGGACCTCTTGGCCGGTATTGCGTTACTAGATGCACGTCTTGGTTGCGTTTTACTTGGCTAATTTGAGTTGATTTAATCCCAGCAACCGCAAAAGCGGTTGCTGGGTTCTTCTCAAACTAAGGAGGATACGGATATGACATTGGATGCATTTTGGATGCTATTGAGAGAATTTGGTCCGTGGATCGGAATAATTCTTTTCTTTATCTGGCGTGATTGGCGTCGAGAAGACCGACTAACCATTAGAGTTGAAGAATTAGAAAAATACCAACGTGATACCTTAGTTGATTTACTAAAGAAAACAACAGTGAGTTTAACAAATAATTCGGAGTGTTTAAAATGGATTGGACGAATTATTGATCGTGTATGTGGTAAATGTCCACGGTGGGAAGTAATACCCGATCAACCTGAAACACTGGAGTAATTATGCCAATTTCTGTAAATCCCAATCTTAACAGACGAATTCGATTACTACTATACCAGCTTAAACGCCAGTTTGGTGGTCCAATTACAGTCTATAAATTGGTATCCGCAGAAACCGTATATGATACAGGTATCAAGACTAAATTTTATACTATCACTCGGATACCCCGTGGCATTATTTTACCCGTAAAAGTTGCTAGGGAAATTGCTACCTCAATTACAATTGTGGCCGCAAATAAGATGATGGTTTACGGTGGAAGTTATGATGCTGGAACTCGTCAATTTATTATTGATGCTCAGGATGTACCTTCAGATTTTAATTTCAGTAAGGATGATTTTATTCTCTATAATAATCGTCGGTATGAAATAAAAAGTTATGAGGAGTTTGAATTCCATACTGGATGGAATGTGGTTGGAAAAGAAACTTTTGCCGAACCACAAGTTCCAAATACTTATCATTATCTCCATCAGAGATTAAGTCGAACAAACCTTGCTTTAAATCAAACATCCGAGGCAACTACTGAAGGTCACATAGACTTAGGCTTTAGTACAACTAATATGTCATTAGACCAAAATGTTGAACTTTCAAATGACTTATATCAACGGTCTAGTATTACGGATATATTGTTAGATCAATCAGTAGGAGTAAACTAATGGCAATAGATGAACGACCTCGTTGGGGAAAATGGATTTGGTCTTCAACAGCAAATCTGATGAAGACAACTGCTAATAGTTTATCATTACCATTAATTGTTGAAGGAATTGATGACCGACAACCAGAAAATCTTAGAGCGTCTCATGCTGAATTGAGATTAAATGGCCCGTTTATTTTTGAAATCAGTGCTGGAATTTATCAAGTGCAAATGCCTATTAATATTTTATTAGTGGATTATATGCAAGGTGATGATAATGATGCATATAGATTACAAGAATGGGCGGGTGCTTTCCAAGCGATTATGGATAAACCAATACCTATTTATCGTCATGGACAAGATCCTGAAGATGATGGATCATTTTTAGAATGCCTACGGGTAAAAAAAACACGCGATGGAGGCGTAAGAGTAATTCATTTCGGACAAATTAGTCGAATGGGTACATCTGATACTCTTATCCGTGAGTCCGCAGTGGATGGTATGTTTGAAATGCTACTAAACCCAACCAGATAAAGAGGAGTCCAATATGGCCCAACTTCAATTGCGAGATTGTACGATCCGCTTTCGAGACGGGACAGCAGGTACAGCCACCGTTAATGCAAATGGTACAGCAAACGATACAAATGTATCATTTACTGCTAATACTGTTAATATGACGCGGGCAATAGATTCTGAACTTGTCCCAATTGGTGCAAGATTTACTGTTAACACCAATAACAACACAACAGTTTATATCGTGACAGGACGTACTATTACTAATAATACAAACATTGTCACGTCTATTAATTTTTCGCCTGCTTGGGGTGCAAATGCTCCATTAGCAAACGATGTAATAACCTTCTTACCACAGCAACTTGATATTCACATCGGTGAAGGTAATTTAACCTACACCGAACACCGTGATTACAAGTACACTTTGGATAGAAGTTTACTTGATGAAGTCAAGTTCGGGGACGAAAAACCAGTGGATGTCAAGACTGATTTCCTCTATGAATTTGTTACAACTGGCACCAGCGAAGAGGTAACTCCCGTTGACGCTTTGAAACAAATCAACGGAGCGAAAGAATGGGTAAGTGCCGACTCGGATCTATGCCGACCTTATGCCGTTGACGTTGAAGTTTTCCATAAGCAACCTTGTGGAACTGCGGAACATGAAGTCACATCACTACCGGCATTTCGTTATGAAACTTTGGAATTTAATTTCAAGGATGCAACGATTGCGGTAACTGGTAAGTGCAATGTTGTTGAGGCTACGGTTTCAAGAACATCAACAGTTGAGGATCGTCTATCCCCAAGTGCGTAATTTAAACCGAATTGAACCGGGTCAAATGACCCGGTTCAATTCACGTTTTGATAAGGGAGAAAAATATGAAAATCGGTGGTATCGAAGTAAAAGGCCCCAATGAAGAACTTTTAGTATTGCCTCGTGGTGATCAACAGATTGTTATCCGTGCGCGAGCGGTACTTGATATGGAAACATTTGAAAAACTTTGTCCTGAGCCCAAGCCTCCGGGTAAGAGAACAAAAGATGGATTTGTACCTAATCCTGATGACCCGGGGTATAAGTCAGTATTAGAGGCATATCAAAATAAGCGTCTTGCTTATCTTGTGATTAAAACTCTGGAGCCCAGTGAAATTGAATGGACGACCGTTAATATAGATAATCCAAGTACCTGGACTAACTATATGAAGGATCTACATGATGGTGGTCTTTCTAATATTGAAATCAATCGAGTTATTGTCTGTGTTATGCAAGCTAATGCTCTGGATGAGAAAAAGCTTGAAGAAGCCCGAAAGCTTTTTTTACGTGGTCAGGTGAAGGAGTCAGAAGAATCATCTGGCCAGAGTACAGAACAGGTGACTATGCCGTCTGGAGAGCCTGTGAACGCTTCAGCATAAAACCACCAGGCGTTAGAGATACATGGGATAATTGTGATGTCTGGACACAAGCTTTATTACTTGCTTATGATCAAGTAAGATCCCACGATGAGGACGAGTTTCAAATAAAATCTCACGGTGGCACGGTACAATGAAATTCTCAGCGACCTTTGAAAAGCCTCAAATAAATCTGGCTTCATACATGAAGGCTTTGGATAAGACTCTCATGGAAGCGTTGGCTAAAGGTGTCTTTGAATATATAAATACCATTTTATCAGTAATTCCTGTTTGGAGTGGAGCATCGCGCGCTACATTCCTGCAACTTGCTACTATTATTTCATTTTCTATTCCTATTGAATCTGTAGCATGGACTGGAACTGGTGAAAAAAATCACCCAGGTCATGCCGCAGCTTTGAATAGAATTTCATTAGGAGCCCAATGTGGTACTGGCCGGTTGATAATTGATGCCACCGCTGGCAAGTATCATTTTGAATACACAAATGATTTACATTATTTAACTTTTAATGAATATAATGATGCTAATCAAGGCGGAGATTCGGCTGTCTTTTCTCGATTAAAACGTCCTGGACCATATCATTTTCAAGCTAAAGGCGCGGCAGCATTTGAAAAAAGTGCCCGAGAAACGCATCTTCCCAATCCGTGGGATCATGTAAAAATTTCAGTTTCACGATATGGTTCTCGAACAATATTATAGGATAAAATATGCCTGATATTACCCAAACTTTAGGTTTTGAAGCCTCCCAGGCAATAGCAAATATTAATTTGCTTAATACTGCCTTACAATCTTTAAATGAGATGTTGGGTAATACGGGGACTTCTATTTCTCAATGGAATTCGATCGGGGGTACGGCTGTAAGCCAATTTAAAGCAATGGAAAATGCTGCCACCGCAGCGAAAAAAGCTATTGAGGCTTTAACTAATGCTCAATCCCAGGCAGCAACCGCATCATCCAAAGCACAAGCAGCTACCTCATCTGTTGGTGCCATAAATGCTCCACCACCAGATTTATCAAATTATGTTCAACAAATTCAACAATTAGGAGATGCTTTAGGATCTGTTCCTATGAAGGCATCGGACGCGAGTAAACGGGCTTACGCAAGCGCTATTTCAAATTTAGCACAATTTGCGTCCGCAAATAAACTCTCTTTAGATCAAGTCACGGCTGCCTGGAATAATAATGGAACAGTAGTGACTGGTGCAGCAAATAAAGCTGCCAATTTAGCTCAATCGGTTAAAACTGCCCACCAACAAATGGCAAATGAAGCAGCCAATGCGACCCGAGGCATTGGTCTTTCTTGGCAGCAAATGTATATGATTATGCAGGCCACGGCTGTCCACACTTTAATCCGTGGATTTATTTCTTTACTTCAAGAAGGAGTTAGAGAATCTGTCGATTTTGGAAAACGAATCGCTGAAGATGTCACCATCATGGGCGACCCATTCAAGAAAACCCAAGGTGATATTCGAGAATTAGGCGATACGATTATTGAAATGTCAAATAAATATGGTGTAGCAGCCAAGGACATTGCTGAAGGCTATTATCAAGAATTATCAGCTAGAGTTGGAACTACTACTGAATCTATTATGGTTTTGGACCAAGCCTTAAAATTTTCTATTGCAACAAATACTAGTTTAGCTGATTCCGATAAAGCTTTAACAGCCGTATTAAATAGCTATGGCCTTGCAGCCGGGGATGCTGCTCATGTTACCGATGTTCTATTTACAGCGGTTCAACGTGGTCGATACCATGCTAATGAGTTAGCCGATACTCTAGGCCGGGTACTTCCAGTTGCTAAGGAGATGGGTGCTAGTTTTGAAGAAGTTATGGCAACAATGGACACCATGACAATTGCTGGTGTTAAAGTTGATACAGCGGCTACTCAATTACGAGCAGTTTTTAATCAGCTATTAAAACCAACAAAAGAACTAAAAGATTTGATGAAATCAGAGTGGGGCGTTGAAAACGCACAACAGGCAATAACCCTCTTTGGTGGTTTAGTTCCATTATTACAGAATCTAAGTGAACATGCCCACGGCAGCACTCAGGAAATGTCAGAATTCTTCAAAAATATTCGGGCAATGACCGGTGTGTTACAAACTACTGGCGGCCACGCCCAGAAATTGGCTGAAAATTTTAATGCTATGAAAAATGCCCAAGAGGGTGTTGTTGAAGCTGCGGCAAAACTTGTCTTAGATACCCCAGCAAAACAAGCTGAAAAAGCTTGGACTGAGTTAAAAAATACCTTTATGGATACAGGTGCAAGACTATTACCTTCATTAATATTACTTGCTGAAGGCTTTACAGCTATTGTTAAAAATGTAGATTTATTACGAGGGGCTCTAACCCTATTAGTAGGTATTGGAGTTACAAGATTTTTCACTACCTTTGCTACTGGTGCAACAACTGCTACAAGTGCCTTGGCTGGTTTAAAAGCCATGATTCTTGGCATTAATCCTTATTTTGCTGCATTTGCTGCTGGTTTTGCTATCGGTGAACTTATAAAACCTTCAACTATGGACTGGGGTAAGGAACTCCAAAAACAAAAAGACTCCCAAGAAAAGCAATTAGCAGAACTTTCAAAGTTTCTTGCAAAACAACGAGATTTATTACGACAAGCTGATACTCAACAAAATAAAGAGGCTCAGCAAGTTGTTTCAGCAATGACATTACTAATGCAACCTTTAAATAGTGCATTGCAATCTCAGAATAAGGCATTTGTTGACACAATTCATTCTCGCTTAAATGATATGCTAAAAGCAGAAGAAAGTGTCATTCAACATTTAGATACTATTATTGCTGGCTCAATAAAGAAACAACAGGAATTAAATCAGGAGCAGAGCAAGCAAAATATGACCTATTTGGACCGAGAGTTCCAATTTAGATTACTAGGTCAAACTGAATGGGTTCAATTAAAAATGAAATCTGACCAGGCAGAAAGTCTAATGACATTGGGGCTTTCAAACCTGAGAATTGCTAAAACAGAAGAAGAAATAAATGCTGCAAAACAATTAATTGAAGAAGGTGGCAAGTATGCTAAAAATGCTACCGACCAAGCTATTCAAATGGGTTATTCTGGTAGTATGCTAGAAAGCTACCATAACCGTGAACGAAACTATTATACTGCATTAAATGCTGTAATAAATCAGCGTAGACAGTTAATCTCACAAGAACAAGCTGCCGCAGAAGCCCGAGCGCCTATTGAGCGACAGGTTTATGAGGATATGAAGCAAGCGGTTGCCGAGATAACAGAAGGTTTGAAGAGATATAATACAGAGGGGGCAAAATCTCCTGAACAAATGGAGGCAGGATTTAAAAAAGCTGAAGAGGCAATGGGTCGATTGCCTGCTATTATTGAACGAAGTCTAGGTGGTAAAAAACTAGACATGGCTCAACAGCTAGGTCTTTTGGATCTTGCTTCCAAGATTGCAGCATTTGGTGCCCAATTACCATCAATCAAAGTTCAAATTGAAGCTGACTTTACAAAGTTTAATGCGCAATTCTTAGGGTTTTCAAAACTTGTTCCAGAATCAATGAAAAAATTATTTCCTGATTTTGCAACAATGCGACTACCGGATTGGAGCACAGAATTAAGTCGATTAACCAGTGAAATTCAACAACAGCGCACTCAATTAGATTCATATGCTGCTGGAATGAAAATAGCGGGAACGGCTGCAAAGGAACTTACAGACCGAATAGATACTATGTATCAAAAAACTCGAATTTCTCCAACATTCATGGAAGCAAGTCCATTTGCTGGTCCAGGTGTTGTTAAGAAACTCGAAGAATTTCGGGCAAGTTATAATGAGATTTTAAAACAAACACAAGAAGCATTAAAACTTCCACCTGGGACTGCGGAAAGTTATAATGCAATTGTTGATGCCTTTAGTAAACTTACAGCATATCAAAAAACCTTCAATGCTGAATTAACTCGACACCCGGAATTACAATCAAATCTTGCCGGAATACAAAAACTTCTTTCTAATATTGTTACACAGGAAAGTGAACTTCGAGAAAAGAAACTTTCTCTAGGTTTTGACGAAAATTCGCTCCAAGCCTTAGAACAAAAACGAGATGCAATACTGCAATTCTTCCAAGGCATCCGAGCCGAATTATTGAAAATGCCTGAAGGGGCGGCTGCACTTGAAAAAGCTATGGGTGGAGTAAAGGATGCAAGTAAAGGTGCTAGTGATGGAGCCGCTCAATTAGATCGAAATATTTCAAGTTCTGATAGTGCTGCTTCTGATCTAGCTAGTACACTGGCTGAAGTTGCTTCATATGCTTGGTCTGCGGCGGATGCAATGGCTCAAGCTAGTGGAGGCCAATTTGCAGCTTTTGGTGGATCAATACGAGGTCTAGCAATGGGTGGAAGAGGAACGGATACCGTACCCGTTATGTTAACTCCAGGTGAATTTGTAATGAATGCACAAGCTTCACGGAGATTTTATAGCCAACTTGTGGGAATGAACGCTGGCTTGGCCCCACAAGGGCGCGCAGAGGGTGGTTCAGTAACCAACTTCGGTGATATTAATGTAAGTGTTACTGGCGGTGGTCCAAGTCGGCAAACTGCTCGTGAAATTGCGACCGCACTTCGTCGTGAGTTGCGGCGAGGGACGAGTAAACTATAGTTTAACAGGAGATTCTTATGAACCGATTAGAAATTGCTCAAACGGCGGGATGCGAAGTTGTTCGGGCCGCCAAACCAGTAGTCACACCGACCAGTCTTCGTGGCCGTGTCCGTATTGAACACTGGCGGGATGGAGAAAAAATCAACGAATTTGAAGTCAACAATGGTTTGACTAATGAAGGCAAGGCAAAGCTTTTGAACGTTGGCTTCCACAATACTACACAAATTGCCACCTGGTTCACAGGTTTAGTAGACAATGCCAACTTTACGGCTGAGGCTGCTACCGATACATATGCTCAGATTAATGGAGCAAACCAATGGAAGGAATTTACTAACTATACGGATGCTAACAATGCTGATAATACGCTAACCCGTCCCGAATGGCCGGAAGGGGCGGCTTCTGGGGCTCCTCCAAGCATGACAAACAGTTCCGCGATGATTTATAATATCACAGCCAACGGGACCGTACACGGCGTCTTGGTGGCTGGTGGTGGCACTGCTGCCAATACCAAGAATGATGCGGCTGGTGGTGGAACATTATGGGCTACCGCTGATTTTAGTAGCTCTGTCTCGGTGCAAAATGGAGACCAACTCAAGGTCACTTACACTATCACATCCTAATTGGATGCAACAAATCTCTCCCTCGTCAGCCCGGCGGGTGGGGTAAAACCCACCCTGCCGGTTAATATAAAGGTGACTTTATGGCCCTACTTTGGATTGATGGTTTTGACTCTTACGGCGACAGTGTTGGAAGTGCGCCGCTTCCAACTGGTGTTGTAGGACTTAAATATACAGCAGCCGTTCCTACTATAATGAAAGTTAGGGATGGACGCTTAGGTGGTCATTCATTAAGTATTATCTATGGACTTTATACGGATCTTGGAGTAGTAAAAAGTCCAGATTGGACAAATAGTGATACTGTTGTTATTGGTGTTGCTATTAAATTTAACTCCCTTCCAGGAGTAGGTCCGGTTAATTTTATTTCATTGTATGATGATACCACCCTTGGCGTAAATTTACAAATGAATACAAGCGGTCAACTTTATATATATCGAGGTGGTTCGAGTCTTGCAGGCCCTATAAGTGTGGGAATTGTTACCGGCGCTTGGTACTATTTTGAATTAAAAGTTAAATGCGCTACATCAGGAGGGACTTACGAAACTCGAATTAATGGAAATACAATTGCTGGATTAACAAGTGCTAGTGCAAATACTAAACAAGGAACACATTCATATCATGATGGTTTTTACATCTCGGGGATGGGTATATCTGGAAGTGTAGAAAATTATTTTGATGATCTTTATTTTCTTGATGCTACTGGCTCAGTAAATAATGACTTTTTAGGCAATATGAGAGTTTCAACCTTACGTCCTAATGCTTCAGGAGATATAACACAATTTACTCCAGACTCGGGTAGTAACTATGCAAGAGTAAATGAGTCCCAGTATGATACAACAAGTTATGTTCAAACAACTGTCTCAACAAATGAAGATTTATATAACTATGACGATTTATCAGTTATTGCGACCAATATTAAAGGCATACAAATAAGTACAGTGGCAGAATTAACAGATGCTAATTCATATTCTCTATATACACACTGTAAATCTAATGGAACAGATAATAGTGATACTGGTCAGGGATTAACTGCTAACTCATACACCTTAAAAACTAGAATGTTAGAAGGTGATCCAGGAAATGCAAATGCTGCCTGGACACAAACTACTGTCAATGCGGCACAATTTGGTATTGAGGCTGTCTAATGGCTCTTAGAACTACTCAACAATATGTTGAAGTATTAGGCCCCGGTAGCGGTGCGCTCCGAGTTACTCAACAATATGTTGAAGTATTGGGGCCAGCATATGAACTTATCACTCCTATAACATTTGGTGATAGTTTAAATGTTCTGCATAATGGACAATTGAGTGTTGATACAGCTACCGCTTTTAATGATACTCTTGCTTTAAGTGGCAGTAATTGGTTGCGGTCGCTAGCGACCGCAACTACTTTTGGTCAAGATATTAGTGTTGCATATGTAGGGCATTTAGTAACCAGCGCTTTATCATTAACGCAATCAGCCGTTATATCAAATCTTCATACCAAATCTGTTTCTACTAACTTTCCACTAACTCAATTAGTCGCTCTTCATGGCTCGGTACACTATAATATAAGTAATTCAGTTGCCTTTACTCAACAATTAACTCAAACTCAGATTGTACCAACTCCTAGAACTGCTACAACAACACTGTCACTTGGCCAAACTGCATCAGCCCACGTTGGTACTCTTCGGAAAACTGTTATATCTCCGATAGCATTTACTCAACAAGTTATTGGCCATAATCGAACAATTACCAAATCATTATCCCATGCTTTAACTCTTGGACAAACAACAACATATGTTGGTCCACAGTTTGCAATTGCTACCTCTCAACTTATTTTAAATACAGTTGCAAGAGTACCAGTTCAAATTAATAAGACAGTAACAACCGCACTTTCATTGGGTCAAACTTTATCTTATATTGGCCCTAAATATGTTTCAGTTTTTACAGCTTTAACGTACAATCAAAATGCCGATACTCGGGTTAAAGTTAGAACTGTAACTACCGCACTACCTTTTAATAGCAACACAAGTTATGACCGGCTGTTACGGGTATCATCTCAACTTACATTGGATCACAGTGTTGATCGGGGATTGATAAAAGAATCATGTTCAACACAAATTGTCTTGACTCAAAGTGTTAGACAAAGTTTCCATTCTGCTACTGCAATAACTCCTTTATTACTGGGTCAAATAGCTGTTCCTAGTAGTATAACCCATAATATTGCAGTTCCATTACAACAGGTTCCTTTAACTCAAACCGTCCAGGTTATAAAACCAAATTATATTAGTGCTAAGTCAGAACTTATCACTAAAATCTTAACACTTGATCCTGATACATTACAATATATTATATCTTACGTTGGTTTAGATCAACAGGTTATTTGTAATGTTAAACAAAACTCCCATTTAAATCAGTATCTACAAACAAATCATTTTGTATCAGTTGTTAATTTAAAAGCGAGTGCTATTGCTGCCTCAGCAACTACGACTTTAATACTCGACCACTATGCAAATCTAGGACCATTTGCTACTGCTGAAACTCAAGTAAACTTCGGTCAGTCATTAAGTTCCTTTACTGGCCCCGATGCGGTTCAACAACTTCCATTTGATAATATTGCAACAGTAAATGTTGTACGAAATTCACTTCAAGCAATAACCGAGATTGCTCTTTCTAGTGGTCTTGGTTATAGTACAGATGAGGATGTCCGAAAACAATATCATCCATTTGTTGGGAATAAAGATACATTAGGCTATCCTGTTCCACCGTCTCCAGATGAACCGACATTAATTGATTCCGATGGTGTGCGATTCTATTATCCATTTGAAGCAGCAACAATCTATGAATGGATTACCCACCGAAAACCTGATTACGGAAATAAAGATCAATTAATGTTCCAACGCATTAATAGAAATACACGGGCAGGACGATTGATTATCTTTGCCGACCCAGGTTGGCCCAAAGATACCACAATGGTTATGTCGTTTACTGCATTAACTGAAGCTTCAACTCAACTATTTCTTCAATTTCTTGATGACACACTAGGCCAAGAAATTGGTTTTAGGGATTGGTTGGGGCGAATCTTTAGAGGGGTTATTACTAATATACAAGATCCAGTAGTAAGAAATGGTATTGAAAATAACTCCATTACTGTTCATTTTGAAATTACTACTCATGAGTATCCATTAGATGTATCAACTCCATTAAGTTTTGATAGTAATACAAATCGACAGGGCTTCTTTGATCGACAGCCTGAATCTAATTTTCCAATTACTGATATCCTTCAGCGAAACGCAGTTTATCCTAAGAATCTCTTTGATTTTATCAATATTCAACACCTTGAAGATGTTGTAATACACTCTGCTAGTGGCGAGTTAGATTTAAATAGTGGCGCTTCTTCATTCGATAATACGGCAACTTATCAACTTAATTAATATGTCAATTCAATTTTCAGCCCCTTATCCCCTGAATCAAACAACATCCATTCTGCCAAGTCCAGATTGGAATGATTCTTATAATCTAAAAGATGAGGTCACTATTAAACGGGCCGTCAATGGAGCACTTTATACCTACGTAAAACACCAAAATCATAGACGCCGTTTGCTATTTTCAGTAAAAATGACTTTTCATAAGGCATTAGAACTTGAGGCATTTTTTCGTTCATATTATGCTTCCCGGATATATGTTAAAGATTGGTTAAATAATGAGTGGGTGGGGTATGCAGTCAATAGCCCATTTGAATTTACAACCGATGAAGCTGGAGGAGGTCAATCATCTCGTTGCCCTTCTCCCGCTGTAGGATCAGATTATACCTCCATTCAGTTTGAATTTGAAGTTGTGCCTAAAGGCTATGAGGATGAACTATAATGCGTAATTTAAGTCCTACAGCACTGACAAAAATTACCTCAAAATTCGGCAATGCTCCTATCAATATTTTGGAGGTTCAATGGGTTTCAGGATCCTCAAGTTGGTATGCCGATAAAACAATCCCACAAGCTATTGGAAGAATTTTAGAGATCGGTAGTCTTGATGATGTTGTGAGTTTAGACCAAGTTGGTTCATCACAAACAATTGAAATAAAACTTGATGATACTGATGGGGCCATTAAGAATGTTTTTAATAGCTATGATCTTCATTTACAACCGGCTAAAATTTGGCAGTGGTTTGAGGGTTTAGATTGGACTGATAAGTTTCTTGTTTTTTCTGGACAAATCTGTACACCCATTTCATGGAATGAACATGACCGAACACTAACATTTTCTGTAATAAATCAATTACAAGATCAGGAAATTGGTTTTAGTGCTGAAGAAGGTGAATTTCCTTGGGTGCCGGCTGATTTAGTAGGTAGCCCCTGGCCGATGGCTTTTGGGACCGTTTTAGATTATCCCGCATTACAAATTACTAAAGCAATAAAAGGTGTTCTTACGACTGGGGTTGGAATTGTTAGTGGCACAAATAATATTGGTACATGGGCCGCAAATAATCAACAAGTTGATACTGATACAGCAGAAACCGATGAACCTGATACTCGTGTGGCTGAGATTCAATTAGATTTTCTTAAACAATGTGCTGACGCGTATTCTGTTGCGGCCGATTTCTTATCCAGTAGAATTCCCAAGACTGCTGACCAGTATACAAAAAAAGCTAGTGAAATTGATGACCAAATTTCAAAAGTCGAACAGCAAATTCAAGATCAATATGATAAATGGGCTACTCAACAAGATGACCGCCGGAAACAGCAACAACAAGCCCAGGCGCGAGCCTCCTGTCGAGCAACTAGCCATGCTGCGAAATCTAAATCTGAAGCATCCAAAGGTTCTGGCCCCGACGTTGTTCAAATTATTGGGGGTGAGGATTTTCCTCAAAATGTTACCTTAACTTTAAATATTGGCGGAGGATTATTCACCGGATCTTTTAGCGGGGCTACTGGAACAGACCCCACCGGCACTGCTTTATTTACAATTACAAGCCGATATCATCCAGATAATCAGGATAAGGCTAATGAGGATGCCGGTAGTAGTTTTAGTCCTGGTTGTCCAACAGAAGACAGCATTGTTGCCGATGATGCACCAGAAGATAGTTATGTCCAAATTGGTGGACAATTAATTCCAACACCTTTTTCAGATCCGGGGGCTGGCATTCATTTTCACTTTGAAATGCAAATACCAGTTATGCAGGGGGCCGTGGTTATAATAAGTGGCGGCGGTGGTGGAAGCAGTGGTAGCGGAGGTGGAGGTGGCGGTGGTGGAAGCAGTGGTAGCGGAGGTGGAGGTGGCGGGAGTATAGTTGATAACCGAAAACTTGTTATGGGGACTATTGTTGCTGATGGAATATTACCTTCAGCTCAAAAAGACAAAGCCCATAAAAATCATAGCGGTGGGGGACACCCAGATACAAGTAGTAGTTATACGCCTCAAAGTTTTTGGGCAGACCCGGGGACTAATGTTACTATTGCCAGCGATGAAAGTCTTACTTATATTGCTAGTATCGTTCCTGGAACAATATTATCAGTAAAGGCGTATAAACAACCTCCCGGACAGGCCCGGGTTTTAACAGCATTACCAACAAACTATTATACTGTGAAAACAGTTAATTATGGGGCAGTAAACCCCAACAGTCGATATCCAGTAACAGCCGTTCAAATTATTCTTACTAGACCTTTAAGTAGCTATGTTGATTTTCCAACATATATTATAAACTCAGATGGCACTATAACACTAAATAATAATTTAACTGACCAACTAGCCCAAGCCCAAGCTTTAACACCCACTGCGGATCTTGAAGCAGATACTTCCGAAGGGTGGGAAGATACTCTATATGTTACTTTTCACTCGTCTGTAGGTCCGAATATTGTTGATATTTTGATTTATTTAATTCAACAATATACCTCCTTAAGATGGGATACCGCAAGTTTTAATGTTGTTAAAACTAAACTTGCAAACTTCCCCGCAAACTTTCCTATCTTGGATCGAAAAAATATCATTCAAGTTTTAAATGAAATTGCATTTCAAGCAAGATGCGCCTTGTATCTTAAAGATCGAGTATTCTTTATTAAATATATTGCGGAAGAACCTACCGTTGATAGTATTATTACTTTAAATGATATTGACTTTGAAACAGGGATAGAAGTTGATTTAACAACAGCGTCAACATCAACTAGTGCGTCTACCGAAGATATTGTAACTAAAGATACTGTAAACTGGCATATGACGTGGGATGAAGACAGTGAAAATCATATCATTCTTCGACACAATGTTAAAAAATATGGACTATTTGAAGAGTCATATGATATGTATATCTATAATCAACCAGATATAGTTTACAAAGTAGCAACATTTTGGATGATTAGAAAATCCAATACCTGGAAGCGAGTTAAGTTTAGCACGTTTTTACAAAAGCTTAATATAGAAACTTTTGATACAGTGCTTTTAAACTTTGGAGACAAGAAATATGTCTCCAATGACCCCGTAAAAGCTATTGTAATGTCGGCTCAATATAACTCTGATAAATATACCATTGATTTTGAGTGTTTAACGCCGCTTAAAAGTGGTACAATGACACCTTATCCCTTTTTCTGGCCAGCATCTTTGCCACCCGGTACAAAATTTCCAACTGCTCAAGAAATTGCAGAAGGGTATGCTGGTGGCGCTGGGTTTGAGACATTTGCAGTTGGAATTTTACCTGTTGGCTATGTTCCAACAACGCCGGGGGTAATTTTTATTGGTGGCACAAATATTGGATTTGGACCTCACGCGGACTATGGTGATCGAAATCCTACAGATGTTGGGTTTGTCCCGAAAGCTGTAATGATTTCAAATCCATTTTATTCGCCTGTAGGACGACCAAAATTTAATGCGTCACTGCCTCACATTGATCCTGAAACCATTATGTTAAGTCCATTTGATAAACTTGATCTAGCGCCAATTCCGGCTGGGGTTTTTAATGATTATATAGATTTACATAATACTGATGTCTATGATCCCAACACGCAAGCACTTTCAACATTAGATACATTCTTTAAGAAGATTGACCCTGATACAAATTACTTGTTAGGTGACACATTAGCATATTGGGATGACGATACAAATACACCTACTAACTTTGATTTCAGATATGATGAAGAAGGCCAACAATTTGGAGCTGGTACTGCTTTCTTGCAACCAGATAATAGTGGTGGCGGCGGTGGCGGTGGGCCTAGTGGTTCTAGTGGAGCGGGGCCATAATATGAGATATACTTATACAAAACTTCCTGCTGAATATTCAAATTTTACACGAATTTGGTGCGTAACATTGCCTACAGAATGCCGGCTATGTCATCAACCATTTCATTCAGTTGAATTGCCTAGCTGGTGGAAAGTATGTTTAAAATGTCGCCGAGTTTATGTACAAATTTTTAAGAAATGTTGGCAATTAAAAGATTGGAAACAAGCTTGCTGTTGCCGGGAGTGTCATGGTTTTAATCCTACTTTTAAAAATAGTTGCCGGGTATACATTCAAAACGATGGAACTCACATTGATGTATGTTGCAATGCTGCAAACTGGTTAAAAAATCAAGGTAAACTTGATATTAATGATGAAGGTATTGGTGATGATTTTCTAACTCAACAGGTACATGAATAATATGGATTTCTCTTGGCTAAATGATATTGTTCAGGCAGTTTTAAAATTTGTTCCTCGTCCTGTTATTGTTCGTCTAACACACGGCGGGGTTAAGTGGCGATTTGGAAAATGGGCAAAGGAAATGAAACCTGGTTGGCATTGGGTTTGGCCACTTACCACGGATTGGGAAACTATTGTTGTAGCTAGACAAACCCACCACTTGCCAACTCAATCCCTCGTTACCCAAGATGGGAAACAAATTGCCGTAGGTGCTTTGATTGTATTTTCAATACAGAATGTGATGCAGGCAATTGGTAAAAATAATTGGGATGTTGATACCACAGTTAATGATATCTCGATGGCAGTTGTAGTTGATACAATTACTCATTGGGAATATGATTCTCTTTGCAAAGAAATAACTGGTCAAGTGGCCCATGAATTAACCCATGCGTGCAGAAAACAATTACGCCAATTTGGAATTTATATACACCGTGTTCGATTAACAGAAATAGCCCCAGTAACAACATTAAAGATACTTGGCTATGAAAAAATGAATGCCGGACAAAGTGTAACTCACTTTAATGGACCCTGCTAATTAGGAGAAATTTAATGGCTCGCACAAAAATTTATGATATGCCAAGATTCTTTCAAGATGGTATTGCTTATTACCCAATGAAGGGACACGGTGAACCGCCTCCAGATATGGAGGGGTATCGACGACGTGGCACTAATCCACGCACAATTGATGCTTGGATATTTATACCACTGTGGCAAGATTGCCCTTATAGAAATCGTACATTAGTTCAGCGAGATGAAGGTTGTCGCTGTGTACGAATAGTGATGGTATGTACACATCCAAAACTTAAAGATACTCGTTTAAACTTATCAACATGCCAGAATTGCCAATTATTAAATCAACTCCAGCAAGAGGAGCCCTTTATAGAGCCTAGCAACAGCGAGAGCGTCAGCGAGAGCGTCGTGGTGGTCGTCGAGAGGGATGTCGAACCACTTGCAGAGAGCACCCAACCCAAAGGACTTGAAGGGGAGATTCTCACCCCGGAAGACAGCCCGATCTTGGATGCTGAGAGCGAGTAACATTGTATCTCGCGGGTGGGGGTGAAAAAATTGGCTGAAGGATTCTAAACCTAACCAGTGTTTTAGAAACCCAGCTTCAAATGCCCAATTATGAGCCAATGGAATCAAAGATTTCCGATGTGGTAAATCTAACCGTTGAAACCACTCATCAAATAAATCGGCAACTTTCCATTTCTCCAAACCTGTCTCTTTAAGATTCGATAGTGATAAACCATGAACACGCATTGAGTCAGGTTCTATTCTATTAATATATTCAGGTTGGATATTCATATAAAATGGTAGAACCCCTTCTAAAGGTTCTAGTTGTGTATTAAGTGGTTGCGCCGCGATTTGTACAATTTCATGGTGGCCGGCTAATCTTCCGGTTGTTTCAACATCGATGGCGACCATCAAATTACCTTGCAACGTTAAACTTGGGTAGGGAGTTGTCATAATATTACCTCATTTAAAACAGCAAACTCACCATGATATTTTATAGCTGCTTCATTATAAGCTCTTGCTGCATCTTTAGAATTTTCAAAACAACCTAAATTTATTCTTTTTCCATTGACATTAATTTCTACCCTCCATTTATGATTATCTTTTCTCCAATAGACACCCTTATACCCTGATGTATTATTGTTATGCTTCTTTTGGTTTGCACCTTGTTGAGAGTTTGTCGCAAATCGCAAATTATCCCGTTGATTATTTAATCCATTTTGATCTTTATGATCTATATGTCCTTCTAATCTCATTCTTTTTGCAATAATACGATGCATCCGAATTGTTGTGTGATTGAAATTATCAGTTCGTATCGCATAAATTGTTTTGTGACTTTTTTGAATATGCCATTTCCATTGCATCAAGAAATCATAATCTTGATCATCTACTAAAGTAAGCTTGCCTTGTGTGAGTGGAATTTGTTTCATTTTAACACACCCTGGCTGCAAGCTGTTCTCCATGCTGAGAGATCGGCATTATTTGTATTAAAATCTCTAATTTCAGTCCAACTTTGAAATGCCTGCATTAACTTATTTCTCGGATAAGTTCCTCCAACAATAATTGGATCCGGAAGTGCAGCAAGAAAGATTAAAAAATCCGCAAAACTTCCAGCAATAAACTGTCTAGCAAGCTTTGAATCCATTAGGATTTCTCCGATAATTGATAAGTCGGCATATCGTTGAGTTCCGCTGGCAGCACGCCCCGTTCGATCATCTCCTCATAGTGGATTAGGGCCATCGCGTTGAACATGATGGCGGCCAAATGGTCCTCGTCGCGCATCCCCTGCTGGTAACGCATGACGTGCCGCTTGAGGGAGGCCACGCAACGGGAGAACGGCATCCCCTTCTCCCAGTTCCTTTCGGCGTACTTTGCTGCGCCCATGCGGAGCCAGTGTCCTTGGCGCTCTTCAGCGAACGGCGAGATCAGGTCAGGTCGAGGTTTATTCGTTGGGGTATCTCGAATTGCTCGTCCTTCACCAAAGGATTGATGTGCTCCACTATCGGCCATTTGAAATTCATTCATACTAACTCCTCGATACAATCCTCAGTTTCAACTATTGCAAAATCACCGTCATATTGCTCTGCAATTTCCTGTAAATCACCGGGATATTCAAAACAATCTACCTCGGCAATTTGCTTAGTTTCAATTACGGAGCCGTGTCGGACTGTGGTTCTATAAATTCCTATTCGGTAATTCACAATAGCACCCTTTCCAATTGTCCATTTTCAAAAATAAACTTATGTGTTAGTGAATCTTCGGGTTTTGTAAAAGATACATTACCGATATAAATCTTATTATCTTTTTTATAATGTCCAGATGGGTATTGATTTGGTAATTCTTGAAGAATACGCCGCTCATTCCATTGAGGCCGATCTACTGATGGCAATGAATCCATAAAATGTTCAATAAACTCATTGAAAGACATAAAGGAACCGGGTGAGTGGTGGCATATATCTTCTAAATATGCTTCCAAAGGATTTCGATTTGCAGACGCCGCTTGTTCTTTGCTGCCCGTCATTAAAGCCGGGATTTTTGCTCGACCATCTGCTTCTGGCAACTTAATAGATAATATAGTCGCCATGAAATATGGTGCTTCAGCCTCCAATAACTTAATCAATTGATCCTTTGGAATTTCTCTTTCAAGTGGTCCCACATAAGACATTGTTATACGAGTATCCCCTGGAAAAATAGGACAGTATGTTCTTTCATTTGCACACTGAATCCAGTGAGTTGTATTTCGTTGTTTGTAAACTTGCATTCGCTTTGGATGAATAGACATCATTAAAGCCATTGTCCACTCTTTGATTCTATTATATGCTGCCGATTTTTCTTTCGATAAGTTTGTTTCTTCAACAACACATAAGAAGGTGTTTGCTAGTTCACCGTTGAATCCATTAGGATTTGTCAAAGCTTGATCGGCTGGTTGTACACCTACTTCATCTTTTACAAGAAGTGCTATTGCTTCATGAAATATTGATTTTCCTGAATTCTGTGGACCAAAAAAGAATAGGTAGGGCAGTCGATCAAAGGGATTGCGAAACATTGAAGCAATCCAATATAGTAGATAATCTTTTCCAGTTGAGACACTATTCTTACGCGCCCACTCACTATGTTTTAATGCTTGCGTTAAATCTTCACCACAATGTTCTAAAATTAAATCCCAGTGGGGGTGCATTGATGTCATATCATCAGGATATGGTGTCGGAGCAAAACGAAACTGAGCCGCATTAATATTCCACTGTCGATTACCAGGTTGTTCATCAGCAAATGGTATATTTACTAAGGACCAAGCTTTCATTACCGAGTGCCCCATAATCTTTTCCGTAGCGTCAGAGTCAAAGTTTTTAGCTTTAAGCGCCGATCGAATATTATCTTTTGTTTGTCTTGTCCAATGATTAAATTCAGAGTCGTATAAAGCCCAACCGGCCTCATCCAAATTTACAGTCAGAAGTGCCCTAACCATTTGATCTAAAGTTTCCAAATCAAATTTTTCAACTTTTTCATCATCTTCGGCAGTTGGCCTTGCTTGGACATTCAAAAGCTTTACAAATTTACCACGTTCTTGAATAAAACCTGGGACAGGATCATCTGTTTTAGCTTTGATTTCAACAACTACTCGACCATCCTTATGTGTTCTTAACGTTGTGGGTTTTCCCACCAATTGTGCGGGTATATCAAATGATGAACCGAGAGACTTGATAGCTCCCAAAGCTTCTTCTGCTGTTGGAAAAGTATAGCCTCCACCCCGGGAGGCATTTTCCATTCCACCAAAAATCGTGGCAGCAATGTTTAAATCTAATTTTTGATTGAAATAACAATATGCCCTTCCTTTATTGTCTTTACTCCATGTGACATGCTCCGTAGATTTATTTTCTCCATACCTAATAACTTTAAAAACACCATCAAGGCAGGCAAAGGCAAAACAATTTGGCTTTCCAGGGTCCGTGCCATCACTCAATGTGTCATATTGACCGTGTAATGGATCACCACGCTCTGCAAATCTTTTAAACACTTCTTTTAAAGCACAAGTATGGGTTTGAAGCATATTGTGATCATCAACCCAGTAAGTTGAATAATTAAGTGTTTGAAGTTCTTCAATAATTTTACGGTGTGTTGCATCTAAAGGAATCAACCGACGACTGGCAGCCATATTTTCAACATCTGTTTCTTCACCATCAGGCACACCGTGAATTTGAATCTTTGTTCGTTTGCGAGTAACAACAGAAATATGATCTCGCCAATGAAGCGGCGGTTCAAAGAATCCTTCGCCTTTCTTGATAAGTGATAATCCGTGATTATCACTTGTCATCTTACGACCCCAAATCCACATATTTCCACCACAAACATCCAAAGCAGCTTCAAATGGATAGTTTACAAGGTTAGAAAGAACTCCTAAACAGGATCTTGCAAGTGCCGCATGTTCATGGTGGTTTACTGTTTCAGGGGCGTTATCAGGATCGAAGGGTAGATATAAGTGAAGACCCGACCCACCCGTGCTGTAAAATAACCACGCTTGGGGTATTTTTTCAACGGCGGCTCTAACTCTTAAAAGTTCATCATCGGTGACACCAACTCCATTAGCGTGCCCCATAATTGAATCAAAATCGAAACCTACTCGAATCGAACGTTTATTTTTATAACACCAACCCGTCATACCGATATAGTCAACATGCTCATGAAGAGGCCATCGCATCTCATAGTCATTGTCCACAGGTTCAGTATCGGCATTTTTTGGTAATCGAATATGTCCCCATTCGGTAATACCATCACTCCATGTATTACGTTTACCTGCTACCGGCTCACCTTTATCAGCGGCAGCCATTATCTGAACCTCCATACCATCAGTGTACCAAGCCGCCATCTCTGGACAATTATGATGGATACGAGATAGAAACGTTTTTATTGCATCAGATACTTTGGGCATATTACTTCTCGGCTACAATATCAGGTTCTTGGTCTATACTACTTATGATACCATTTCATAGGTTGGTACCAATGAATTCTTGGATTTTTTTGAGAATCTTTTTGACTACATCTTATAGGGTATTTACTTCATTATTCAACAGGCGGATTCTAAATCTAGTTATAGAATCAAGTTATAGCATTATTTTGAAAAATAACTATTTTCTGTATTATCTCCTATATATAATATAACTTTATTTGATTTTTATTTCTACTGGTTGTAGTCTGAGAGATAGTTAATTCGGCTTCTAATGACATAACTCTCTTTTATAAAAACAAGTTGTGACTTAACTGTTGAAAGATTAAGTAAAAAATAATATGACTTATTAGGGAAGAGTAAATACCCTATAAGATGTAATCAAAAAGATTCTCAAAAAATTTTTAGATTCTATTGGTAAAGAGAGGCAAAATGGTATCATAAGTAGTATAGGAGAAAATTGTATGCCAAATGAACGAGTTGAATTGATCCCAGTGAAAATTATTTTTCAACCATATTTACTTATGCGGTTGGTAAACAAAAAGTCACTTGCTTATTTGGAGCTTAGGGATTCGATTAAGGATTTTGGTTTAATCAATTCAATTTGTGTTAGACCATCAAATCGCCAAGAAGATCGTTATGAGATTGTTGATGGAATGAAACGTTGGTTATGTTATAAAGACTTAGAACTTGAATTTATTCCTGCAATTATAGTTGAAGCAGATGATGCCGAAGTTCTTAGAATACAATTACAAGCAAATGCAATAAAACAGATGACAAAGCCCGTTTCATTTGCAAATCAAATGAAACGAATTTTCATGGCGGATCCAAAAATGACATTTGCTGGTTTATCTAAAGATATACGTAAGTCTCCAGCTTGGATTAAGAAAATGTTAGGATTGTTAAATCTTATTTCTGAGATTGGAAAGAGGGTCGATAGAGGCGAGATTCCTATTACTTCTGCTTATATGTTAGCTAAACTTCCTAAATGGATGCAAGTCGATTTAGAGGAAGATGCAATTGTAAAACCAGCAAATGAATTTTCTCGTTTTTGTAGTGAACAGTTGCGGGGGTATAAGAGTAAGCGCGTAGAAGAACGGGTTGGTAATTTCTATAAAACACATTTTGAACCACACCCCTATCTTCAGTTTTATAGAGTTATTGTTGCAGAACATAAACATCAGTTATTAGGTCCAGTTTTGTTAGTAAAAAATAATATAACTAAACCATTAGATGCCTGGAACCTAGCTTTGGCATGGGTTTTGCACTTAGATCCTGATAGCATGGTGGCTCAGATAAAACGAGCCCAGGATAAATTTCAAGAACAACAAGTTAAAATAGCAAATCGGACGGCTGACCGCCGGGATCGCCAGGATGATGAATTAATTCAACAACTACCAATACAAGAGTCATTAAATGAAGAATCCTGAAAGTATCATTGAAGAGTTGTCTACTCGGGAAGTAAGAAAATTAGCAAAACAATGTAACTTAAAGAATTGGGAGACAGAATCAATTGCTAGGTTGCGGAGACAATTAACTGATTTAGCAACTGAGCAAAATATATTTATTGCAGCATATGGTCACGCGATTGATGAAGAGTAGTTTTTAGATTCCTATTTCAAAGAGGAGAGTTTATTATGTCAAAGAATGAGTTGGTTCCAGTTTATCAAGTTGAATCATTGCCGGATCTAGCCCCCAGTATGGATGTTTTTCGTGGGGTTATTCAGAATTCAACCTTTCTCCAACGTATTCAGCTTTATACAAAAGGTAAGTATGTTGATTTACAGTTAATTGGCCCTGGACATTACGGGGTTCCAGTTAGTGAAGACAATATTGAAGATTTGGGAACAGAGATTGATGTTATACCATTCGCCTGGCGACCAAAGGCTATTGATATGGCGGATCGGGATAATGTTATTGTAAGTTATGATTCTCAGTCGCCAGAATATCAGCGAATGAAAAAGGCGTCCGATGAAGAAGATAATAGCCATTGTATGTATGGTGTTTGTTTTCTTGTATTTGAGAGAAATAAGGCCCAGTTCTATGAATTGTTTTTTGGAACGGCATCTGGTCGTAGGGAATCAACTCGATTTCTTAGTTTCTGTCCGATCTCTCCAGCAGCCGCCGCTCAAATCAGTGAAAGGACTGGAAAGACTGTTGAAGCGCGTGGACCACTTCCATGTACTTTGAAGGCTAAGTATATTACAAAGGGTTCATGGGGTTGGCATGTGCCAGTAAGTTTCCAATGTACCACTCCTTTTACTAATCTTCCACCTATTGATGTTGTCACGGATGAAATTAAGAAGTTTTATGCTCTAAAGAGTGGAGAAGTGGAAAAGGTTGAAGAAGCACCAGCTACTAAACGCCGGGCTCGATAATTTTGTCTCTGACCGGGAGCGGCATTGGCGACCGCTCCCGGCTTTCTGTTGTTTAGGAGTTTAATAATGTGGAAATATGCACGCTCAATTTTAGGTTTAGGTGTATTGGCTGTTGTTGCCGTGGCTCTTGTTAGTTCATTTTGCACGGATCAATCTGTGACTCCTATTGTTGAAAATCCGGTAACAATTTCAACTACATTGACTCCGTGTGACAGGGAAGGTTATTTTGATTTAAAAGTTACGGCTATTATTTCTTCTGGGTATCATATTTATCCTAAACTTCCAAATTCAACAAATCCATACACACAGATTACAATTGAATCAGGTGCAAATTTTGAAATAATTGGTGAAAGTCTTTATATTCCTGCGGTAGTTATTAGTGAGCTAAGTGCATCCGGGGAGGTTTTTGAAGGATCCGTAGTGTGGGGATTTATATTACGATTCCCTAATATTGTAAAGGGGTATCCCACAGTACGAGGGACAATTCGATATACAGCTTGCAGCAACAATGTTTGTATGATGCCAAAGGAAGTTCAATTTGTGGCAGAGGTTAAATAATGCCAGATTTTCAAAAAACAAAAATAGGGCAGTATGGCCCATATACGGCTTTTTCAGTTTGTGGTGAAGAAGTTAGAAACTCTAGCCCCAGGAATGAAGAATTTGGAGAAAGCGCAATTCATACAGATTTCCCCCTATTGGTCCCTAAAAATGAGATTTGGGTGGAAGATGATGTCTCGCAAATTGAAATTCCATTTGTTGTTGCGAATTTACTTTGGCGTGAAAAGCTAATGCTTGGAGGGATGCCAAAGGAAGAGGCTTATAATCGTGCGTTAGTTTATGAGAGACAAATGCGCTCAAATTATAGGGTAAAACAACCAGGCGATATTCGAGTTAGTCACATAGCAAATTATGAGCAGTTTACCATCTGGACAGTCAATGGTTTTATTATTCGTAATCGCTTTAAAGTAGATTTCATTGAGGGCGGTAATGGCGCACGGTATAAATTTATACCAACGAATGAACTTTGGATCGAGGCCCTTACACACACGGAGGAGTGGCCTTTTCTTATTGCTCATGAGTATATTGAAGATCAAGTAATGTCCCATAATGGATGGAAGTATGAACCTGCGCATAAGCTAGCAAGCACCATTGAATATAAACTAAGAGAACGAAAAGATGTGACTATTAATACTGCTATACCGATGGCTTTAGAAATATTACGGAGGATGAGGATTCATGGTTAGACCACATTCGTTTAAACGGACTTTTGTAAAAGCGGTTTCCTGGGAATTTATTTCAAATTTTATTTGTTTGTGGTTAGCTTACTATATCTTCGGTAATTTGGGGAACTGCCTTATTTTTACGTTGGTATGTATCTTGATAAAGCTTGGTTTATTTGTTCCTCATGACGAACTCTGGCATCAAATAAAATGGGGAAAATAAATGCTGGGTTGGATATCAAATATATTTATCATATTGTCTATTTACTACACAGGTAAAAAGAGGAAGATTGGTTGGTTATTTAGTATTATCGGCAATATTGGTTGGTCACTATACGCAATTCAAATTCAATTGTGGAGTGCTTTGTTTATTGATTTAGTATGTTTAGCTTTAGCAATTTGGAATTGGAGAAAGTGGAATGGGACATGTACCACCCCCAAGTAAGAAACGTGAAAAGTTGCTATTACAATTAAGACTCATTGATCAAATTAAAGAGTTACTTGAGAAATTAGTTAAGACGCTTAATGATTGATGTTTTATTGATTTCAAAACCTGCCTATGATTTGCCTACGTTCTTAGCTCTTGCTAATGAGATGTTAGGCTATTCTCCTGCACGCGCAGCCGACACCGCTGGCCTTTCGGGACTTCCCCATCTAATGGCGTGTTTGGCAGGGTTCCGAAATAAAGATTCAAAAAACTATCAAGATATCTACAATTTGTTGTATTTTGTATTCATCATAGCTGCGGATGAACAAAACATGCTTCTAATCATGGAGATTCTTGACGGTATGGGATTTGCACTATCAGAGACTCGAATACGAGGGGTTCAAGCCCTTATTGTGGGGGGTACATTAAAACAATGGAAATCGGCGGTTTTGCGAGGTTGTCGGAAGGATCAAGATGAAGAGATTCGAGCTTGTTTTGATAAAGTGTATTTACAGTTCCAAGCTATTGGATTAGCCGATGTTTTTGGAAAAAAACACCCGCAAGGTCAAACCTTTTATCTGGAAGATTTAAGATGAGTATCATTGATACGAAATTGATTTATGAAACTTCAAGCGGGCGGCGTAAAGCCCCCGCTAAACTTGATTTTAATGAGGATGGATATATTTATTTCTTAAAATCCCCATTCGCGTTAAAAGACGAGATTAAAAGTATGAAAGGAGCAAAATGGCTTGGTTTTGCTGAAGAGAATCCCCGTAAAGTATGGAAGGTAAAAGATTGTCTTAGAAACCGAATTCAACTTCAATTTTTAATGGGGGAGAATCCTTTTTCTTGGTTTGATAGAGAAGTTAAATGTTATACATATACTCGCCCATTAATGCTACATCAAAAGGATATGAGCAATTTAGGACTTACCTATCATTACCAAATTTGGGCGGCAGAAATGGGAACGGGTAAAACTTTATCGGCTATTGAAGTCATGGAAAAGTCGGAACGCCCACGGTGGTTTTGGATCGGGCCTAAAAGCGGGCTGTTGGCAGTTGAACGAGAATTTAAAAAGTGGGGTGTTAGTAAGACTCTTGATATTGAGGTAATGACTTACGAGGGTTTGGTTAAACGGATGGCGAATTGGGAAGGACAAGCACCACATGGAGTTATATTTGACGAATCAAGTCGTTGCAAAAATGCCAATGCACAGCGATCACAAGCAGCACAGGCTCTTGCCGACGGGATTCGGTCGGATTGGGGGTTTGAAGGGTATGTAATTTTGATGAGCGGCACACCTAGTCCGAAGAGTCCGATAGATTGGTGGAGCCAAACCGAGATTGCATATCCAGGGTGGATTAAAGAAGGACATCCTTCAGCCTTTGAAAAGCGATTGGCTTTTATTGTTAATAAAGAAGGCTTATCTGGTGTATATCCACACCGAATAGGTTGGAAGGATGATGAAGCTAAGTGTTCGGTGTGTGGGAAGCTTTATGATGACGGGCCGCACGATGAATTTGCTTCGGCTACGCAATCAGAAGCCCATCAATTTCAATCTAGCGTTAATGAATGCGATTATCTGTATGAGCGTTTAAAGGGATTAGTTGTAGTAAAGCATAAGAAAGATTGTCTGGATCTCCCTGAAAAACAATATCGAATTGTTAAGTGTGAGCCGACACCAACAACACTCCGAGTTGCTCAGTCAATTTTAGGTTCAGCTCCTAGTACAATTGTTGGATTGACATTACTCAGAGAGTTAAGCGATGGATTCCAATATCGTGAGAAGATAGTTGGAAAAACAAAATGCCCCGTTTGTCAAGATGGAACAAAACCAGTCTGGATCGATCCTGATGATGAGGAAAAAGTTTATGATATGACAGATTACCTAGATCCAGAATATGTGGCTACTTTGACGAAAGTAACATGGCCCTGTGGAACATGTGGTGGATCGATGGAAGTAGATCACATTGAACGCATTGTTCGGGAAGTTGCTTGTCCAAAAGAGCCGGCTTTAATTGATTTACTAGATGAGTGCGAAGAGCAAGGTCGCATTGTAATTTTTGCAGGCTTTACTGGCTCAATTGACAAAATTACAAAAATTTGTATAAAAAATAAGTGGGCTGTTTGTCAATTGGATGGTCGTGGAGGTTCAATTTTTGATGTTGAAGGTAAGCAACTTGCTGGTAAAGATATTCTGGATTATTGGGTTGATTTAGATAATTCTCGTGTAGCCTTTGTGGCCCACCCCAAAAGTGGCGGAATGGGATTAAATCTTCAAGAGTCTCGGATGGCTGTGTACTGGTCAAATAGCTATGAAGCGGAGAGCCGGACGCAAAGTGAGGATAGAATTCACAGAATTGGAGCTGATATGAACCGGGGTTGCACGATTGTAGACCTCATCCATCTTTCCTCAGATGAGGCAGTATTAAAAGTTTTAAAGCAAAATAGGGATCTGGAGAAGATGACATTAGGGGAATTCCAGGGCATTTATAGCGAGATTGAAGAAGGAGTTATACATGATAAAGTCATTTAGATTTCACGTGCCTGCGCTACCACACACTGTCACAAATATGAGTCACTCTGCGTGCGCCTTCACGATGAAGATTTTTCATTTTTGTGCTATGATGAAATCTCTAGGCCACACGGTATTTCACTATGGAGTTGAAGGGAGTAACCCTGAATGTGACGAACACGTTCAAATTTTGTCAAAGAATGAACAAGAAAGTTACTTTGGTAAATACAATCCCGACGCCTTATACGAAGTCGATTGGTCTGGAAATGCTGAATACTGGAAGCTGATGAATGCCCGCGCTAGTGCAGCGATTAAGCGCCGTTGTAAGCCAGGGGACTTCTTGTGTATAATGAACGGAACAATTGGCAAGCCGGTAGCAGATGCTCTTCCTGAACTTATGGCTGTTGAATACGGCATTGGTTATAATGGAACTTTTACTAAGTATCGTGTGTTTGAGTCTTATTCTCATATGCACAAGATATGGGGTGCGCAAGGTGGTTATGACCCTGATGGCCATCTCTATGATGCAGTAATTCCTAATTATCTGAATCCAGATGATTATCCTCTCCAACTTAAAAAAGGAGATTATTACCTATATCTTGGCCGACTTATCCGGAGAAAAGGAATTCACATCGCAGTTGAAACTTGCAAGAATCTCGGAGTCAAATTGAAGCTTGCAGGACAGGGTTGCACTAAGGTTGAAGGGAATAAGATTTTCTGTGCTGACGGTGCAGTTTATGAAGGTGATAATTTAGAATATGTAGGTTTTGCCACTGGTAATAAACGCGCCGAATTGTATCAGAATGCTATAGGTACATTTATTAGTACCATATATATCGAGCCCTTCGGGGCGGTCGCAGTGGAATCACAAATGGCCGGGACGCCGGCTATCACAACAGATTTTGGGGCTTTTACTGAAACTGTTGAACATGGCCGCACTGGATTTCGTTGTCACACGCTGAATGAATTTTGCCATGCAGCGCGGAATGTACCATTACTCGATAGACAGTATACTCACGACAGGGCTGTGAAACTCTATTCAATGGAAAATGTAAAATGGCAATATCAAACATACTTTGAGCGACTACAAGATTTATACGGGAAAGGTTGGTATGAACTTCATGATAAACCGGATGAACACTGGTTACGGGGATATCAATGAAAGAAAAAGGCTGTGCCAGATGTGGAATTTTATTGACAGACTCTAATAGAGATTATAGGAATGTATATTGTAAAACATGTTTAAAAATTCAAAAAGCAGAACATTATCAACGACATAAGGAAAAAATAAAACAACGTGTTAAAAAGTATAACAAAGAAAATCCAGATATTGGCCGTAACAGAGAATTAAAAAAGAATTTCGATACCACTTTACAAGAATATAATATTATGCTTAAAAAGCAAAATGGAGTTTGTGCTATTTGTGGCAGCAAATTACCGTTGGGTAAATATAATACTAATTTTCTTGTTGATCATGATCATTTAACTAAAAAAGTTCGCGGACTTTTGTGTGGTCGATGTAATTTTGGATTAGGACAATTTCAAGATAATTCAACGCTTTTAAGAAAGGCAGCCGAATATTTAGATCAAAATACTTCACAACCTACTGATGAAGAAATAAAATCAAGAAAAAATCTCTTGACTTAGCCGTTTGAGATGGTATAATGTAATAGTGGTAACTTTTTTAACGAGGAGATTGAACAATGGTACAGGCTAGTGTTTTTGAGAGTTTGACGGATGGTAAGATGTATGTGGTTATTACCGATCCTGATAGTTTTTCCTTTGATGCCTTTGTGCTGACGGCTAAGGCGGCTCGGCGTTTGAGTAAGGAACTTACGGCGGCTGCGGATGAAGCAGTACGCTTGTATACGGAGGCACGAGAAGCAAAGAAGGCTGAATTGACGGAACTGATTGCACAGTTACAGAAGGAGTTAGCTGAACTTGCCTAATATCTTCTGGACTGCTGACACACATTTTGGACACGCCGGGATTCTACGACATCAACCAGAGCGAAGCGCTTTATTTGGTTGTGATGTTGCAGCGATGGATGCTGCGATTATTAATGGCATTAATGAACATGTGTGGCCAAATGATGAGTTATGGATACTCGGTGATTTTGCATGGAAGGCGTCTAAGTATGGACACTATCGTCAACGAATTAAGTGCCGAAAGATTCATGTGGTTACTGGAAATCATGATTCCTCGTCTTTGAGAAGTCATGTTTCGTCGATGAATAATATGGTTTATCGGAAGTTTGGTAAGCAAAAGATTCACATGTCTCACTATCCACTTGCTTCATGGAGGGCGCGTGAGCATGGCTCAATTCATCTGTATGGTCACTGCCACGGTTCAATGGAAGAAATTTTAAATAGAATCTGGCCAGGTCGTCGAGCGATTGATGTTGGTATGGATAATGCGTATAGACTTTTTGGTGAATGGCGTCCATTTTCGCTTGATGAAATTCTGGGGAGATTTCTATGAGTGTATATTATGACAGCGGACCATTTAAAATTTATCAGTGGAATAAATTGATTGATGATATTAATGAGCAAGGTCAAAACCCCCCTGGGACATGCCCCAAAGCCGATAAATTAGATGAAGTTACAGATCCACATCTTTGGTCAGTTAGTGATATTAAAAAGGCTCAAGCGGTATTAAAGCATATTTGCCCGGAGAATACTTTTGAGGAAACAATTGATAAATGGAAAACTGGAATTATTGACAAACTTGAAACAGCTTTAGGAAAAGGTTGGTGTGGTGATTGTTCAGGTGGGGGCGGTGGTTGGGGGCCTTGTATTAATCATCAACAATCTAGGTCCGTCCCGTATTATGCTGGGTATGAAAATATTCGTGTAATTATAACGAGTCGATTAGATGGATCTGTTCTTTCTGATATGACTTATAGAATTCCACAATTTGGAGTTATCGGGTATTATAATACCCAGGCAGGTGTCGCGGCACAAATTGATTTATTAGCTCAAGCTTACGGCACAACGACAGATACTATTTATCTTCATATTGAAGTAGATCCACAAGGTATTGTTTACAGTTCAATAAATTTTACAGAAACAAGAGCATGTTAAAGTCTCCACAAATATCTGATGGCTTTATTTTATATGAAAAAGAAAGTTGGGAACCGCCTAGAGACATTGAAGGCTATAAACGAGATCCAAATAATCCATTTTGTTTTTATTCATTGTGGCCTGATTGCCTCTCTAGGGAATTATTTATTTTGCACAATGATGCATGTCATTGCGCAAGAATTGTAATGCAATGTCACGGACAAACTCTTAAATTAAAAGGTTGTGAAATATGCCAGAATCGAAAATAGGAAAAGTTTGTTGTTGTGCTACGGGTACTTTAGGAGTTGTGGCTTCGATTCATCGAACTAAAAATGGGCGGGAAGTTTACTGCGGTATTTCTTTAGATGGAAAGCAATGGCAAAGTTTATCGCCACAAGTTATTGCAGAAAGTATTGAGGATTATTATGAGATGCATCGCCTGCGGCCACGCCACTTCATACCCTCTTTTTAACCCCGGGCCACAACCATTGGCAGCGTTAAATTTGCCCCGAAGTCAAATTGATGCGATTGAGGCTTTGCGGTATCCAATGGATTTTAGAATGTGTGCCTTTTGTGGGCATGTGTGGAATATTCAATTTGATTATACTAGAATCCCCTACGCTGAGGATTCCAATTTAATGTATAATAATGGCGGAGCATGGCAAGAACATTTATGTGATATTGGGCGACTGGCGTTTAAATACCGAGATGTATGGCATAATAAAGTTGCTATTGATATTGGCTGTGGCGATGGTCAATTCTTTTCGTTATTAAAGAAGTGGGCACCCGATGAAAAATTTTTGGGTTTCGAGCCTGGTATTGAAGCAAAGAAGATTACTGATTTTGAAGTAGTACAAGACTATTTTGTTCCTGAACGAGATATAAAGCGATATCAACCGGGTTTAATTGTTTGTCGGCATGTTATTGAACATTTAGAACAGCCAAGAGACTTTATTGCTGAGATTGCCTATTGGAGTCTACAATATGATTTGAAACCTGTTTGTATTTATGAAGTTCCTAGTTTTAGCCATGCCTTGGAGTTAGGGCGGTGCGGCGACTATTTATATGAACATGTGTCTAATTTTAATTGTCGAAGTCTCTCTACAATGTTAAGTACATCAAGTTATGTACTTAATAGTGTGGATTCATATTATTCTGGAGAAGTTCTAGTAGCCTGTGTAACACCTTCTAATTTTGGCATTAAAGTGATAAAGAAAAGATTTGACGCCTTTGAAGATAAATGGCAAAGTCAGCTTACTAATGTTCCAGTGGCTTTAGCACAACTTCAAAAAGAATATCCAGTCTTGGCGTTTTGGGGTGGCACTGGAAAAGGCGCAACATTTTTAAATTTGTTTAGTATTAATTGCGACCAGTTTCCTATCGTAATTGACTCAGACAAAAATAAAGCTGGTCGTTTTGTTCCCGGCACCGGGCAGTTGATTCGATATGCTGGTGATATAGAGCAAATTAAACCTGATGCGATTGTTATTACAACCCCTTGGCGTACTCAGGATATTTGTTTAGAATTGACTGCCAGAGGAATTACTTGCCCAGTGTTTACTTTAAGACAACAAACAATTCAGAGGGTTCAATGAAATTATTTGACCACCATGTTACTGGAAAAGAGTTAATGCAACTTTATTCTCAGAATAATTTTGACGAAGTTTGCAAACGAATTATTGATATGTTGCATGATTTTGAGTCTTCATGCTATACAAGTATAGGGTCAGTAGACCAGTCTATATTGGATGATACTGTTGCAGCTATTTTATTTATTTTTTCGCAATCTGAATTTAATATTCCAGAGAATCATATTCCTACGTTAATAACAATGAATCATTTGATGGCAAATTTGATTGCTGTTTCCTCTTATGAAACTACGGATTCATTATTGCGTCATATCATGCATCAAACAGGAAATTTTGCTAAGATTTTGGTAATGTATTCATGCCGAAATCAGCCAATGTTTAATCAGGATGTATTTTTTGATTTGAATTCTAAATTAGCAACATTGTGGTGGATTACATACTCAGCATCTAGTTGTGGCTCGCCTACAAAATTACTAGCAGATAATATTTCTAGGCACTACTCTAAAATTCCTGATAAATTTAACATGGTTCTTTTATTGACATCACCCGCGTATTTTGATTGTACGTATGCTATTCCTCAAAAAGATCGAGAAATAAAAACAGTTTTGAATCAACAAATTCGGAATAGAGTCCCATATTTTAAAACCCCAGTAAAAACATCAAAGAAAAAAATCGCAGTTATTACAGGGCGCTGGTATCCTACCAGTGCGGTCTATAAGAGTAGTGCGCACCAATTAGAAGCTTTAGGAAAGAAATATGATTTAACACTGGTTCATTTGGGAGTTGATAGTGAATCGCTTGCAAAAACTCAATTTAAAGATGTAATTTGCACCGGAGATATTTCAAAAGGTAATTTGGATTTGTCTATTTTTCAAAAACTGGATTGTCATTTAGCCTATATCCCCGATGTGGGCATGTCAAATGAATCTGTAATTTTAGCCAATCTTCGCTTAGCTCCAATTATGGTAACAGGTTACGGGCATCCGTCGAGTACATTTGGTTCGCTGTGTGACTATTATATTGGTGGACAAGAAACAGAAGTAGCTGAAAAGGCTCTTGAAAATTATAGTGAGAGATTAGTTCTTGTTCCAGGATTGGGAGCCCACCCTGTATTTCCTAATTATACTCGAAGAAATCCATCGTTTGAGAGACCTATTATTAATTGTGCATGGACAAGTCCAAAAATAAATTATACAATGCTTTGTAATCTTCGTAAAATTTTAGACCGAGTGCCAAATTCAATGGTACGTCTTTTCCCTGCGTGGACTATCGGGCGGTATAATTCAATGATACCTTGTATCCGTGATTTAACTCAGATGTTTGGTGATGAGTTTGTCTTATTACCTGAGTTACCATATGAAGACTATTTGATTGAACTTGAAAAAGGGACAATTGCATTGGACTCCTGGCCCTTTGGTGGTTACAATACTATTGTAGATAGTTTCTTTGTTGGGTGCCCGGCCCTGGCAATTGAAGGGACCCGATTTTATAATCGTGCTTCCTCGGCTTTATTACGGAGAGTAGGACTTAGCAATTTAGTTTGTAAGAGTCAAGAAGAATATGTTGACAAAGCAGTTGAGTTATTAACTAAATCTGAAAAATTAGAAGAAGCGCGCTCGCAGGTTGCTAGTGTAGATCGGTTAAAATCGCTTCTTTGTGATAATGATGAACCTCAGTGGTTCGTTAAAGCCTTTGATTTTATTTTAGAAAATCATAACCTAATTCAAAAGTCCCGAGATAAAGGTCCATTTTATGTTGACCTCTAAACAGATATTTGACGAACTTTTTTATTATTGCCAAGTGGGTTATAATAAAATATCTCCCGCCTCGGCAATTAAGATTAACACACTTGCACAAAATATTCTTCATACATTTTCAGATCCTAATTTTCTATTGACTCGGGATGAAGCGATTGCACTTTTAACGGCGAATCATGTTTTGGCAAATGTGATTGCAATGTCTTCATTTAAAACGACAGACTCCACACTGGAGATTTTGCGCACTAGACCTAAGACATATCCAAAGCAAATGATTTTATATACTGTTCGGAATCAAATTCAAATTAATCCCCGAGAATTTTTTGACTATGATGCCGAATTAGCATCACTTTGGTATGATATGTATTTACAACCGGCCGCAGGACGTACTACAGAATTGTTATGGGAAAATAGTAAGTGGCATCTTTCATTTTTGGATGTTCGTTATCAACCAACGTCTCGTTCAACGACTAATTATTTCTTAGGGAGTTACATTGATCCCATAATGTCCCCAATTGTTAGAGGCCAGATTAATGCTGGTTTTCAAAGACATGCGCCAGAGTTTATTAATACACCTAAAGCAGATAATATTGCGTTTATCGCAGATCGTTGGGTAGAAGGCCATGCGGTTTATAAGACGATGTATAGTTTGATTGAAGAGTTAGCCCGGAAGTACACTGTAACATTAGTAGCCTTGGGGCCAGAAGATAATCGTCTTGATACCAGATTGTTTAAAAATGTAAAACGTGTTGAATATAAAAATAAACAACTGGATGTGTCTCAAATCTATGAAAATGATTTTCAACTTGTTTATTTTTGTGATATAGGAATGTCAATTGAGTCCGTAATGTTAGCAAATTGTAGAATTGCGCCAATTCAAGTAACAGGAAATGGAAATCCTGGCTCGACATTCGGGGCACAAATTGATTACTTTATTACTGGACAATCTGCTGAACGATTAGATTTGTTGGAAATGAATTATTATGAAAAAGTAATTCTGGCACCAGGGAGCGGTAGTCGCCCAGAAAGGCCGCCATGCGTGCCCACGCGGCCCCAGAAAGCTTCTGAGCCGGTTATTGTCAATGTACCTTGGGGCGTCACAAAGTACAATTATCCAACTCTTAAACTGCTTCGAGATGTGCAAATTTGTTCACCCATCTCTATTATTTATCATTTCTTCCCTGGCTGCGGTGTTAATAGATACAATTGTGCATACCCCTTTCTACGAGATATGGATGATATTTTTAAGGGGCAAGCGGTTTATTATCCTAATCAGCCGTATCAACAACACCTAAAAAATCTGGAAGATGGACATTTTTCACTTGACTCATACCCGTGGGGAGGGTATAATAGTGTAGTAGATGCTTTATTCCTTGGAATTCCGGTTATCACCTGGGAAGGAAACCAATGGTATAATCGAGTGGCATCGTATTTGCTCCGTAGAGTTGGGTTGAGTGAATTGGTTGCCACAACAGAACAAGAATATGAACAATTGATTATGAAAATGGTAACAGATCGTGCTTATCGGGACACAATGGCTTCTCGGGTTCAAAGTTTAGATTTATCGGTTTTGTTTGAAGCGCCGGAACCAAAGTATTTTGTGACAGCAATTGACGAATTAATGGAGAGAAAATGAGTGACGTTCGTATTATAACGGTACAGATTGACGCAGTAAAACCACATCCTAATGCGGATCGTCTTGATATTGCAACAATTGGTGAATATACAACTATCGTGGGTCGGGGTGAATTTAAGCCCGGTGATGTGGTTGCATATTTTCCTCCGGATATTTTGATACCGGAAGAAATAGCTGCTCAATTGGGCGTGGATAAATATCTTAAATCAGAAATCTACCCAGGAGATGGCCGGAAGACTCACTGCCGAGTGGCAGCCGCCCGTTTGCGCGGAGTTCCTTCTTTTGGGTTTGTACTGGGACTTCAGGATATTCCTGCTGGGACGGATCTAACAGATCGATTTCACGGGGTAAAATATGAACCAAAGGAACCGCTTTGGTGGAATAAAACTGGGGATCAAGTTAAGAGTGATCCACGGTTTCATTGCTATACTGATATTGAAAACTATCGAAATGCTCGATTCAAAGGGGCATTTAAGACGGGGACTCCTATAAGAGTTACTGAGAAAATTCACGGGACGAATTCTCGTGTTGCGCTTCTTGGTGGTGATTACTTTTGTGGTTCTCATAAAACGAATAAGAAAGAATTTGACACCAATAGCAATCGAACACTTTATTGGCTCCCATTGACAGAAGACATGAAAGCGATGCTTTGGTATTTTGCAGAAAATTATGGGCCAAATGTTATTGTATTTGGAGAAATCTACGGCTCTAAGATTCAGTTTATGGATTATGGAGTTGAAGGTCAGAGTGGTTATCGAGTATTTGATGTGGCAGTAGATGGTAACTATATTAACTGGGGAGAGGTAGAAGCGGCTTGTAAGCGGTTTTGTATTCCAACAGTTCCAGTTCTATATGTGGGACCATTTTACCCGGAACTTGTTGACCAGCTTGTTGATGGTCCTACAACTGTTGTTGATTCAAATGAGGTTAATTCTTCATTTAAAGGTCGAGAAGGTATTGTAATTACACCGCTTCATGAAGAGTATTCAGATATTATGGGCGGACGATTGATTGCCAAGGCGGTATCAGTTGATTATCTAGCTGTAAGAAAGACAGATTCCCATTAAGGTAATTTATGATTGATGGTATCATAGCATTTATTTGTGGTATTTTAATGTTCCTCTCGCTTATTGGTGGCGGGATTATTTATATAATCAATGGACCGACACCTTTAATGGAGCGCCTATTTATCGTTGCGGGATGTTTAGCATTTGGTATATGTATTTGTGCTATGCCGGCATTAACAACACAAGATTCCCCAGGAGACGATGATGAAACTGAATCAGAAGAAAGTAAGTGATATTAAGGAATTGTTGCTGGAAGGAACTTTGACGCAACCTCAGATTGCTAAGAAATTTCGGGTAAGTCGCTCCTTAATTTCAGATATTGCAACTGGAAGAGTTCATAGGGACGCTGATGATTTATTGCCTCGAAAGCATCAAGGTGGGCAACATAAACCTCTACCTGTTTTTGATCCAACTAATGAAAAAATAATGGAACTAGAGGCTGATGTAGTTCATTTAACAGATGAACGGAATTCAGCCCGTCGCCAGTTAAAGGCTATAACAAAAACACATGGATTATTTAAGGCTGTTGTAGACGAGATGGAAACCATCGTCAAGCCTTTAACCTCTTTACCAAAAGCCCCGTGGATAAAAATTGGTGAGCAACCGAAGGATCGGATTGAAGAACATCTTGTGATGCATTTATCGGATGGACATCATGACCAGATTGTTCGTCCTATTGAATGTGGTGGACTAGAGACACATGATTTTAAAATTAGTATGGCAAGAGCCGAACAGTATGTAAATACAGTTTTGAAGTGGACTCAACAGACCTTAGCTCCAACATTTCGATTTCCAGTGCTTACAGTGTTGGCATATGGTGATCATACTAGTGGGGAGATTCATGGAAATACAGAACGTTCTTATTTCCGAAATTGTTTTAAAAATTGTTTAGCAATTGGACAACTTCATTCCTTAATGTTTAGAGATTTATCACCTTATTTTGAAACTGTAAATATTGTTTATGTACCAGGTAATCATGGGCGCAGGTCAATTAAGAAAGACTATCACGGCGCACATGATAATTGGGATTATTTGATTGCGGAAACTGCGCGGCTTTATTGTCGAGATATTGACAATGTGAATTTTATTATACCCGATTCATGGACTATTAATCTTGACATAAACGGGGTGGGCTTCTGTATATTTCACGGTGATGATGTGAAAAGTTCCTTGGGAATTCCCTGGTACGGTTTAACTCGCAAACAGCAACGTATTATGTCCTTATCGGGTATTCAAGGCGGGACTCGTATTCGTTATTATTGTTGCGGACATTTTCATAGACCTGGAACCACAAGTGAATTAGATGGTGAACTTCTTATAAATGGAACGTGGGTTGCTACAGATGCATATGCGTATAATTCATTTTCTGGTTTTTCAGAGCCAACACAATTACTTCATGGTTGCCACCCTAAATATGGAATTACTTGGAGACTGCCAGTGAAACTGAGAACTGAGAATGAAAAAGAAGGGCCTCAACGCTATAAGATTGATTTAATGGAAGAAATTGAGGCTCTTAAATGAGATGTATTTGGTGCCATCAAACATTTAAACCTAAACGGAAGGATCATAAAACTTGTTCTCGAATATGTAGTTATAAGAATTGGAATAGTAAATTAAAAGTAAAACACAAAAAGAAACGCTGTAAAACTTGTAAGAAATGGTTTCAACCCAAAAATATTCGGGCTTTATATTGTAGTATATCATGCCGTAATTATGATCTTTATTTACAAATTAAATTAAAGTCAATTCAATACAAAGGCGGGGGGGGGGGGGATGTAAAAAGTGTGGATATAATAAATGTTTAGCAGCGTTAGAATTTCATCATAGAGATCCAAAAAGAAAAGAAATAATGGCTAATAGACGAAGAAATTGGAAAAAACTAAAAAAAGAACTTGATAAATGTGATTTACTTTGTGCTAATTGTCACAGAGAAATTCACTTCGGAGTATAAATTATGTGGAAATTTATTCTTGGAGGGGTTGCTTTAGTTGGTGTTGGTATAATGTTAGGGGCATTAGTTTTAGCTGGCATTCTTATGTATGCCTTTTTATTACACGGAAGTTTTATCGGATGATTGTAGTATCACTTTGCTTAGTGGTTGCGGGATTTGAATATACGTCCTGGGGAAACATTATATGATCTGGAGAAACAATATGATGCCAAATGATATTGCATTATCGCAACTATGTCGAAGTGACACTGAAGTTTTAGCCTTTCAAGACGTATGGGATTATGACACAAGGTTACTTGTTCGGAAGCATTTACCCACGGGTGAAATTTTATATGCTGATGATATTATCTGGAAGCAATATTTAGAAGGAACACGACCTAAGACTCTTCTTAATTTAGTTGGTAATAATGCCCAGCATCTTATGGATATGCTATGGCAATGTGGTCTTCGTCCCACAGAAGGTGCGGGCAGTGCTGGGTCATTGGCTGCAACCCAAGCACATTTGAAAGATATGCGAGCCATTGTATCAAAACAGTTGAAGGTAGAACTATGAATTGGAAAAATCTTACATACTATGTGATTATTTCAACAATTGCTTTATTGGCGGGGTACGATATTGTTGCAATTAATAACGGAGGGGTAGATGCCTCGATTAGTGTAATGCTTTATACTTGGGCTTGTTCATACCCAATTATCCCATTTGTATTGGGCGGTTTGTGTGGACATCTATTTTGGCCAAATGGTGCATCATGAATGAATTTCCGCATTTAGTTATGCTGGACGGAAGTGATCCTGAAGAGATAGAGGAAGAAGAAAGTTTTGATGGGGATCTATTAGATGATTCATATGATACTGAATTTAGGCCAGACATACCTGGATGCAGCTAAATTTTTGTATCTGTCGCATGGAGAAATCTAATGGATTTAGAAGTGGTCCCTGGTTCTGAGGCGTATTATATTCCAGTTAATAAAGTCTGGTTAGAACCAATGTTTAACCCACGGTCGGGTATTACACTTATATCCGTGCAGGAATTAGCACGGTCAATTGAATCTAAAGGATTGCAGATTCCGATAGTAGTCCAACCTCGGTCGGATGTTCCTCAGATGCCAGAAACCTACGATTATAGGTTAATCGTAGGTTTTCGTCGTTTTACCGCCTGTACTCGTATCTTGCGAATGGAAAAAATTAAAGCAACAATAGTATATGGACTAACCGAAGAAGATGCCAAAGTTGCGAATTTTTTAGAGAATGTTGCTAGAGATAATTTAAACATATTAGAAGAGGCCCGGGGATTGGCTGGAATGTTTCCAGAGAATACTCCGTATAGTAGAATTGCCTCATCTATAAAAAAACACCGAGATTGGGTGGCTATTCGTTTCATGCTTTTGAAATTATCTGAGCCAATACAAGAAGCCGCATCAAATGGATTAATTACACAAACGGATATCCGTCTTATTTATTCGGCCCCGGCTCAATGTCGAACTAATGTTTTTAAACGGATCATAAGTCACAAAGGAACTGTCAAAGGGTTTAAGACTCGGACAAATCCCTATAAACCACCAACATCGGCTGATATTCAAGAACGATTACGACTTCTTGTTAATAATGGATTTGGAGGTATTTTAGCAAAACTGTTAATTTGGTCCGGCGGTCTTGGGATAACGAACGATGAAATTGATTCCGAATTACAACAGATGTTTATAAAATACAACAAAGGAAATTTAGAAGTAAAGGATTTTATTGGTGCCTACAACATATCCAACTCCAACTGATTTGGAAGCAAAACGAGCCGAAGGTATAATTGAGCCTGCCAAGCTTCCACCTGAAACAACTATTTACATTGAAACTACGGCGCAGGTCTACGAGTTTACTACTGCTATTGGAGATAAACTTTGGGCCAGTGGAGCGGGGAAACGACCATTTTCTCGGCAGCAAATTGAATTTGCCGGTAGTATTGATCAGGATGGCACGCTATATGCAGGTATGATTGTACGTGGTTTGCACATGATATTCAAATTGAAGGACGGACGTTATACTACTGGATGTGTGAACACTGCCAGTATTCGAGGAAAAGGTTATAGCTACGAAATGTGGGAGAATTCAGCCCGTGAACCTATAGACTCTAATACTGGTGACTAGGATTCCTTAGCTAGGGTGTAACGATATTGACCGAGTGGCTGCGGCAAGTATTAGAGATTCGGGCTTCTTTATGAAAAAGATTAAATTGACACAAGGCAAGTTTGCGTTAGTTGATGATCAAGATTATGAGTTCTTGATGCAATGGAAGTGGTATGCAGAAAAATATTATAATAAACTTTTCTACGCACACAGACATTCTAATAAAATAAATTATATTATAATTCAAATGCATCGAGTTATTGCAGAAAGAATGAATCTCGATGTTGAGAGTAAAAAAGTTGATCATGTAGATAGAAATGGACTTAATAATCAAAGAAATAATTTGCGTATTTCAACAAATTCTCAAAGTCAAATGAATCAAGGAATTAGAAAAGATAATACTTCTGGTTATAAAGGTGTTAGTTGGAATAGGCGTCTTAAAAAATGGCACAGTCAAATTTGTTATAGACATAAAAGAATTCATCTAGGTTATTTTGATGATAAAGAAGATGCAGCAAGAGCTTATAATGAAGCGGCAATTAAATATCATAAAGAATTTGCAGTTTTGAATAATGTCTAAAAATATCTTTGTTGATTGTGAAAGTTGCGGATTGCACTCGATGGCAGTGTTGATTCAATATGCCCTTGAAGATGGACCAATTATTCTTTATGAGCCTTGGCGACAACCTATAAGTGAAACATTAAAACTTATTGAATTATTTACTGAGAATAATTATATTGGATTTAATAACACCTTCGACTGGTTTCTTTTAGCGAAGATGTATACGATCTTCCGACTATTTCCAGGAGATTGGGTTCCAGAACAACACATTAATGAAATAGCAATGCGTGAAGCAGATGGAATGGATGGCCCTTGTATTAAACCAGTGGCCGCTTGTGATCTTATGCTTATTTCTCGAAAAGGTCCAATGCAATCACTAATGGAAAGAGAGAACATTAAAATACGACGAGTACCCGCCGCACTTGCCCCGGCCCTTGCGGAGCATCTTGAAAAAACTATTGAGCTTGATGGAATTTATTTCGCCAAAACGGTCGATAAGTCGGCTCCTCGATGGAAGGTGATGGATATTGTTAGCAAGAAAACAGGGGCAATTAATAAAGACTTTAAAGATGTTGTCTTAAAATTTCACGCGGCTGGCGGTTTGAAATATCTTGCTGAGTATGCACTTAACTTAAAACCTAAACATTATTTTAAGGATGTTGAATTAGGAAGTGAATATCGACCCGCAGAATTAGGGTATGCCCCGACAGCGTTAGCGGTTGCAAAACCCCCATTATGGGATGCTTATGATAATGAAGGTGAGCCGATAGGATTTGCATGGCCCGGTGTGATTGCAAAACACATTGAACATTGGGCAACGAATGAACCTGCCCGCGAGTATGCGAGTGATGATATTGTTTATACTCGCAAATTATATGAGCATTTTGGTTGTCCTGAATTAGGCGATGATGATTCAACTCTTGCACACATGGTTGCCGCTGTTCGTTGGCACGGTTTCACAATAGATCGTGAAGGAATTGAAGAGTTGATGACAGGGGCTCAGAAGATTGTTGATAATTCTCCAATCAATATTAATAAACCACCGGCTGTTCGTCATTATATTACAGTTTGTATGAATGATATGGAAGCTATGCTTTTGGAGGAATCAACTAAAAAAGCAAATCTTGAACAAATACGAGATGGAGCAAATTGGTATATTGAAAAAGAAGAACCATGCGATAGATGTGGAACATCAGGAACAGATGATAAAGGCAATCCCTGTCTTCGATGCGGCGGTAAAGGGGCTTTGCAAATAGGTCAGCATCCAGCATCAAAACGTGCCCAAGAACTTTTAGAAATTAAAATTGCGAATAAAGAAATTGAACTGTATAAAAAACTGTTAAAAGCCGGTAGGTTTCATGCTAGCTTCAAAGTAATTGGCACACTATCATCACGAATGTCAGGCGGTGATGGTTTGAATGCTCAGGGAATTTCTCACGCTAAGGTTGTGAGAAAGATGTTTCCATTGACTTGGCCAGGTTATGTTCTTTGTGGCGGTGACTTTGATTCATTCGAGGTAACATTAGCTGATGCGGTATTTAAAGATCCGGCCCTTCATCAAACACTATTGGATGGTAAAAAGATTCACGCTTTATTGGGGGTCGAGTTATTTCCAGGGCATACTTATGAAGAAGTAGTTGCCTCTGATGGTAGCAAGATTCTTGATATGTATACTAAAGGCAAGCAAGGGGTGTTTGGATTCTTTTATGGTGGTGATTATAATACCTGGAATCAGAAGCTAGGTATACCATTAAAAGTAGCCGAGGCGGCATACGGTCGGTGGGTTTCCAAATATCCTGGTATCGGGGAAGCCCGTATGCGGATTTATGATAGCTTTTGTTCAATGCGTCAGCCCGGTGGTATCGGTACACAAGTTGTGTGGAATGATCCAGATGACTATGTAGAAACATTTCTGGGGTTTCGACGATACTTTACATTAGAGAATAAGATTTGTAAAGCACTATTTAACCTGGCCTCAAATACTCCAAAATTATGGAAGCAATGCCCAATTAAATGTGTACGTCGAGATCGCATTCAAACTGTGGGTGGGGCAGTAAGCAGTGCTCTTTATGGGGCTGCGTTTCAGATTCAAGCTGCTGATATGAGGGCTGCCAATAATCACTTAATTCAATCGCCTGGGGCTGAAATAACTAAACGAGTACAACGGAAGATTTGGAATTTACAACCGTATGGAGTTAATCCCTTTGTGGTTGCTCCAATTAATGTGCATGATGAAATTATGTGCGTAACTCATCCAAATTTTATTAAACAAGTGGCTGATGTAGTTACCGAAGCCGTTGAATCGTATCGGGAACAAGTCCCATTGATTGGAATGAAATGGATGTTGAATATGGCAAATTGGGCGGAAAAGAAATCAAGTTCCGAATTAGTTCACATTACATACAAGAGGTAATATGATTACTGATAATCGAGATATTGATACAACACAATATGACGGATTGACATGTACAGGCAACCGACTAATCATGATGGTTGGATTACCTCGTTCGGGCAAATCTACATGGGCCTGTCAACAAAAATATCCATTGTTTCTCCAGACGCATTGCGTCTATGTTACACCGGCCGTCGATGGTGGGGGCCGATTGAACATGAGGTTTGGGCGACAACTCGCACAATGATTCGGGCATTGTTTTGGGCTGAAAACAAGACAGTGATTTTAGATTCGACTGGTTTGAATCGTAAGCATAGGGATATGTTTACGCCTTCACCGGATGTTGACTGGCGGCGGTATGTCATGATTGTAGATACCGATGTCGATCTTTGTAAGAAAAGAGCGTTAGAAACAGGGCAGGATTATTTGCTTGATGTAATTGATTGGTTTCATAAAACACAAGAAAAAATTCACCCTGACGAAAATATTGGGTGTGGGGCGCAATGAAAAATAATACTATTATATTGGAGCCAGTGCTTACATGAATGAACAAGAATTAATACACCGATATGTTACAGTTCACTTAGCACAAAATGAAGGTTTGTGTCGTTTACTCGCATTATTGATACAAAGTTGCACTGATGATATTGAATTTCCAAAAGATAAATTAATTGGAGAAGATTGGGACTTTGCTAGAGCCGGACAGAAAGTAAATATTACTTTTGTGGATCCATATCGAGTTGAAACTGGTTATTTATTCTTTCTACCAGGATTGGAGGCTCAAGATATTTATAAAGGTGGAATTGTTCATATTCCAGCTTTGTCAGAAAATCAAAATGAACAATGTTGGTACTGCTTAAAGCATGTAGCTATATTTTCTGAACAAATTGAATTGTTACCTGACCTGTAAAGGAGATAATTATGCCAAGACCGAGCCCAGGAAAATTTGAAATAGAACGAGAAATGTGGCTACAAAGTCTTGATGACACACGATTACGAATGTTGGCAAAGCAACGTGGCATTCCGGATTCGGATACTTTACCAAGAAAGTATTTACTACAACAACTCATGGTACTTGGACCTACTATTAACCCATTAAGCACCCCAAAACATGATAGGAGATTGTAATGCCAAGGCCACAATTTAATATGGAAGTTGTCGAAAGACACAACTGGCTTCAAACTTTATCCTTAGCAACATTACAACAACTTGCTAAGGATCGAGGTATCTCTAGTTATATGAAGATGACTAGCGCGCAGTTGGTCAGCGCACTAACGTATATGGATATATGTGTCAACCCGTTAAGTACAAGAAAAACAGATCAGACAATTCAATGAGTAAGAAACTTTACAATACACATCAAGAGCGCCTTGAGGCTACCAGACGTTTAAATCGAGAATCTTATGCAAGACACCGGGAGAAACGAAGTGAAGAAAAACGTAAATATAGGGACACTCATTTAGAGCAATCAAGAGCTTCTAATAAAAAATCTCGTAAAAAGAGATTAAAGAAGAATTCTAATTATGAACGAGATTATCATAATAAGCATAAAAAAGAACGACAAGAATCAAGTCAAAAAAGCTATCAAAAACATCGAGATCAAAGATTACAAGATAGAAAACGATATCGAGAAACAAATACGATTAAAGTTAAAGAATCTAAAGAAAAATCTCGATTAAAAAAGATTTATAATCTTACTTTAACCCAATACAATGAATTAAAAAGAAAACAAAATAATTGTTGTACTATATGTGGTAAAAAATCTAAACGACGATTATCAGTTGATCATAATCATAAAACAGGTAAGATTCGAGGCTTACTTTGTCACAAATGTAATGCAGCACTGGGATTCTTTGATGAAGATATAAATGTTCTTAAAAATGCAATTAAATACCTTAGAAAACATAATAGGTGATTTATGCCTCCACAACGAAACTCATTATTAAATAAATCAGGGCGTCTTGCTTGGCTTAATAGCCTCTCTGATGATGCTGTCCGTGGTTTAGCGCAACAATGGTCCTTGATTCGGTGGAAGGAAATGGATGTCAATATGCTAAAATTACAACTTGCTCAAATTGAAGGGGTGGAGTGCCCATTAAATGTCAGACAGTAAGTGTAAAGGCTGTGAAAAATTAGGTCGTTACATCTGGTTAGATGAAGATGACTATTGTTTCCACTGCTCAAAAAATATTCGTTTAAAGATCGGGAAGCTATTTTTAAACGAATGATTGGAGATAAGCAAGGTTCATATACCTGGGATGAATGGAAATTTATTGCTGAGCGGTGTTCTGAAATTGATTTTGGCTGCCGGTTTGAGAGTTACGGGTGTACGAAGAAGATAGGTTCAGATCGACGTGGTTGTTGTTTAGGGTGTGCTGGTTGTCTTGGTTATTTGAAGGCAATACCAAATGAGGCATTTGATGTTATTTTAAATCTTTTTGACGAAACTAATGGATTTTGGAATGGGGATTGCAGATTACCTTGGAAGTATAGAAGTCCTGTTTGCTTATCGTATCGGTGTGCAATACTGAGAAGCGGGGAAAATAAACAATTATGGGGTCCATTTTATAAGGCTGTTGGATTAGGAGATCGTCAACATATTGAAATTTTAGATAAACTACCTACAAGATGGGATGTTACAACGGCTCATCATTACAAATAGGAGACTATTATGGCACTAACGATAGAAGAACGACAGGGTTGGTTAGCGAATTTAACGCTTCCCCAATTAATGGCTCTAGCTCACCACTGGGGTATTCCAGAGTATCGTACAAAAACCCGAGATGATTTAAGCAAGTTGCTAGTACGAATTGAGGGAGTAGAAGTACCGGTATCTTCATGAACCGACCAAAGATTCGTAAAGCCCACGGACCAGAGTATGGAATCCAGAAGGAGATATGTTGCTTTCTTCGGGAGCGTGGTTGGCATGTGGAAAGAATTGTAGGGATCGGATGGCAGTTCGGGCTGCCCGATTTATACATTACCCATCCAAAGTGGGGTCAGCGTTGGTTGGAAGTAAAAAATCCTGGAGAGTATACTTTCACTAAAGCACAACGGATTAAGTTTCCTATTTTAGATAAATATGGAACAGGAATATGGCTTCTAACTGCCGCCACAGAAGATGAATATGAGAAACTTTTTAAGGGGCCTAATTGGAAGGATTACTGGAAAAAGACTTGGGGGCCTATTGATATAGATGCCCTTCTTGCAGAATTGGAGAATGAAGATGCCAGTTCATCGAACGACTGATAAAGGTAAACCCGCTTGGCAATGGGGTTCACAGAAGAAATATTCGTATAAAGCAGGGGACAAGGGAAGTTCTTTGAGAGCAAAAAAGCGAGCAATTAAGCAAGGACTTGCAGTTGCTCGGAGCGAAAGTACAAAACCGGAGTTATGATTATGAAAGTTTTACAATTAGTTTTTGGCACTACTATGTTAATTAGTTCTGTGGTACTATGGCATTATATGGGTATGCCAGGACCGGTAGCAGGTATTGTAGCAATGGTTGGATTTCTTACAGCCGCAGGTTCGTTTGTTGAGGAGAAATTATGAAGAGATTTTTGAATGGTTTTGTTAGTAAATTGCATCAAACAATGGTTGATTATGTAGAAAAGGAAGATCGTCCAAAGGACGGCACACTGGAATCTTATGGGGCGATGTGTGCTTCTGTTGTTTTTTATGTACTCGTTGTTGTTAGTATTGCACTGGCGGCTCATTATGTGTTGTCAGCTTTGGTCCCACCATGTTTTCGTCAGCCTTGCTAGGAGATAATTATGAAACGCGCACCTAAACCTACATCGCCAACTGCTAAAGATACTCGTGGTATCATGCTAGCGAAGCCAGCGAAGCAGCCAAAGGCTCTTGACCCTTCTAAGGTAATGGGGAAGTCAGCGGCTAAGAAGGCTCCTAAGAAGCGTATACAAACGCAAGGACAAGGCCGCCGAGCCACTAAAACTGTTTATTAAAGGCAACATCATGTTTAAAATTCCCATCACAAACCCCTGGTCCTGCCTCCCAACTGCATTCGCAATTGCTTGTGATATACCGTTTGGCGTCTTGATTCATGAAATTGGTCATGATGGGAGTAAATGTCCCTACCAGAATCCAAGATTCCATGCTGGTTTTCATGTACAAGAGTGTATTGAAGCTATTCAAAAATTCGGTTGGGCCGGCACACCGGTTGAATTATTTCCTCAAATTACTCCAGATTATTCTGAAATTCGGACTATTTATTTCGTAGATGAGGCGGGGAATTGGGCACGATTTTTGCGGCATCTAACTCAATGTAAGAATGGAGTAATCGAAGGAATAAGAAAAAACAAAATAGGTCACTCAGTAGCGTGGGATGGGAAACATATTTATGATCCAACAGGAAAGATTTATTCATTTTCTGAACACCCTCAGTTTAATTTCTTTCCCCGAATTTTATGGAAATTAACTAGGATGGAGGCTAGTAATGAAACTTGAACCATTAATGTTTAATCATCCTCTAATGGATAATTTACCATCAGTTCCCGATGCTGATAAGTTGGGTGAGATAGTAACACAGATATATTGGGGCGACCAAAAGGCAAAAGAACTATTAATTCAGTATTTAATGTTAGTTGCTAAACGATGTGTTGGAACAATACTTGCAGTATATCCCGGAAATTGGAATGAATTAGAAGATATGGTAAGTGAGGCGGCATTAACAGTTGTCACTCTTGTTGATAAATTTATAACTGGAGATCCACCTGTCCACCATACAAAACTATTAAATTATACGGCGGTTGCCGTTCTTCAACAAGTTAATGAAATGCTGATGAAAAATTCAGTTATTCCAATTCCCGTGATGTCACAAATACGAAACTGGAAAAAAGGAAAGGAAGCACTTGTGAAATTTTCAAATGACGCGCTGGATGGAGTACCAGTTGATACTGAGAGTGATTTTGAATTCCGGGATGCATTAGAGGCTATTATTAGTACGCCTATTGAACGGCGAATTCTTGAATTGCGAGAAGCCGGTTATACGGATGCAGAAATTGGGGAAGAAGTTGGATTAAGTCAACAAACAATTAGTTTATTGCGGTTAAATCTTTATCAACGGTATGTGGAGGCTATTCAATGAAGTATCTTTATTCTCTTGTTGCATTATTGGCGCTTGCTGTGGTTGCTGCGGATCACTATGGTACTAATGTGTATTTAAATTTGGTTAATAATACTCAAACGGCTCAGGCATTTCGTCAAGTAGATATTATTGCTGCGGATAATGCTATTGAATTTGCCTCTCGAACTCAGGAAGTTTGTGTGCGTCAATCACGAGAAATTGAAGCATTGGATGCTAAACTTGTAAAAGCCGTTGCAGCTTTACGAAGTAATGAAGCCGAATCGGCCCGATTGATGAAGGAATTGGAACGAGCCGGGAGTCTTATTAAGGAACTTACAGATGCAAATGCTGCTTTGCAAGCGGGTAAGGACGATGATGAAGAGCAGATGAAAGATTTAGGCCAGGCTAATGAACAATTAGCGATTGAAAATGCAAGGCTATCCCAAGCTAATGCGAATTTGATAGCAAAACTTGAAGTTGCTACCCCGGCTATTAAGAAACTAACGGAAGAGAAATTGGAGTTGATGAAACAAGTTAAGGATTTGACATACCGAATTGAGCAACTATTGAAGCGCCCGGCTATTGATGCTGTTAAGTAAAGGAGTTAAGGATGCAACTTCGTGAATTCCTAATGCTGGCTCATAAATACCAACCAACAAAGTATAAAGTGGCTGGTTGGTATGTATCCGAGAAGCTTGATGGTACTCGTGCTTTTTGGGATGGTGGATTAACTCGTGGTATTCCAACCCGAAAAGTTCCGTGGGCAGGAGTAATAGATCCTAAAACCCAGCATGAAAAAAATCGTATCAAACCAATGTCAACGGGCCTATGGAGCCGGTATGGTAATCCTATTATGGCTCCCGATTGGTTTCTTAATAAACTTCCGCCGATAATGCTGGATGGAGAGCTATGGGCCGGTCGAGGAAATTTTCAGCTTCTACGGTCGATTTGTGCTGATGATGAACCGGGACCGGGTTGGTCAGATGTTGAATACGCAGTGTTTGGTTCGCCACACCCGGATAATTTTGCATTCGATGGATTAATTCGTAATGCAAATATGTATTGTCAGATGAACTCAGATAAGATATCAGAATTCATTCACCGGCGAAATGAGATTCTTGGTAGTGGCTTCATGCGGGTTCAAGATGGAGCAACATTTGATGAAGAGTTGACATGTCTTAGAGCAGCTTTTGATGATGGACCTGTTTATTTACTTCGTCAACGTAAATTGCCCGAAGAAAATTATGAGGCTGTTATTGAAGAGATTTTAGAGAAAACAGTATCCGATGGAGGGGAAGGCATTGTACTTCGAGATCCTATGTCTCAATGGGAGCCTCGCCGTGTGCGTACACTGTTAAAGTATAAACCCTTCAATGATGCTGAAGGAACTATTACAGGTTTCACAGCGGGACGCGAGACTAATAAAGGTTCCAAGCATCTTGGTAAGATTGGGGCATTGATTGTTGATTATAAAGGGAAGCGACTTGAATTAGGCGGCCTTACTGATTCAGAACGTCTTTTTGCTAAGACCGAAAGTGTAAAGTATGCTGCACAACATCCTGGTGAGGATATGCCAGAGGGAACCCAAGGACTTAAATATACAACGGGTGAGTCAGTGACATTTATTTATCGTGAACTAAGTGATGAAGGAATTCCAAAAGAAGCAAGACTCCTAAGAAAGCGAGACGAAGAATGAAACGAATTCCATTGACACAAGGTAAGTTTGCGTTAGTTGATGATCAAGATTATGATTTCTTGATGCAGTGGAAGTGGTATGCGTGTTATATTCATAAAACACACTATGCAAAAAGATCGGTGAGAATTGGATTAAAAACAATACGTATTCGGATGCATCGAGAAATTTTAAAAAGAATGAGACTTCATATCGCCGGGAAAAAGATTGATCATAGAGATAGAAATGGATTAAATAATAGACGAAGTAACTTGCGAATTGCCACTAATTCTCAAAATCAACATAATCAGGGGATTCGTAAAAATAATAAATCGGGCTATAAAGGTGTAACTTGGAATAAACAACACAATAAATGGCAAGCTCGTATTTGTATCAATTGGAAAGAAATTTGGTTGGGACTCTTTGATGATAAAAAAGACGCAGCAAAAGCTTATAATGAAGCAGCATTAAAATATCACGGTAAATTTGCAGTATTAAATAAGGTATAATTTTATGCGTATTCCTACCTACCTCAGCCCGTCTAGTTTAGCTCTTTGGGAAAAAAGCCCTGAGGATTTTTATTTGCAACATTTATCCGAGGTTCGCGCCCCTAAAATTCCTCAAGCAAACTACATGGCGATAGGGAGCAGTGTTGATGCATACATTAAATCAGCAATGCATGAAGTTCTTTTTGGTAAAGGATCAGATCCTAAATTTGAATTTACTACACTTTTTGAAGCGCAAGTTGAATCTCATAATAGAGATTGGGCTTTAGAAAATGGTAAATATGCTTTTGAGGCATATAAAATCTCAGGTGCTTATGATGATCTACTCATAATGCTCCAGGAGAGCGAAGTAGCGTCGCAATTTGAAACAACAATCAATGGAACAATTGAAGGCGTGCCTATGTTAGGTAAACCTGACCTCCGATTTATTCATAAAAGTGGGGCTCACATAATATTGGATTGGAAGTGTAATGGATTCTGTTCCAAATCTGCTACTTCTCCAGCTAAGAATTTTAGGTTATGTCGAGATGGTTGGCTCCCTGAAATCGCTAAAGCAACTATAGGAGCCGGGGCCCCACATAAAAATTATAGACCAGTGATGTTTAAAGGAGTAGAGATTCATTATGGATATTTAGAAGATGCAAACACCGATTGGAGTGATCAATTAAGTATCTATGGTTGGATTTTGAAAGAGCCAGTAGGCGATGAAAGTGTGATTTTTTGTATTGACCAGATTTGTGGTAAACCCAAACCAGGGCTTAATAAACCGTTACTCCGAGTAGCAAATCATCGGGCTCGAATTTCTCGAATGTATCAGCAAATTTTGATGGGTCGAATTCATGATGCTTGGAATCGTATTAACAGCGGGCATATTTTCAAGGAACTATCCAGAGAAGAGAGTGATGCTCGATGTGCTGTTTTAGATCAACAAGCATTAACTAATTATTCTTTAGATGATGATATTTTGCGAATGTCTCCGAGGGTATTATTCTAATGCTCACTAATATACGAAAGCCAACATTAACAGATGTAAATTATCTGTTAGACATTGATTTGAAGTGTTTTGAAGACCCGTGGGATGTTAATTTGTGGCGGGGGTTGTGTACCGATACAAATATCAATAAGTTGGTGGGAACCTATTATGGAACCCCAATGAGTTTTGTGTTTTGGCAGCTTTTAACGGACTCGGATGCTGTTACAATTTATCGACTGGCAGTAAAACCTAAGCATCGAAATGAAGGGACGGGAACACAACTATTAAAAGCAGTTGAATTAGCAGCATTACAAGCCCATTATAAAACACTTCGGATAATGGTTCCAGAAAGCTTATGTTGCCCTGGCCAACCGCAAGATGCAAGTCGCTGGCTAAATAATCGTGGCTTTCGTGCGCAGCCTCCTATTATGCGGGATCTTGTCACATATTGTGGTCGGGCTGAAGATGCGTTTGCTTTTAATGCTCCAGTTGGGGGAATTAGATGATTAATGCAAATATTCGTGAGAGAATTAAAAAAGTCAATCTTCTCGGTCCTGAACTTATTGATTTAATGGATTCATTAGCTTTAAGTGCTAAACAAACTAATTTTCCAGAAGTCTCTATAATGATGGACTATTCAGATCCAACGGATAATGTACAGCCGGGCGAATTTACAGCCGAGATTCATTTAGTTGTGAAGAGAGTATCCGAGAATGTTTAATGCTACTTGGCATTTTATTTCTAGTCAAATTTCAACCAATCAATTCTTAACAGGTGGGGCTGTTATTGGAGCGGTTGGATTTTTAATTGCTTATCTTCGACACTTGCCAGGTGGTATCTGGAATTGGTGTAAACGACGGTGTGTTATTGAATTAGACATTCCTGATAAAGATGAAGCATTCAAATGGCTTGATGAGTGGCTTTCATACCAGAACTATCAAAAACGATGTCGATTGTTGACAATTTATACTTCACGAAAACGGCGGGATCGGATTGATAATTGCCCCGTTGAAAATGATGTTGACTATCGAGCCCGGCCAACAATTAGATTATCTCCTGCCCCTGGTACTCACTATTTCTTTTATCGGGGTCGATTTGTCATTTTACGCCGGGAACGTAAAGATGGCAGTGAAAAACAAGGTTCAATGCTTTTAGGATTTCGTGAAACGTTTAATTTCAAAATTTTTAGTCGGAATCGACAACTTGTAATGGATTTACTAGAAGAGGCTCGTGAATTAGCACATCCAAAAACTGACGATAGAATATCCGTATTTGTTCCTATGTATGGTGATTGGGTGCGAGTTACACGTAAACTTCCGAGGCCAATTACCTCTGTAATTTTGGCAAATAATTTAGTCGAAACAACATTAAATGATGTTCAGACTTTTAGAAATTCTGAAAAATGGTATAATACTTTAGGTATTCCTTATCGTCGAGGTTATTTACTCTGTGGGCCACCAGGCAATGGTAAAAGTTCACTTGTAATGGCTTTGGCTTCTGAACTTCATTTGGATATTTGTGTGCTTAATTTAAGTGCTTCGGGTTTGTCTGATGACCGATTAATAGAGCTAATGCTAAATCTTCCTGAAGGTGCAATTCTTTTAATTGAGGATATTGATTGTGTTTTTCAACACCGAGAGAAAAAGGACGACAGAGAAACGGTGACATTTTCAGGATTATTAAATGCTATTGATGGCGTAATGTCAAATGAAGGTCGGTTATTATTTATGACAACTAATCATATTGATAAGTTGGATCCAGCTTTAATTAGACCGGGGCGTTGTGATGTTCATTTAGACATTGGCCCCGCAACTCCTGATCAAGCCCGACAATTGTTTTCACGGTTCTTTCCAAATAATGATGTTGAATCTGAGGTATTTGGTCGGCTAATTCAAACGCCTATTAGTATGGCGGAAATACAGGGGCACTTATTAAAATATCGAGATAATGTGCAAGATGCGGTTAAGAATTGGAAAAGTGTATGAGTTTTACTACATTGATTCAAGGTGATGTTGAAGATGTGCTACCAGTGCTAGAGCCGGTGCATTTAATTTTTGCCGATGTCCCGGATAATATTGGCTTAGAGTATAATAGTTACAAAGATACCTTATCGGATAGTAATTATCTTGCTTTTTTACATCGAATAGTTAAATTATCATTAGATAAGGCCAATATTATATGGGTTTCATACAATGCAAAGTGGGCACTTCAAATGGGAAAGTTGGTACAGGATTTGCTACAATATAGACCTATATGGGAGGCAAAATTATGTGTTCAGGTGTTTACCTTTGGTCAGAACCGACAAACAGATTTAACAAACTGTTATCGGCCCCTTTTACGTTTAAAGAAAATAAGCGCGCCGCTGTATCCTGATAAGATTCGTATTCCTTCTTGGAGACAAGAACACGGAGATAAAAGAGCCGATGAACGCGGAAAGGTTGCAACAGATGTATTTGATTTCCCTCGCGTCACTGGGAACAGTAAACAAAGGCGCAAATGGCATCCTACACAGTTAAATGAAGGATTAGTTGAACGTTGTTTAAAATTTTGTTGTAAAGCAGATGACGTAGTTATAGATTTATTTAGCGGAACAGGAACAACTCTTAGGGTATGTCGCCAGTTGGATTTACCTGTAATTGCTATAGAATTAGATGCCTTGTACTGTGAAAATATTGCGGCTGATAGTGGATTAGAAAAGAATCCTAATCCATTTCCGTGGCAAGCATCATGGTTTGGTTATTAATATGAAACAAATTCCACTTACACAAGGCAAGTTTGCTTTAGTTGATGATCAAGATTATGAATTCTTGATGCAATGGAAATGGTGTGCGAATAAAAATCATAAAACATTCTATGGTGTCAGGGGTTTTTGGAATTGTTTAAAACAAATTACAGTTCAAATGCATCGAGTTATTGCTAAAAGAATGGGGCTTGATATTAAAGATAAAAAAGTAGATCATATTGATAGAAATGGATTAAATAATTGTCGAGGTAATTTAAGAATTGCAACTAATTCACAAAGCCAAGCAAATAGAAACAAACGAAAAAATAATATATCAGGTTACATCGGTGTTAGTGAGCATAAATGCCGAAATAATTGGCACGCTCGAATTCAAGTTAATGGGAACGATATTTCTTTAGGATATTTCACTAATAAGAAAGATGCTGCTAAAGCATATAATAAAGCTGCTTTAAAGTATTTTGGTGAATTTGCAAGGTTAAATAATTATGATAACTAACGATGTTGCGTGGTTACTAGTTGAAGCTTGCCGACAATTAAATTTGCCAATGCGCAGCTTGCGTGTTTGTGAATTAGGCAATCAAGAATCAGGTTGGAATTTACGAGTGCCTGTCAAGAAGATTATGGAATGGCTTGGAGCTAAACATATAAGTATTGATTTGAATGGATTAGATGGTGCTTTAAAATTTGATCTATCAAAACCATTGCCAGATTCAATGTTAGGATATTTTGATTTAGTAACTAATGCGGGAACAACAGAACATGTGGTCACTGCAAATGACTTCACAGACCAGTGGCAAGCATTTAAGTCAATTCATGAATTGGCAGTACCTTATGGAGCCTTTATTCATATTCTTCCATCCGAGAATGGATATCACTGTGGCTGTGGATATGTCTATACCCATGAATTTTTACCGAAGTTAGCTGAGGCTTGTGGCTACGCGCTTCTTAACTATTTTGATTCTAAGTCAGATAAGGAACATGTGGCGGCTTTGCTACTAAAGAAGCAAAGCACCCATTTCTTAACGTTAGAGGAATTTCAAAATTTAGGAGAAATTTTAATAACCGGGGCGCATCCTATGAATAATGGAAGAAAGCCTTGTAATGAATAAACATTGGAAGGGTGTAGATTTTGATGGAACTCTTGCGGAGTACGATGGAGACTACTCTAGTTATCGTATTGGACGGCCAATAAGTTTAATGTTAAATAGAGTACAACGATGGTTGGCGCAAGGCGAAGATGTTCGTATTGTAACGGCGCGTGTGGCAACTACAAATCCAAATGCAATCCAAAATAAGAAACTAATTCAGGCTTGGTTAAAAACATATTTAGGAACTGAATTAGTTATAACCAGTGAAAAGGATCCGTGGATGGACGAACTTTGGGATGATAAGGCAGTTCAAGTAATTTCAAATACAGGGCTTCGAGTTGATGGGAGAAATTAATATGTTAGATGGTCCAGTAGATTTCTTAGGTTGCCCTATTGAAGAGGGCGATATGGTTGTATACCCCGTTCGTCGGGGTTCAGAATTATATCTTCGCAAAATGCAAATTTTAGCGATCAAGAAGACACTAACAGTTGGTCCGCCTAAATTTAAGTTAGTAGGGGTTAATCAAGGTGGTCGGCAAGTTATTGTGGAACGCTCGGAAAGGACGATTGTAGTAACATGATGAAAACATATGACTATGAATGCAAATGCGGGCATAAATGGTCCTATACTCAGGATGGGCCTGAAGAAATTTACAATTGTAAAGTTTGCCCAAAGTGTGGCAGTAAAAAGATAATTAGACTGTTTACTTGCCCCGCTGCCCATATTTTTTATTCACCGATGCACCCCCGGTATAATCGAGGGAGAGTAACAAGAAAATGAAACAAATTTCACTTACACAAGATAAATTTGCATTAGTTGATGACCAAGATTATGGATTCTTGATGCAGTGGAAATGGTATGCTTTAATGCCTAATAAAGTATTTTATGCTGTGAGATGCGTATGGAAAAATTCAAAAACTATACTAATGCATCAAATTATTGCTAAAAGAATGGGACTTAAAGGAAATATAGATCATAAAGATACCGATGGATTAAATAATCAAAGAATTAACTTACGGGTGGCCACTAAATCTCAAAACGGAGCAAATCACGGTATAAATAAAACTAATACGACCGGCTATAAAGGCGTTTGGAAAGTTAGACAACGATTTAGAGCCGGAATTATGCTTAATCAAAAAAGTATACATTTAGGATATTATAGCACACTAGAAGAAGCCGCTAAAGCCTATAATAAAGCTGCTTTAGAATATTTTGGAAAGTTTGCGAGATTAAATGATGTCTCTTAATTGGTATCGAACTAGACTTCAAAATGTTGATCCCCAACATCAAAAAGCCTGGCACGCTGAAAGAGGTAAATATGTTGTGCGCTGGCGAGATAATTTTTTAGATGTTAATGTCCCAGCGGGCTATCAAGCATTATATCAAATACGACTCCCCGATGGAAGAGTAATACTAGATTTGGTGTGGCGATACAAAGTCTTTAATACTCGGAAAGCAGCATTTGCTGCTTGCGAAGATCGGGCAAATGGATTAAATCCGGCCAAAGAATTTAAGCTTCGTAAGTTAGAAAGAAAACTAAAGCGAAGACGAAAATCAAAGAAAGTAAAATTAGCACCCGCAGTGCTTGATCCAACATTACCGCTCGCCCCAGAAAAGAAACAACGAAAACCCAGAAGTGATAAAGGTAAACCTAGAAAATTAAAAGAAACTTTAGAGAATCTTCGGAAATTTGAAGAAGCATCTAAGAATGTTGAGATATTGATAAATCAACCTCCTATCGAAATTGGTAAGAAACGTAAACAACGATCCGATAAAGGAAAGAAACGTGGATCTCGAAACAGCCCAAATAGCTCAGACGCTTGATTTAGCCGTCTTGAAACCAAGAGCAACTGTCAGCGATGTGATAGCTGCTTGTATGGCTGCAAGACAGTATAATATGGCTTCAGTCTGTGTACGACCTGATTATGTATTTCATGCTTTTAGAGAATTGGTGAATAAAAAGCCGTATGTCCCCGTGTGTACAGTGATTGGATTTCCATTGGGATACGGGCCACTAGAAGTTAAATTACGGGCGGCCTATTATGCTATTCAAGCTGGGGCCTCTGAGATTGATATGGTTATGAATCTTGGGTGGTTTGCGGATGGCAAATATACTCATGTTGGCGCTGAAATTAAGTGCATGGCAGAGGTTTGTCATAAAGAAAGGGGGCTTCTAAAAGTAATTTTAGAAACTTGTTATTTATCTCCCAAGGAGATTAAATTAGCCAGTCAAATAGCAGCCGATAATGGGGCTGATTTTGTTAAGACTTCAACTGGGTTTGGTGATGGAGGAGCCACCCGAGAAGCTGTTCAGATTATGTTAGATACAGTTGGCCCTAAAGTAGGGGTTAAAGCCAGTGGCGGAATTAAAACCCGAGCGACTGCGGTATCATATTTGCTCCAAGGTTGTAAACGACTTGGTGTAGGATCTTATGAAGGAATTCTCAATGAGTGTGCGAAACCCGAAGCTGGTAAATACTAAATTCTGGGATTGTGTTCCACAAGTTGGACCGTGCCCTATTGGCTGCTCTCAGTGTTTTTACAATAGACCAGGAGCCTATTATGCTCCAATTGATGTTCCCAATATACCCGATCCCGATGAAGTTGGGAATGGAATAGTTAGAATGAATTGTGGAAATGATTCAAACAATCAACGAGAATTGGTTATTAAAACAGCTATCCAGTATCAACGATACTTTTTTAATACCTCGATTCCAAAGTTTGATTTCCCCGGTCCAGTTGTATTAACCGCTAATCCAAAAGAAGAAAAAGAATACTTTCCACCACCAAAGCATATTCCAATTAATTTAATGTTTGTTCGACTAAGAGTATCTGGCACAAATCTTGCACTAATTGATGAAGCAGTAGCCGCGTGGACAGCGACTAAGGTTCCTGTGGTATTGACCTTCATGGCATACTATGACAAAGATGTAAGTGTCTGTACCGATGATATTGATATTCCAGCTAATCTCTGTTATGTTTGGAAAACACGGCATATTAATGAATACTGGTGTGCAACGCCATTATTTATGGAAGCTGTATTACGTCGATACCGAGATAATAGGTTAGTATCAATGTGTAGCAGTTTAGAGTGTAGTTATTGTCGAGAATGTCTTAACTGTGAGACTTATTATATTCAAACAATGAAACGGTTGCGGGGAGAATAATATGCCACGAAAACTGAACCGATTATTTCTTAATCGAGGTTATTTATGTGGTGCAATGGATCGTGTTAAAGATGGTGGCCTTGGTTGGCGACAACAGATTCAACATGATTTACGAGATTTGAATGTTTGCTGGTTAGATCCAACAAATAAGCCAATTGATATTGGTATTGAAGATATGGAGAATCGGCAGCAACGGCATCTATGGAAATTAGCAAATAATTATGATGCTGTTCGCAATGATATGAAGATCATTCGTAGGGTTGATTTACGCATGGTAGATATTTCCGATTTTATGGTTGCTAATTTAGATTTGGATGTTCATGCTTGCGGCTCCTATGAAGAAATTTATCTTGCGAATCGGGAAATGAAACCAGTTATTGTTCATGTTGAACAAGGGAAAGAAAATTCACCTGATTGGTTAATAGGGGTATTACCACATGAAATGATTTTTTCAACTTGGGCGGAAGTTCATAATTATTTACGGCATGTGGCTCATGATCCTGTTGTTGAAAATTTTAAACGATGGTACTTTTTTGATTTTGCTTATTCTTTTCAAAAGAAGCGAAAACACGGGAAAAAACAGTATGACAAAGCTAAATAAGAATACAATTAAAACTTATTCTGAGTTGCCGGATGGTTTTGAGGAGTTTCCTCAATCCCTTCCCCCAACAGCAGTTGGTAAAGGAAAAGTATTACATAAGTGTTCTAGTTGCGGGTGGGTCGAAGGCTCACCCGTTTTAGAGCCACAGAATGTTCCGTGGCCGAATGATGGAAATCGACAACCAATGACTTTGCATCGATGCCGAAAATGCAATAAGATTCTTGCTAAGACTGGCGATGCTATGGGTGGGAGAATACAATGAGTAAACAATATCGTCCACAGTCTCCGGTTTTACCGGGAGACATTCAAACTTTACAAGGAAGTCAATTGCCATTAGGGTCTCAAATTCCTAAAGGAATACAAGAATATCCAACCAGCGGTGTAAAACAGGCAATAGCCGATGGACAACATCTTGTTCATTGCCCTTTTGAAGGCCGATGGGTGCCCGGTGATCCCATTGTAGACCCTCCCGAAGGCCCTAGAATTACAAATAAAGACGGGGCTACCACTTATGCTTGCCCCAGTTGCAAGAAGATTCTAGCAACTGTGGGAAATTCTACTTATAATACTGGCATTGGACAGAGTGCCCAGTCAAGTTCTAACAAGGGGCGAGTAACGTCCCGGGAGTAAATGATGCACCGCGATACGATGGAAAATTTTCCGCTGGCTGAAAAAAATATTGTTGATCAAGGCGTGCCAGTTTTCAAGAAACTACCAGAAGGTATTAGTGAGATAAAGTATAGTGTGCCACGGCAAGCAAGTGGCTCTGATGGGCGGCGCTTTACTCATTGCCCCGAAGGATGCAAAGGTTGGGTTAGCGGCCCACCATTCACTCAGAATCGGGCACAGAATGCAATGCCGTTTGTTGCTGGTGAACAAGCCTCTAATATTTATCGTTGTCGCCGATGTGGCCGACCCCTAGATGCTGGACCCGTGGGCGGTATTGAACAGAAAAATAAGTCTGGTATTGGAACAGAAGGGACATTACGACCATGAGAGAATTGTTTGAAGATAGTTTAGCCGCGGTAATTTGGGCAATTGTTTATATCATTTATGTGATTTCAGTTGGGTGTATCTTAATAACTACAGGTATAATAACAGTTATTTGGTATAGTTTGGTAGCATTAGTATATGGTTTAGCTATAGTAGGTATTCCGGTTGTTGTGGTCGGAAAGGGAATTCAATATTTATTTGACAAGTACCGAAAAGTAAGGTAGAATTATAGCATGAAGTACATTAGTATTGATATTGAAACGACCGGCTTAGATTATGATTACTGTCAAGTTATTGAATTTGCAGCAATTATAGATGATCTTAGTTGGTCCAATGATATCAAGCGCCCAGCAATTAATTTCTTAGTAAAGCATGAGCGATATGTATGCGAACCTTTTGCCGCAGGTTTACATCGCTCAATATGGTGGCGATTAGCAAATCCCGATCTTATGCAAGAAGAGAAAGTGGCTTTACCAAATGAAGTAGGCTGCTGGCTTAATAGATTTTGTATTAGGCATGAGATTGATCCAATGAATATTGTTGCAGCAGGTAAGAATTTTGCAAAGTTTGATTTACAATTTTTAACACGATTACCTGCCTTTAATCGTGAGGTAAAATTTCACCATCGTATTCTTGATCCTGGAATGTTGTATCTTGAAGCTTTTGATGAAACCCCACCTGGCACTGAAGCCTGTTTAGAGCGGGCAAGCATCCCCCATAGTTCTTCACATGAAGCCCTGGCTGATGCTATGGATGTTATTCGTCTTATGCGGGCTCATTTTTTGCATGATGGCTTGACAAACCTGGAATGTGTGGTAGAGTAGAGTAGGTACATGATTCAACCACACTTTTTTGGATGTTGAGAAATGGCAACATTGTCCCGTAGGCCGAAAAGCGGCTTCATTCTTTACCCTAAAGATGCTGATAAGCGGATTGTTGATGGTTCAGCACGTTATCGAACTAAATGTGATGTTTTAGTCGGGCCATGTGCTTGTGGGGCTGTTCATCAAGAAGATGATGAATGGGTACAAGATTTGCTCCATGATTACAACCATACATTGGCTCCATTTATTCTTCACTGGGAGTTTGATGGTCGAGTCTTGATGCCTCGTTATTGGCGAAAGCCGCGTTTTCATGATTCCTGTGATACCCTTCAAGGGCGTTGTCGGTGTGGTACTGTACATAATTGTACAGAAGCCTGGATTATTCGTTTGCTTTCAATCCACAATACCATAATTGATAATTCTCCGATCCCTCAATCTGCGGGGGTTTCAGAAGATGAAGAATTTACTAATATTGAAGTAGAAGGAACATTTCCAGATTGCAATTGTGATTCATGTCAACAACGGCGTCGGGAAGCTGGTGGCCGACGAATATTAGATCGAAGAGAAATTTAATGTACACAAAAGAAGTTAATGGTATTACTTATACATTTTTTTCTAATCCACTAGTTCGGATTGATGAGTGGATTATTGAAGAATTAAAGGGTAGATTGTTCCGAGGATTTTTTGTCGAAATAACTGCCGGAAACGGGATTCACGATAGCAATACATTAACTCTTGATAAATTGGGTTGGACAGGGATTTTGGTCGAACCTGATGAGCAATTAAATAAACAGCTAGTACAAAATCGTCCAACCTGTACTGTCTGTCAATCAAATGGAACACTACCACTGGCGACAATTTTAACCTATACACCGAATCCAATTGATTTATTAGTGTTAATAAATGGCGCTGAACTTGCACTTTTGGATTCCTATTATTCGAGTACCCTGCCCGAGGAATTACGGCGATTTAAATATATTGCAGTGGGGTGGGGTTTGAATGCGGGTAAATTAGTTCGATTAAAAGATATATTGGAGCCGCAAGGTTATGAATTGCGACAACTTAGAGGATTCGCTGCCTGTTTCGCTGCGAAAACATAAACGATTACCTATTAATATGATGTCAGCCGAGGATATTTTGTCTATCGAGCCTGATAGTGTTATCAAAACTAATTGTTTCATGATTGATGTAACACGCACTATGTTAATTGTTGAACTAACATATGGTGTAATTGTACAAACCACATTTACTGATGAAGAAGGAATAACACTTACTGAAACTTTATTTAGTAATAAGAATGACCGTAAAACTTTTACGTTAATCGGGAGATGGCGTAATGGAGGGACTCATCATAGTATGCGAAGTTATGGTCGAGATAATAAGTTTCCATTGAGATGTCGAGTTAAACTATGATTTATTTACCTTTTGCTGACTATCAACAGTGTGCTAGTTGCTTTGATTCATACACATTGAGAAAACAATGTATTGAAATTATAAGGCTTCTTAGTCACTTTCGACATTTTGGTAGTGTTCCTAATGACGCTGATAATCCATGCCTTGCGGGGATGTGGCGAGAGCATCAAGGGGCATTGGTTCGATATGGAAAGATTTTAGCTCAGGAATCATTAAATCGAGGTTACAATGATACATTTCTATTTCATTTAGCTCAATATCAAATCCCTTATCAACACCCGCAATGGTTAGGATGGGAACCACTTCATAAATCTCACCGGGCTGCATTAAGATTTGCGGATGAAAAGCGACTTGTTTGTACTGCTATTAGAAGCACGTTGCATCGACAGCCACGGCGTCAAAGAACAGTCCGAGAAGTATTAAGAGATGCTAGCACACCTGTATCTGTTGAATCGTGGCTTAATTACGAGTTTGGTGCGCATTTGAGTCAAATGGATTATTCCATGATGGAAAATCTAAAACACATATTTTTAGAGAGGCATATTTCTTGTCGTCAAAATTACTATGTAACACAACAAAATTTTACGGAAAATGCAAATCTGCCGCTTGCGTGGCCGTATCAGTATTATGAGGAACCAATAGATGAAAGAGTTCGTAGAAATAATCACCGGCCTTCAAGGGCGCGTCCCAGAAGCGGCGCGAACCCTGTTCGCCCGTCAGATTGCGACAATGCTTGGCTTGAAGCTTCGAGACGCACAACCCGAGATTTATAAGCAATGGGTAGAGAGAGAACAATATAGATTTTTTCGGGATTGTAAATTAACGGATTCAGGGATTCCAGAAGATTTAGATATTAAACCGACAAGATTATATGAATTTTGTCAACGGTGGATGAATGCTGATAAATTTAAGTTACATGAGGAATCTGATGAACATTGGCGACCGATTACTCCTGAACAAAATGCTTTACGGGTGACAATGATTAGGGAGTTAGTTAATATTGGAAAGAATAATTTGACTTCGGCATAAAAAATGCTATAGTTGTAATATGAAGTTACCAGTAGAGATTTTGAGTTTGATTCAGGATATTACGGCCCCCCAAGCCTATACTATTATTAAGGCACTGGGGGAACCTAGTATCTCGGTATTTTCTAAGGGACAACTTTTTGATATTAGAGATGTTATTCTTGAAGATACGGTTAAACATCAAATAGCTCGAAATGTAGGACCATTTCTTTTTTGGGGCGGGCCGCCTAAACACTTAAAATATTATCGTGGAACTTTATATACGTTGCTTTGTGACAGATTACTTGATAAGATTCAGGCTCATGGGGTTCAAGCAGCTAGAGAAGTTATTTGTATTGCACCCAAGAAGGTTCATGTATGGTTGTAATTTCCGCAGATGCCGGGTTTACTTCTAAACCTAATTATACAGCAGAAGTTAGTGAACGCCTAACTAGAGATATAACTGTTCGACAGGCAGTTAATATCCTTCATTATTGTTTTAATGCAGGTCATGCTGAGATTCGATTTTGTGGGGAAGATACATCGCCCTTAGAAATGTTGGCTGAGAAGTCTTACTTAGAAAATATTCCCGCAGCCCATATTTATATTAGATTTTTTGGGGGACCACCAGGGCAATATAATTGGTTTAATGGGACTTTATTTACATTTCTTTCTGACCGAATAATGGATGCAGTAGCACACAAGCGAAACGATTTGCTAAAACGATTTTTACAGTGTAAGATATGAACCCTGTACAACAAGCTGAGTCACTACTAAAGAAGTTTGAACCTTTACATCTTAGTGATACCTTAGATATTATTTATTATCTTGGCGAACAAAATGATGACATCATATTCAAGAATAGAGCTACGACACCTGATAAACTCCTCAACCAAATGTATTCCGGCTGCCATCCAAGATGCGTACACATTAGCTTCTGGGGCGGTCCACCTAAGTTTGGTAGATGGGTGCAAGCCAGTTTCTACGCTTACCTCCTCGACAGGATTGCCCGAATTGTTGCTGAATACGGATTTGACTGTGCCAAGCGAGCATTGCGAGTCGGTATTCGTGCCGCCAAAGGATAGGATAATGGTAATACGAAATACACGGCATTTTAATCGAGCCATAGCAATGCTGTTATGCGGGCGTATATTTACTGAATTTCAGTTTATGCGAGTTTCTCAGTTTGTTGAATCAATGCGTGAATATGGTTGTGAGAAAGATTCTTTGTATGTTGATGGTATTTGGGGAAATCGAGATAGAGGTCAAGTTTGGGAACTAATTGGAACCGATGTGGCAGGTTGTCTTGCAAAATCCATTTCAGTGAAGTTCTATGGTGGTCCACCGGGCTATAAGAAGATATATAGAGGTTCCTTATTAACCCTATTGATCGATCGAGTTATGATGGCTGCTCTAGCAGATGGAATGCTCGCTGCAAAACCCCTGTTTCCACAAGAGTATGCTAATGAAAACTAAAATCTGTACAAAATGTGCTAAACGAAAAAATATTAACGACTTTTATATGTGGTCAAATGGAAAACCATATCCACATTGTAAAAAGTGTCACGCAGATATTGCTAAAAAATATCGACAAGAAAATAAGAATAAGGTTAAAGCTACTCGAAGAAAATATGAGGAAAAAAATAAAGAGAAAATTAAAGATTATAAAAAGAAATATCAGCAAAAAAATAAAGAGCGACTTAAAAAGAAACATCGAGAATATCAACAACAGCACCCAGATGAATGCAGATTATCACGCCAGAAAGCCCGTAAGAAGTTAAAACAACAAGTTATTATTGCCTATGGTGGGGAGTGTCAATGTTGTGGTGAATCAATGTATGAATTTTTAACCATTGATCATATACATAATGATGGAGCTAAACATCGCCGAGACGGTGTAACAACAGCCTTGTTTTATACTTGGCTAAAGCAACATAACTACCCTAAAAGGGATTTTCAATGTCTATGCTGGAATTGCAATGAGGCTAAGGCACATTTTGGAAAATGTCCCCACCAGACTTGACAAGTCTAAGTTTTATGATATACTTTATATATGAAGCAGAATAAATTTGCCTTTGATCGATCCCGGCAAGCAGCCTTAAAGAAACAACGACGGAATCAAAAGTTGTTGCAAAAACGGTGTCCAATGATTTCAAATCTAAATCGGACACTGGGGAAAATTTCAGCCTCGGATGCGGCTAGAACTTTAATTGATGAATTTAATTTAGCCAATGGACATGTGAGATTCCCTAGTGGGCGTGAAACAACTATTTCACAAATTTGGGAGTTATGTAAAGATCATACCATTGCGGCATCTGAAGTGGGTCCATTATTTTTTTGGGGCGGCCCTCCAAATAATGCTGCCCGACAATTTCAAGGTACATTATTAACTGTGCTGTGTGATCGTATTCTTTATATCCATTTTCTTCAAGGTGGATATGCGGATTTAATAAGTGGACATGCATCATAAAATTGACTTAACTCGTTTACAGGAATTTTTCCAGCATGTGACGGCGTTGGAAGCTTTAGAGATTCTCTGTAATATTTTTGAAGCCCCTAATTCGCGGGTATTTGTGGATGGCCTTTATTTTTCTCTAAAAGAACTTTTAACTCTTCCGAAGTATTGGGCCAATATTGCTGCCGATGAATTAGAAATACAATTTTATGGTGGCCCACCGGGGAAAGGGCGGCATTTTAATGGAACACTTTTAACCATGTTACTTGATCATGCCGCTTTTCAATTAGCAAAAGGCAAGTTTCATGTTGTAGGGCAAGCATTGAGTAAAGTAAAAGCAACATGCAAATAGATATAGAGGAATTTATTACCCGGCATGGTTCAATGAGTGTAAATGAAGCAGGTGAATATTTATTATTCCATAACAGTCTTAATGAACCAATCATTAGACCCACTAAAACAGGTAATAAAACCATAACACCTATAGAGTTACTTGATGTATTTCCAGGAGATTATCCGGCTGCTGGCGCAGGTCCAATCTTATTTTGCGGTGGTCCACCTGGCCATGTAAGATGGTTGGCTGGAAGTTTATTAACAATGATCCTAGATAAGATGCTTTACAACGTGACTCAAATTGAAAGGAGAGTTGGCTGTTAACATGGGCCGAACATGGAGATTCAACGAAGAGATGGGTGATGCAAGGCGGGCTAGAGATTTGAAAAAGAAACTAAAGCGCGCTGAAAAACAATTAAAACGAAAGCGCCAGAGAGGAGAATTAGGGGAAGATGATGGATTTGATGGATTTGATTTCGAGACATATAAGCGAACCGATTAATTTTGGTAGGGTTGTTAGATTCACACACTCGGGGGCAGCGCGTGGTCCTGAGCATGAGGATTTTATTGCCTTTCAAGCAAAAGTTTATCGGGGTCATATCGAAGAAATTCGTTGGCAAGGCACTGGCTGTCCTATTGTTTTATCAGCCGCTTCTGTTGTAGCTGATGCTTTAGAAGGCTGTCAATTGGTTTCAGTAGATACTATCGCTACCGAAGCATTACTTCCTTTTGAAGAATATAAAAGAACAACTTGCTTAAAAGTTGTAAAAGCGGCAGTTGAAGGGTGTTTTAATTGGGATACAAAAGAACGTGGTAAATGTAGACAAGTAAACGATGAATAAACCACTTGGGACTAGACTTGCTGCTATAAAAGGCGGTGCAATGAGTAGTTATGAATTATACACTGAGCGTATGCTAAATTATTGGGAAAAAGCCCAAAAGCCAATTCATCCATCCGTAATTACTCATAGCGCGGAAGTTCAGAGTCCAATTTGTGGAGATAATGTCTATGTCGAGGCTAATATTAAAAATAGCATCTTATCAGAAATTGGGATCTTTCCAAGAGGGTGCTGTGTTTGTGATGCGTGTTGTGCGATTATTGCGGAGGCTATGGTTGGTAGAACTGTGGCCGAACTTCAAAACTTTAGTAAAGATGATCTTAGAGATTTAGTAGCCGTCGTTGTGCCAAATGAACGACACTACTGTATGTCGATGGGCTTGCGGGCTTTACAGGCACTAAAGCCACATATTTCGAGGAGTTTGATATGACACTTTTTTACAGTATCAAGATTGTTGGTGGCAATTATGGATTCACGGGCTTGTATAATTCAATGCCCACCCGTGACGATGTGAAGGTAGACATTGATAAGCAGACACTTCCATTGGATGGGAAGACTAGCTTGAAGAATGTTGTAGACAATGTACGTCTATGGCCTAAGAATCTACCAGTTTCTCGCGTGGCGGTAGTTCGAGATAAGACGGGTCGTAAGTTAGGCACAGTAACATTTGAGCTAACTCGCAAGCAGGTACTACGCTAATGGATTACGATTTAATTGGTCAGCCCACTCCCTCTGATCTGCTCATAGAGGCAGGCCGAAAGATTGGCGTTCCTAGTATTACACAAACGCCGCCCCATCCTTTTATGATGGAGCAAGCATTGAAGCAAGCGACTTATCAAGCGGATACTGATATTCTTGGGCACCAGCATTTTGATTGTAGGTCGGCAGAAACAATGAAGCAGTTTCCAGGCTGCTCTGTTTCTGAAATATGTGCAGAGTCATGGGAAGGTCAATCCGCAGCCGAATCGGCTGATGATGCTTATAAGTGTTGGCGTCAATCGCCCGGCCACTGGAAAGAATGCAATGCACCACACAGCTATTATGGCTATGCAATGGTACAAAGTCGAAGGACTGGTATTTGGTATTCATGTGGTCATTTTTGTGACGGTGTGACAACAGTAAATCCGACACCATTAATACCAACTCCGACACCTGAACCTAATCATGGTTGGTTATGGCGTCTATTTCATCGAAAGGGGAATTAAATGCGTTGTGATCAGACACTAGGTTTACCTGATGCTGCGGTTTGTTTTCTTCGTGATAATGAAGTAACGCCCCCACCCTGCCCTCATTGTAATCGACCTTTTCCACCAGTTATGGAGCCAACAGGCGATATATTTCATGGAATGTTTGATGAAGAGTATACGTTATTTCGGCATCAGCTTAAAGATGGACGTTATGCAGATGAGTATTTACAAGCACAACCCTGGTCAAGTGGTCCGGTTAGTTTCATTGGTTTACGGGTATACGACAGGGATGGTAATCTAACCGATAATTTCTATTGGGATGAATATGATATTGACAACGCCTAAAAAGATGGTAGAATAGAATATGAACAAAATTCGACACCTAGCATGGGCATACCGAGAGTATATACCTGAACCCGCCGATTATCAGTATGCGCCTCCACAGGATATTCTTGACTTAGATATAAAACATTTGGAGGCTAATCCACAAGATGGGTTTTCTTCACGCGAATTACTAAATCTCTTGGAATTTCTTCCTGAGAGTCCAAAGCAATTTACGGTTGATCATTTGCGTCAGTTGGTTGCGGCCCGTGGTTTTACTGAAGTTATGTGTAATTGGTTGACTCCTGAGCAAGTAGCTGATGAACGAATTCGTGCCCGAATTACTTTTATTCAACAGTTTCTTAGTGAGATTTGGGAGATTATAAATGGACGTTGATTTATCAATGCTTCTGTATGCTAATGAACAAGGAGCCCAATCGCTTCATGAAGCTGAATGCTATTGTCTTGAATTGGCAAAAAAGATGACGAAGGTGGGAAATACTCAGGCAGTTAAATATTTTGAAATGTTGTCAATAGTCTTTAAGAGACTTAATAATAATTTAACGACTCACTTAAAGGGTTTAGTTGAAAGTACGACGCCTATGATTGAGGCCGGAATTAAAGCGAGAGCCGAGCAAAAAGCTACTGCATTAGTTGATCCAATTATTACGGTTTCGGATAATTTTGACCCGATCCAACGAGATGCTTTAATTTCACGGGTTGCGGAACAATTCTTGAAAGGCAATCGAGAAACTTTGTGGAATGACTAATGCATCCCTATCAACATAAGAGATTAACAGAAGGCCCCGATATTGCTGATATTCAAAATGAAGGGCGGCGAAGTGGAGTTGGTCGATTATCCAAAAAGTCTGGCGACTGTCGCCCATATTGCCGCAATAAGAAATCAATCCGTCGTACATTAAAACGGGCAGATAAGGCAATTCAATTACCGGAGTGATTAAATGAATTATTGTCAATATTTTGATAATCCTGATGCTATTCTTGATGTCAATAATGCGAGAGTTGAATTAAATTATTGCAGAGTAGACGCGAGCGGACATAAATACTTAGCTCCTGATGGGCCAGATTGGAATATCTCATGGAAGCATGGTTCAATGCAATTGGGGCGCGTTGATTGGTTATCTAAAGATAATGCTAAAAGGATGGCGGCTCTTTTTATAATTTTATACCTAAAAGGTATTGACCCCGGTGAAGCACTTGATATTGCTGGAGCGTATGGACGATATCATAATTGGTTTGGCAGTATTCAGAAACTTTATCAATTAAGAGCGATAGGTTTAGATAGTGGGATTGTGCGAAGAGAAGAAACTGTTATTTTTTCTGAAAAATTATGGTATACCCGAGAACAAGCCGAGAAACAAAAAGAAGCCTTTATTCAGATGGCTTTGAAACAAGGTATGTCGGTTGTTAATTCTGTCGATATTGTTACTTTGGAAATTGGCCGTGGCTACTGAACTTAAAACAATTACACTTAATGTTGATTCAAAACATGTTCAAGAATTATGGAATTCTTTGTTCATCCGAAAAGTGTGTGGTTACACTACGGATCCCGCTAGTTTGTTCACTTATGCAATTCTCAAAGCAATAGAAAATGGCGAGACTGAAGTTACTTTAGTTCCCAAAAAACATGAAAATATATGACGTTGATAAATGCTGGCCGGAAGTAAAACGGCATCTTAGTGATCCTACTGTCCAACTAGCGCTGGATTTAGGTATGAAAGTCTATGCTGAAAATATGCCAACTATTCCGGGGCCGTGGGATTTAGTAAAAGCCCCTTGGATGTACTCTGAGGATGATGCCTGGGATTATATTGCTTATCAACGTTTTGAAACTTCTGATGCCTATAAAGAATGGCTACGTTGGAGTGAGGAACAAGAACCTAAATATCTCAGTGAGTTGGAACTGGAAAGATGGTATGATTCAGAAGTGGCCCAATTTATTTTGGTTCGTTATAAAGAACTTATGGCAGAATTTTACCCGCAGCCAGAAACTCCCGACTGGTATCGTTGCATTGGAGCATCGGATTCTCTAGGAGCCTTTAATTGTGCTCTTGGTCTTAAAGTAGCTCCACATTTGAATTGGAAGGTGGTGGCAGGCCAGCGACATACAACGGCTATTGGATACGATGAGGGACAATCGGTACTATGCTTTGATATTTTATGGTGTCGAAAGACGGCGGCTGAAATGATGAAAGGAACCCGGCCTATTTTATGGAGGGTTCCATTAGGTCACGAATTAGCTAATTTGCAATTTGTTTTAGGTGGTGGTGCAATATGAAACCTCTTAATAGAAAAGCATACGGACATATAGGACATCTTCCTGGCTCGCGGGTTGGAAAGACTGATCGTTATATTACGCCAGGACAAGCTATTATTGCGACCCAACAAACTCGTGATAAATATGATAACATAGTTATTCAAGAGAAGGTTGATGGTTCCTGTGTTGCAGTATGCAAGGTTAATGGTGCTATCCTCCCAATTACTCGCGCGGGTAATTTAGCTTGCACATCTCGTTTTATAAATCACCACTTATTCTATCGTTGGGTGATGGAACGAATAGAGCGCTTTGACAAACTATTACAGGAGGGGGAGCGACTTGTTGGAGAATGGATTGCCCAGGCGCATGGAACTAATTATACCATTCTCTCAAATGAAGAAGTTTTTCGTGCGTTTGATTTAATGACTGAAGATAAGCGTCTTCGATATGAAGATTTCATGACTAGGGTGGCAGGTAAATTTGAAACCGTACCATTGATTTCTTATGGACCTCCTCATACTCCTGAATGGGTTATGGATCACTTTCCGATTAGCGGGTGTGGAGCCGCACAAGTTGAAGGATGGGTGTGGCGAGTTGAAACACGTTATGGAGTTGATTTCTTAGCAAAATGGGTTAGACCAGACTATGAAGCTGGTAAGTATTTGCCAGATATTTCTAATCAAAATGCAGTCTGGAATTGGAGGCCATAATGAAGAAACTTTTACTGATTATTCTACTCTGTGGTTCTATGGCAATGGCTGCGCCCACGGTCACAATTCATGTTAATAGTGCTGTGGCAACTAAACCAGTGCCCCCTAAGCCACCGACGCCGCCCCGGCCAGTACCGCCCCGGCCAGTACCGCCCCGGCCAGTCCCTCCGACGCCTCCGCGCCCAGTGCCAGTGCCTATTCCAATTCCTTGCCCCTATCCTATTTATCCCCCAGCACCGTATCCAGTGCCGGTGCCTGAGCCTTATCCAGTGCCGGTGCCTGAGCCTTATCCGGTTCCTTACCCTGTACCGGCTCCTACTCCGAATCCACTTATTATTCCTAATCCGTATGTCGCCCGCCCCTCGGTAGTTAGAGTGGAAGCAGTTGAGCATAGAATGAGTTCTCTTGGGAGTGGTACTTGCATTGCCACTACAAACCAGTCTTTAATTATTACGGCCTGGCATGTTGTTCGGGATGGATACGAGTTTAAGGTTAATGGGCTGCCAGCAAAGGTAATTGCTACTAATAAGACTTGGGATTTAGCCGTATTGGTTATTGATCAGCGATTTTCAGTTTCACAACTCAGTGATGTAGCCCCGAGAATTGGAGATAGGCTAACTGTTTGCGGTTTTGGTTCTGGAGACTACCGAGAAGTTACTGGAACTATTCAACATTTCTTTAGTCCCGGTGGACGCGAGCCTAATGATATTGTAGCAATGGATGCTGCGGCCCGAAGTGGGGATTCCGGTGGACCACTATTTAAGCCTGATGGTACGTTAGGAGCCGTTCTATTTGGAAGTGACTCTCTCGGAGCCCACGGTAGTCATTGCTTGCGTGTCCGCTGGTTTATTGAAACTATTCGAGGATACGATGAGTTGAAGCGGGAAGCCTTAAAGCCTGTGGAGCATCTTCTATATGCACCTGCCAGATAAAAAGTATCAAATTATATATGCGGACCCACCGTGGTCTTATCGAGATAAGGCCCTGGCCGGTAATAGGGGCGCATGTTGTAAATACCCAACCCAGAGTATGCAATGGATTGAAGATTTACCAGTTGTTGATATTGCCGACGATGATTGTTGTTTATTTCTTTGGGTTACGATGCCAAAGCTTAATGAATGTTGGGAACTAATCAAGAAGTGGGGATTTGAATATAAAACTTGCGCCTTCACTTGGGTTAAGCGTAATAAGAAAACTCCTTCATGGTTCTGGGGTATGGGTCGTTGGACTCGTGCAAACGCTGAGTTGTGTTTGCTTGCTACTCGTGGACATCCTAAAAGACTTTCGGCGGCTGTTAGTTCAGTAATTGACACCCCAATTGAAAGGCATAGTCAAAAACCTGCTGTGGTACGGGGTAGAATTGTTGAATTATGCGGAGATTTACCACGAATTGAATTGTTTGCCCGAGAAAAAGTTTCAGGTTGGGATTGTTGGGGTAATGAAGTCTAATGAAACTTAATGTTAAGAAACAACAGAAATAAAATTTTGTCAAATTTTCATCAAAGATATAGAGAGGGAAATAAATTATGATTAAAGGAAAAACTTCGGGATTCCCACGGAGAAATAGCCGCCGTGTCAGTATGTGAGGCTTTGCAAATATACCGGGGTTATCATACATTAAATCGTGTAGGAATTAAATGGAATAGTTTACCACAAGGAGAGTATTTTATATGAAATTTCTTATTGAAGTGTGCCTTCTTGATAAATGGGTGCCATATAAGATATTAACTCGTTCCCCATCAATTCATGATGCACTTAATCGACTGCCGGATTTAGTAAAAGATATTAAAGGTGAAGCCCGCATAAAACGATTATCCCAGGATGTTCAGATTGCCGAAGCTAAGATTGAAATTACAAGACTCTGGGGAATAAAACATGTGGAAACATAAAGATGCAATTGCTATTGATTTTGATGATACATTTACCGCAGATCCCGAAGTTTGGTCAAATATAATTAGGCTTCTTCAGTTACATGGTTATACCATTATTTGCGCAACATCACGGAAGTTTTCTCATTGGGAAGAATGCCACCTAAAGGAAAATTTGCCAATTGGGGTAAAGATAGTATTCTGTGGAAATAAATTCAAGAGGCCAGCTTGCAAAGCGGCTGGATACAATGTCACGATATGGATTGATGATACACCCGAGGGAATTGGTGGCCCCGGCATTCTTTGGCTGATTCGGATTGAAAGTTTTCTCCGATCTACTAAGGATTGGATTCTACGAAAGCTACATCTGAAATGATTTACCGATTTCATCGCTGTCAGCCTCATCTTAAATTGCCTAATCTTACGGGTTGGTATTTAGAATTACGCCCAGGCGATTTTGCAACCCTAATGGATCTCCATTTGGGTGTAACAGCAATGTATTATAGTAAATTTGGTACTGATCCCCACTTTAATGGGCACCCATACTATAATCCACGCTATTTAGCTGAACAGTGGGTGTTAAGTGTTCAGAGGTATTTAAGCAGCGATACAATTTTAGTTAATAGAAACGGTGGATTTATTCCATACCATGAGACTAGAATTCTTTCAACAGTTGAGTCAGAGAGGTTGGCGTGGCCAGATAAGTTAGAGGATGAAATTATTACAATTGCTAAGTGGCCGGAAGGTCGGCATTATTATCTATGTAGCAATAAAGGTCATATTTTTGTACCTGATAAACACTCAACATTTGAAGCCGCAAAACAAGCAGCCCTTAACTATGTACCAGCCGACCAAATTAGGAGTAAATGTTGATGCCTGACCATTCTGAACTAGCAAAAAGAATAAAGTTAAACTATGAAAATCCGGCACGACATTATTTAACACGCCGGATACCTGTAATTATAAGAGTTGATGGTCGTGCCTTTTCCACTTTCACTCGTCAATGTAATAGTCCGTTTGACCACGGTATCATGCGGTCTATGGTGATGGCTGCCAGGGCGCTTGCGGATGATATGCAGGGTTGCAAGCTGGCCTATATTCAAAGTGACGAAGCAAGCTTTGTGCTAACAGATTATGATACTTTGACAACTGATGCTTGGTTTGGATATAATCAATCAAAAGTGGAATCAGTATCAGCGTCCGTTTTTGGTGGCCACTTTAACAAGATGTTAAATGCCTTTGGTTTTTATAGTCGATCCCCCGCTGCATTTGATGCTAGAGCCTTTAATATTCCTGAACAGGAAGTAGTAAACTATTTTCTCTGGCGAGCTACTGATTGGCAACGAAACTCTTTAAGTCTTTATACACGTCAATTCTTTTCGCATTGTGATTTGCAAGGAAAGAATCGTACTGCAATGCACGAAATGCTTGCTGGAATAGGACAATGTTGGACTAAAGATTTATCATATGAAGAAAAAAATGGCACGTTTATTGTTAAATCACACATAGCAGATGTGCCGTGGAGAATGCTATCAAATATTGAGCCACATTACAATGATATCAAGGAACTATGGGAGTCAGCAAATGAACTATGCGATCTTAGTGAAACAACCACAGGTTGATAAGTTTTATCCGTTTTTTCTTTTCTACCACGAAAAACGTAGTGTTGTAAAAGCTGCGTTTCTAAAATGCCGACGTGCCGCCCGCCGGATGGGATTTACGGATAAATTGATTGTAACACGTATTCCGGATATTGACTTTGAACGGACAGAATTTCAGATTCTACAGAATACTAAGCGGGTAAAGACTCTTCGCCGCCTGAGTAGGCGCTTCTTGAAAATAATCAGTACCCCGGCTTGACAATCTGAAAAATTGTGCTATGATTGTAGTATGACAACTTACTTTGACAAGTGGTGGCGGGCACTTGACATTTCTCACATGGAAAGTAATCGTCTTGATACAATCAAGGAATTAGCACGCCTGGCGTGGCATAATGGCTATGAGACTTGTGCCAATGCTGCTATGCCTCTTGTGAGCGGTGTGTGGGATCGTGCGCATGAGGCTGGTTGGGATGAAGCCCGCGATTATTATGCAATCCATGATTATGATTAAAGTTTCTATAGGAATTTGGCGGGCCTTAGCTTAATAGGAGCACCGGGAGGAACCGGGAGGTTGTGGGTTTGAGTCCCACAGGCCCGATTTATAAATATGGGTGATGTTCCTTGCGTGCGGCTGTAAACCGCTTGGCGTAAAAGATGCAAGGTGGCTGCCGAAAGGGTTCGATTCCTTCATTACCCACTTGGGGCTCGTAGCTCAATTGGTAGAGCAAGCGGCTTTTAACCGCTAGGTCGCAGGTTCGATCCCTGCCGGGCTCACTATGAATTTGACTGAAGAACAAATTAAACGCTTTTATGGTTGCTACAAGAAAGGTTCATCTGATTCTTGTTGGTTGTGGGGCGGCGGTATAGACAGCGAAGGTTACGGTTATTTTTGTATAAATAATAAGCATTATCGAGCCCATCGCATTGCAGCATTTTTGGAGGGACTTATACTAACAGAAGTAATTCGTCATACTTGTGATGTTCCTAATTGTGTTAATCCAAATCATTTAAAATCGGGAACTCATAGTGATAATGTTTATGATCGGGTTCAACGAAAACGAAGTGCAAAAGATATTAACAATGGTCGGGCTAAATTAAATTGGAGTCAAGTATTAGCAATTAGACTATCAAATAATAGTGTTTCAAGTTTAGCTCGACAGTTTGATGTTGATCGAAAATCAATTAGAAATATTAGACAAAATAAAACTTGGCAGGGTAGACCAATGGAAGAGTCACGACACTCAAAATGTCGGTAGTATCGGTTCGAGTCCGATCCCTGCTACTTAATGGTGGGCTAGCCCAATGGAAGGAGGCATCACGCTTAGAACGTGAACAGTGAAGGTTCGAGTCCTTCGCCCACTATTGCGGAATGTCGTTCAATGGTTAGGACCGGACTCTTATAAGGCCCAGATGGTGGTTCGATTCCACCCATTCCGACTATGGCTCAAATTGATAAGTATTTTCGTATAGCACGTCAAGTAGCCCTTAAAGGTGATTGCAAGGAGGCTAATCGTCATTATCGTGTGGGGGCGGTCGGTATCCGCACCGATGGGGCAGTTGTTACCGCAAGCAACATTGTTTCTAGGACGCCTAATCCTCTCGCCCATGCCGAAGCACGGGTCACTAAGAAGCTTGATTGGGGAAGCACGGTCTATGTTGTCAGAATACATTCGGATGGCACCTTGGCCCTCGCCCGGCCTTGCAGGCGGTGTCAAGGGGCGATGCGGCTCCGGGGTGTGAAACGCTGCTACTATTCAATTTCCGACTCGGAATGGGGTATTTTTAACTTGACAACTTGAAACTTGATGGTAGGATTATAGTATGGACAACTGGCAAGAATTACTCAATAAGGCTCCTGATGATTACTCTCGATATTGTATTCTTCGGGATGCCTATGAGGCTAGAATTCCTGAAATGAAACAAATGCGGCTGGAAGCCACTGCTGCTTTGGAGCATGGGGAATTTCAATTAGAGCAGTGGAAGAAGCGCATGGATAAATTGCGTAGAGATTGTGTTACTCTCTCGCAGAGTATTCAAACTTCAATAACTAATTTGGCTGAATTAAAGCAACTAATTGCCGAACGCGAATTATACAGGAGTGCCGATGGTACTAATTCTTAAAGCAAAGCATGGGGATTACCCCGTTTATGCCCGTAATGAAGCTGAGCGAGATAAGGCATATCTTCATTTGTTTCGTGTGATGGATGAGTGGGGCTATTATGGTAATCCTGACGATCTTGATAGCGACCAAGAAATGTTTTACTACAAGGCAAAGGGTGGAGACATAAGGGCGATTATTAATCTTCTAAATATACGTAGCGACCAAGGCTATGAATATGAAGAGATTGAGATTATCCATCCGGTGACACCATGAAGATCCCAAAATTGGACCTTGGAAAAGGATTTCTAGGCCCGGAGTTTTTTGGTTGCCATAACACAGGGATGCGAACGGCCATTTTTCATGCAAAAAATAATAAGTGGGTTGTCGGCCCGGAAATGTATGCCCGTATAGTTCTTAGAGAAGCGGGGCATTATAGCAACAAGAGATTGCATAAATTCAACACCAGAATTGTCTATGTTTTCAAGGGACGTGGATCCGCGATAAAGAAGTTTAATGAACTTTGTAGCGAAATTATGGCGTGGAATGAGCAACAAGTATGAAATGTATCTATCATTTAATTGATGATGTTTTTGACGCCGAGATCCTTTATTTCTTTACACCCGGAGATCCAGGCGTGCCTTATTACCCTGATGGGAGCGGCTGCCCGCCAACCCCACCAGAAGTAAATGTTTACGATGTAAAAATTCATCAAATTATTACACAATCTGGCATAGTAATTGCAGCTAAATGGTTAGCGGATAATGGTTGGATGAAATCTGCGAAAAATATTTTACTAAAAAAACTAGAAAATCTTGATCCAGATACAAAATTATGGTATAATTTAGTGGCTAATGCAAATGGATAAGTGGTGGTTATCAAGTCCTCGAATGACGGTCGGAGTTAAAGTATCAAATGGTCTAATAGTCGAGGCAGCACCTATAGTACGAGTATTCATTGGTCAGTCATTTACTAATCTTCTTCGATGGATGAAACCCGACCAGAAAGTATTGTTAAATGATGCACCAAGAGATTGAAACCGAGAATAAGCGACGATCACTAATTACTGCAATTATGGCCCTTGTTAATACATTCGATACTGTTCAGGCGTGTATTCTCCTTAAAAATCTAGGTGGATACGAGCAGGATTTTTTTACATTAAGAGGCACTGCCTTTCAGACTTCGGTTAGTAGTATGTTGAAGAGCGCAGATTGTTTTCGCCCGTTGACTGAAATTAATATAATCTTTGATGGGGGTCCAACGGAAATTGCGCGATATAAAGGAACTGTAGCAACTTTTATAGTAGACCGGGTACTCCGAGAAGTTTCTAAACACGGACTTAAATTTGTTAAAACTAAATTAAATGATATTGTCGATTGGAAGAATAAAAGTTACGAAGAAGAGAAATCTGACGAATGGAACGATCTTGCTGCTGCTGAAAGGTATGCAGGATGAAACAGATACTACTCTCACAAGACAAGTTTGCTCTATTAGATGACCAAGATTATGATATCTTGATGAAATGGAAGTGGTATGCTGCTAAAATAGGATTTACATTCTACGCAAGACGAAAAACAAGCAGAAAAAATCCCCCACGAAAAACTATTTGTATGCATCAAACTATTGCTGAAAGAATGGGAATTCTAGGGGAGGTAGATCATATAGATAGAAATGGACTAAATAATCAAAGAGATAATTTACGGTTAGCAACAGATTCTCAAAATTCTGCTCATCGAAGAAAATATAAAAATAATACATCTGGCTATAAAGGTGTTTCCCAATTTAAACATGGATCTAAATGGCGGGCTCAAATTCAAGTTGATAATAAATTTATTTCTTTAGGATTCTTTGATACTAAAATAGATGCAGCAAAAGCATATAATGAAGCGGCTTTAAAATATTTTGGCGAGTTTGCCACTTTAAATGAGATTAAAGATGAATGAACCAATTGTATACATGGCAACGAAATATGGGCTTGAAAAACTTCGAGTAATTAAACGCATTGATAACCAAAGTCTATGGGTTAAAGATAAGTTTCAAATTGAATTTAAGGTTTATGAAGAAAATATCTTTACAGATTTGAAAGAAGCTTATACCTGGATGAGAAAGTATCTTCGACGAAAACTTCATGATGCCAAACTTCAAGTTTCGACTGCTAAACAAGATTTACATAATCTATACGCCAAATACAAGGAGCGAATACGTGAATTGGATAAAAGCAATCGGTAAGATGAGTTGGGATGAGGTTACAGCTTTACAGCAAGCCCTTATCTTACGTAAACAACAACTTCGCGTCTTAGAGCCCAATGTCTATGCGGTTCGTCGGAAGGTTGATGGACAGTTTGAGTATCTTGGTTATGATGACGGGGAATCCGAAGGTTGGGTGTCGTTGTCACATCCCACTGTAGCGATATATCCTTCTCACGGGGTCGCCGATTATGTACGGGGCCATCATGAGGGGTCTACAGTTATCACTATTCCAAAAGAAGAGTTTCGGACACTTCCCGCATTTGGACGACATCTAAAAATGGGAGTAGTTGACGAACGCGGTAATTATAATGGCTAACTATTACAAGTCTGGCAATGATTATATTGCTGTAGATTTTTCTCAAAAAGATCAAACTAAATGTTTCGTTTTTGGTCGGGGTCCAAAGATTCCCGGCGATATTGCTTCAATTGGAGAAACTTTATTTGAAATAAGACGGTTATCGGGCGCGATTAGACCTGAACTAGTCCCGATAGAATGGCAGGAGGCACTGGGTTTAGCGCCAGTCGTGATGCCTCCAGCGCTCCCACCACCCGCTTCGTCGGTGCCAGTGCCTCCTGTGGCGTGGGAACCGATAATAGTACAACCCGAAGAACCGAATTATTTTTGGTTTAATGCTGCCTGTCTGACAATAGTTTTAATTGTTGCCTTGACAAAGGCTTTTTTCATGGTATAGTTATAATATGAAGCTTGCGGAAATTCTTATCCTGGCCTTCGTCGCTTTGCTCCTATTCGGTAATAGACTGCCAAATATGATGCGAAGTCTAGGGCAAGGAATCCGTGAATTCAAGAAGGGAATTGATGATGACCCAAGTAGTCGCGTATAACGTATGTATTCACGGCCGCAATGGTGAAGAGTATATTTGTACTGTAGTCGAATGTCCACCGGCCTTTTCTGATATTAAGCATATTCTCGAATATGAAGTTGATGGCCTAAAGAAGGACGCTCATATTCTAATGAACCAAGAGAGCAATCCGGATACGAATTATCGGATTGGTCGAACTTGGAATCGAGTGGAAGAGTTGACACGACTGATTAGCTTTTTCAATCTCTCTACTCTCGAAGAGCCCAAGTCTCTTCCTTACAATGTCACCGTGATGCTGGGTGGTCAGCCGGTTGGTACAATCGCTGCTATCCCAGTGCCCGTTTATAGGATTTGAAATACCTTGGTCGGATGTTTGAAGTTGGCATTTACGACGACAGGCAAGTAGACTTCCGTGGTGCAATTGATGACTATCTTTTAGTAACGCCTCTTGTGATCCACACTATCTCGGTACAAGCTCTCCAGCGAAGGCTCTGCAATCCGCGCCCCGTTGCCAGCATTGTAATTACGTCCGAATCGTAATGGAGCTTCTTTTATGAAAAAGATAAAACTTACGCAAGATAAGTTTGCTTTGGTTGATGATCAAGATTATGAATTCTTAATACAGTGGAAATGGTGTGCCTCTAAACATCGTGGTATGTTTTATGCTGTTCGATGTGTTCAGAGCAAGTTAAAACAAACTGCAATAAAAATGCATCAAATCATTGCTATAAGAATGGGTCTTTTAGCGAGTGACACATTAGATCATATTGATCAGAATGGATTAAATAATCAACGCTTAAATTTAAGACTCGCAACAGTATCTCAGAATGGAATAAATCGACCTAAACAACGGAATAATACATCTGGTTATAAAGGTGTACATTGGCGAAAAGATAGCCATAAATGGCAAGCTAAGATTCAAATAAATGGAAAAGATATTCATTTAGGTTATTTTACCAGTAAAAAAGAAGCTGCTAAAGCCTATAATAAAGCAGCATTAAAATATTTTGGCAAATTTGCAGTATTAAATAAGGTCTAATGCTCGGCATGGTTGTATTCGGGTGTTGAATTCGGGACAACCTTGGATCGGGGTCATAGTCCGATCCAACAGAGTTTGCCAGGTTGGGGTTTACATTAAGTCGAAGTGTGAATGTTGGTTCGAGTCCAACCAAAATCGCTGGAGGTATTAAATATGATCATTGGAACTTGTTCAATTTGTGGCGGGCCGGTTGAAACAGATATGGAAGGTGTTGGGCGATGTAAGCGTTGTCATGCCAAGGCAACTCGTCCGTGGGGACCAGTTATTCCAATGGATCCACCCATGCCTCCGTATCCGGTTTATCCGTGTATACCGCAGTCGCCGCCTGATTGGCGCAATGGATCATTTATTGTTTCTTGTTCCTCTTTTTTGAAAGGTTAGTCAATGATTCGTAAGTTTCTTGTTTCTGAGGATGGGCCGGCAGCCGTCGAGTATGCAGTGCTATTGGCACTAATTACGATTGTAGCGATACCTGCGGTAACGCTACTTGGTACAGAAGTCCGGCGTGTTTATGAGTATGTGGCTCGTGAATTGAGGCGAGTTGTACCGTAAAAGGTACGATGGGGATGAAGTAGGTTTCGATTAATTGTGAACAGGAAGTGTTGCATACCGTGGTTAGTCAGTTGGCCACGTTAAAAGCTGACTAAATTATTTAATTGCCAAACCGCAATTAGCACTGGCTGCGTAAAGCTGCCAAGACAACTGTAAGTGTCAATGTAGCAGAAGTCGTTAGTAATTGACAGTTGATGTACATTTATAGATCAGCCGAGTTATTTGGGCTGTTGAATAACGAATAACTATGTATGTAGATATACCACTAGAAGCAATTAAGACCCGAGTGCGACTCTCGGCATCTCCACTATGAAACGAATTCCGCTCACACAAGGCAAGTTTGTATTAGTCTCTAATAAAGATTATACTTACTTAATGCAATGGAAGTGGTTCGCGCATAAAAATAGAATAACTTTTTATGCCGAAAGAAATCTTTCAAAAACAAAGCCCTGTAGACTGTGTGGTTGTCGAAAATTTGTAACATTACGAATGCATCAAGCTATTGCTGAAAGAATGCATCTTAATATTAAAGATAAAAAAGTAGATCATAAAGATCGAAATGGATTAAATAATCAACGAAGTAATTTGCGAATTGCAACAGATTCACAAAGTAACTCGAATCAAGGTAAGCGTAAAAATAATACATCGGGATACACGGGTGTTACTGAGGATAAACGAAGAAATAAATGGGTAGCTAATATTCGAGTTAAAGGTAAACAAAGTTTTTTGGGGATTTTTACTAATAAGAAAGATGCCGCAAGAGCCTATAATGAAGCCGCAATAAAATGTCGTGGTCCCTTTGCCGTATTGAATAAAATTTGACATTTACTCGAAATAAGGTATAATTGTAATATGAAATTTGATGCTTTGAATTATTGGGATAAGTGGGCTTATTTGCCATTGATGGATCGTTTGATGATTTTTGAGCTGCTAGGTGGCCGGGTCGCCGAGTGGTTTGTTACTGTACATGAACCCAGCTATTACCCTGAATCTTGGGAATTTCATTGTCTTGTAAACACATTGCCAAAGGAGAAGAAGCCACTATTTGAGCGTGTTGTTGAAGAGTGGAAACAGTATGTTGATAAACGACTACAGGAAGTTAAAACTTATGGACGTTAATACCGAAATTAATCAACTTACCAGTATAGCAGAGCGTCAGCACGCCGTACTTATGGATATAGTTAGGCGGGTTCGCCATGCAAAAAAGTATCCAACTGTAGAAGAGGTACAGGATTTGCGAGAAGAGTTCATGCGGGAGATGGAGTTTGGAAAATACTTAACAAGTGAACTAGACAAACTATGCCCGCAGATTTAGTATTTCCGGTACTTGAAGTATTTGCCCATAATCATTGGGAACCGTGGGCTATTATACTCCAGCCTTCCGATGCGGCATATTTACGTGCAGCTTATGAAGCGAAGTGGCAACTTCAACCGCTTCGATATCGTATTAGTAATACAGAGCATTGGGGCGGGATACAAGCTTGTTATAATCGGATGGAAAAAGTCTTTAACCACAGGAATAATTAGATGAAACTCAGAGCATTGATTTGGGGTGTCCATGAATTTGACGAGATTCCTGGCGACTATTTTAATAAGACTGAGGCAGGAGTCTTAGCAGCACAGCGATTGATTGCATCAGAAGATCCAATTAGCTTTTGCTATCCAAGCAATGTGCATGTCAGTATCCAAGAAGCTACGGAACCACATTTCACTGATAAAATTCCTGTGCCTTATTTGAAAGATACAAAAAACCCAGCTATCCGAAATCATCTTCTCCAAGCTTATTATCATCTTAGTGAAATTAATCATCTGTTGGAGGAAAAGAAATGAATGAGTGGACTGATGCCCAAGTGCATGAAGCTGGATATTGGGGCAATTGTTGGGGGCCTGCCGCATTCGGCGAAATCCAAAAGCATAATGTCTACGCCCGAGAAATGGGCATCACGGAAACCTATGCCGATCAGTGGGGCGAGTTTAATGTACTCGGCAAATCAATCTTAGATATTGGTTGTGGGCCGTGGTCAATGTTATTGCGTTGCTATAATGCCGGGAGACTTGTTGGTGTTGATCCATTGCAGTATCCTCCTTCTGTAGTCCGTCGATATAGGAATTATGGAATCGAATTTCTCAATCTGCCTGGTGAACAAATTCCACCCCCAGAGCAGCAAGCTTGTTTTGGATATTTTGATGAGGTCTGGATCTATAATGTGCTACAGCATGTTGTTGATCCCCAGAAAGTTTTACAGAATGCAATTGCCAGTGCGGCTAAGTTGCGGATAATCGAGTGGGTCAATATACCCCCACACCCAGGCCACCCGCACATGCTAACCGCTGAAGCTTTGCTTCAATGGTTGCCAGGATGCAAAGCCGAACGGGTCGAAACGAAACTGCTTAGCGACCCTGAACTACTTTGTACAGTGGAAGCTTTTACCGGAGTCTTTCGATGCTCATAATTGAAGATGGATTATATCATTTTGTCTGCGATATGTGTGGCACTATAAGCGCTAGTTACCCCTCTTATGAAGCCCTGGTGGTGGCGACACATCTGGGAAATAGTCTTTGGGACGAACCACCTGGATGGGTAAACGGTCGTCCACCTGAACAAATTACAGGTGATGAGGGGGTAACAAGTGATCAGTTTACTTTTCAACAAGGTATAATTTCAATAGGAACACATCTCGGTCCAGAATGCCGAGGTTTAGCAAATCGTTACTACGGATAAGTGGCATAAAATTTGCTGTATAAATACATGGAGGTTCTTTTATGTTAAAATTAAGTAAAAAAGATATTGCCCGATTCTGGACTAAAGTAGATAAATCTGGTGGCGAAGATGCTTGCTGGCCGTGGCTTGCCAGTCAAGATGGGAGAGGATATGGTCAATTTACAGTAAAACAACTTGGACTGTGGAAACCCATAAAAGCGCATCGAATTTCCTGTTTTCTTAAATATAAAGTATTAAGTTCCTGTACCTGTCATCACTGTGATAATCCGATTTGTTGTAATCCCTCTCATTTATACAATGGAAGTAGAAAAACTAATAGATGGGATGCTGTGAAAAGGCATCGAAGTAACAATCCAAAGGGAGAACAAAATTCTCGCTCAAAATTTACCGATAAAGATATTAAGTTAATTTTATCTTTCCGAAAACACGGTAAAACTTATCAAGAAATTGCAAATCATTTTCATTGTGGATATACAATTATTCAGTATATTATTAATGGTCGCCGTTGGAATCATATTACAGGAATAAAGAAATCATGAACATTATTGAAGGGCTTATTGTTTTGGCTGGTATAATTGCAATCTGTCTTATTGCTAAATGGGGAATGTCGTGACGCTTGCTTATAATCAAGAGGGGCAAGTCAAAATGATTTGCGATGTCTGTACCAAAGAGACATCGTTCTATGATACCCTAGATGAATTGATGTTGGCAGTTCATTTCAATCAACCTATTACTAATGATTATGGGGCGGTGAGTTGGACGTATGGGCCAGGCAAACAGTTAATTGGACCCGGCTATCAGCCAACCACCACGGTAAATCCTAAGACTCATGCTTGCCCTAATTGTAAGAGCAATTTTGACACATTAGTCTTTCAGCCGACTACCCCGCCATATCAGAGAGTAGCACCTATTGGAGACGGGGCGGTTCAGTCGGGACGTGAAGATGCCCAGTTAAATAATGCGGACGCCGCATTATTCAAGGGGACTGTTAAAAAATTTCCGCCAAATATCAGCACGGGGCAAGTGGATTTCTCTCACGATGATTCAATACTACCCAATCAAAACCCCGAAGAACATGTATGAACTGGACAACCAAACAAGCTTTAGAAACACCCGATGATATAAAACTCGGCGATTGGATTCAAGGAATAGGATTCATAGATTCTTATTGGGAGTGTAAAACAGTAATTCATCTGATTAAATCAGTAAAGGAGAGTTTTATGACTATTGGGTTTGATCAAGGTAAGAATCTAACTCTGTCTGTTACCTTACCGCTTAAACATGTTTTTAATATTGTTTATATGGTGAATAGGTTAAAGGAATTAGAGTCTCTTCACCCTGAAGATGAATCTACACTAAAGGAAATTATGCGGCAACTTGAAAAAGTAACAGAAGAAGCACAGCGGCTTTATGGCCCTCCTAATTCCTAAGAATTCGGATCCAAATTTTTCAGATCGCCTAAGAGGGGTTTCGGAGGCGCGAATACAAAGTTTATTAGTGTAGTTTTATAAATGAAAGGTAATGAATTTAATGATTTGTGAGCGTGTAGGAATGATTACGGTTAAGCGATATCTTCGAGAGCCACTTCCAAAAGGTACGAAAGTTTTCTTGGAAGTCAATAACAAGTTTCGAGAAGTAAAAGCAATTAGTCTTATAGGTTGCCGATATATTGCCCGGCTTAAACCTAACCAGCGATATGGTTGGGTTTACTCGGAGTGTCTAAAACCTGTGGTTTTAGAAACACCCCTTTATATTGCTCTAACCGATATTTCAGATTTTTGTGTTGATGAAACAAAGGTAGTTGCCAGAGCAGCCGAAGTGAGCCCTGTTTTACCGATTCGAGATATTGAGATATCGGAACCGGCTATGCCATTACATGCGTATTTTGTGGGCTAAAGTCGAATGAATTTGTCAACTTTTTTAGCAAGAAAACGGAGGTAGAATATAATGGCAACTCCTGGAATTCGTGCCAGTCTATTTGATCTGATTGTGGTATGTAGCCTGCTGACCGGAATCATAGTTTGCGCAATTTACATGATGTCAGTTTGCTTAGCCGGGCATCCCTAAATTTTGAGATTTGAAAATCTCAAAAAGGGAAACCAGAAAAAATCCATCTCGGACCATTTTTGAGCCCCGATGGAGACCACCCTAGATGCCTCTTTTCCCTCTTCTTGGGGATTCAGCGGCCGGTAGCGAGATTACCGATTAAACGAAAAGGACTGGCAATGCCAGTCCTTTTGCTTTTAGCGAATTTTATTACTGAACATAAGTGTTCAGTTGTATACAATCCACCGGCTTGACCGGCCGTAGCGACTTTGCCGCCACGATACAATCCTACCACGAAAAAGTAAAATGTCAAGAAAATTCTTGTAAGGTCTATAAGGATTATCGGGGTCAGAATTCAGGATATAGCGATTGTTCAGTTCAGACTGTAATGATTATAACAGAAAATTACTGTGCCAATTTGTATTTTTTCGATTATTCCAAATTTAACGATTACGGGCCAATTGGCACGCGGTTTGTGATATCAATTATCGGGGTCGTACATTTCCGCTTGACAAACTGCGAGAAGATGGTAGAGTTGAAACATGGTATATGATCGCAACGGAAATTTGACGAATGACGCCGCCTTTGCGGTTGGGGATAAGATTGCTAAGCTTACGGATAAGCTGTTTAAGCAACTCCTAGCAGATGGAATGTCCATTGTCGAGGGTCGGGCTTTAGCTGACTATCTAAAAAGTCAAGTAGGCATATCCGAAATTATCAATTTGATGAAAGCCCAGTTGACACGCGGCCAAAAGTAAGGTAGAATCGAAGTATGCAAAGCATCACATTCACGATTCAGCGGGCAACGGTTCTCACTGGCCGGGGAGCCGATAAAGTGATGCATCCGGTATTCCAGATCCAAACGATTAACCGCCAAGTTTTAGCTGTCGCGGATCGCCCTCAAAACTTGGATTTTAGCAAATTGCATCAACGGCATCAATGGTTCGTTGTTGCCGTTTATCCCGATGAACAACAACGAATTATTGCGGGAGTAGATTGGCGCGCCGCCAGCAGTTATTCAATACGACTCAATAATTATCATAATTCTCCAGTTGATCGAATAACTTGCCATTCGCACCTTACCCCTATTATTCGGGGCGCTTTAACCATTTGGTACTACGAGAAGAAATTTGACAATCCTAACGATAATACTACTATTATCGTTTTACCCGAAGATAACTAGATCAACGGCAAGAGCCGTTCGGCGTTGGGCGGGGGCCGTGGCCCCCGCTTTTTACTTGACAAACCGCATCTATCAGGTATAATATTAGTATGCCAACCCAGCGCCCATTTCCCGGTACGCGTATTGAGTCTACGCCCCCGGTGCGCCAAGTGGCAGAGTTTTGTAGCCATTGCAATAAGCCATTAACAGAAGCCCACGAAGGGCCGGATGGATTTTCCTACTGCCCGGCTTGCTTTGAGATGCTTTTTCGACAATGTTGTCATTGTCAAGAGTATATTGTCCGCGAAGATGGGCGAATCTCTAGTAACGGAACTTTCTATTGTGACTACTGTTATGATAGTATGTTTACGCAATGCTACGGTTGCGGTCGGGAAGTAAATCGGGGGCGGGCGACTGTCGGGCCAGATAATGAACACTATTGCGCCCGATGCTTTGATCGTCGATTTTTCGTTTGTGACAATTGCGAGGAAACATTCCATCAACGGGAACGTTTTCGCACCCCTGGCGATAGCTATTACTGTGATGAATGTTTCCATGATTTGTGCGTAAATTGCAGCGGTTGTGGAAACCCGTTATGGAACGATTCGGCCCAATGGTCGGATGATCGCCCTTATTGCCGTGATTGTTACCGCCCGTCGAGTGAGTGGGAAATGGGCAGTTTTACCGTTTCCGATTCTCATTATGATCGTATCGGTTCAAGGCGGCGGTTTGGGGTAGAATTGGAAACTTACCGATGCCCTGATCATAATGTTCTTAATGGTCACACCATTTGGGAGTGTAAGCATGATTGTTCTATTGAGGGTATGGAGTTCGTTTCGCCCATTTTGTATGGAGATGAAGGATTAGAAGAAATTGAACGATTCTGCCAGCGGGCCGAAGAGTTGCATTTTGAGGTAAGTAGGCAATGTGGCTATCATGCTCACTTTGATGTAAGCACTGAGTCTACCGATTCGCTGAAAGCAATAGCTTATGCGTATCGTAGGACTTATGAGGTCTGGTGTTCCTTAGTGCCTAATTCTCGCAGTGATAACCGTTATTGCGGTTCTCCTGATTATGAGAGTAGCGACATTACCCATGAGGATTTTGACTACTTTGTCGGAAAGCGTGACCGATTCGAGTTTGTCAACTGGCGGGCTTATTTGGTTCATGGCAGTGTTGAGGTTAGATTGTATCAAGGCAGTCTTGACGCTGAGGAGATTTGTAACTGGCTTATCCTTCACGCCCGATTTATTGATTTTGTCAAGGATAAGAGTTTTTCGGAACTTGACAGTCTTTTCCATAACACTCCCCGCGAGGATTTTGTCGCTATTGCGGAGATTATTGGTCCTGAGTTAGCGGAGTATTGGATCAGAAAATCCGAAGAATGGCATAAATCGCTTAGGCCCCAACCAGCGCGGCGGGCTCCGCAACGTCCATTTGCGTGGGTGGTCGATGCGCCTAGACGAGAAGCGTTTTATTACGATTTGGATGAAGCTCCCCATTAAGCGGATAAGATGAATGATGCATCAAGGCCGTATAATTCCGATAGAAAGGTTTAATCATGCGTAAGGTACTAAAGGTACTGGGCAGGGTTATTGTCTATACTGGTCTTGTCGCAACGGTTCCCGTTTATTTAGCGGGCACCGCTGTTGGCGCTATTCTATCAGTTTTCGTAGCCGGTCTGAGAAACGGTCAAGGGCTGATACTGGTAATGGTGCAAAGGGCCGTGGTAGATGTTTTAGCAGCGCTGGCGCGTTGTAAGAAGTGATGAATATGGTAAGCCGGCGGGTTTAACCGCCCGCCGGTTTCTTTCGAGGTTTACTATGCAATTACACAAACCACAAATAACGACGTTTATCCTTGTGCAAGGTGGAAAACCGTTGCATGGTAAACATTGCGGCGGGCACTTAATATGCGCACGTGCTACGCCTATGGTGTTAGACTATGACAAGCTAGATCCCAATGATTTTAGTGACTGGACAGTATACGCGGCCGGTATCAATGCGATCGGAATGAAAACAGTTTTCTATCCGATTGCAATTGTGCAACAATTACCGCGTTCTGATAAGGCCGCGATCTATGTCAAATACAGTCAAAGTGAGCGCGAATTCAAGATTGAGGCTAAAAATGTAAAGTCGGCGGTGCGTATGTATCTTAACAGAATGTATGGACTTGGCGAATTCCGGCAATATAACACTGTCGCTCAAATTCGCATCAAGCCGTTTATTCCGGTGGCACAGTTTGTAGGACAGGGGATATAAGATGTATAGATACTCGGTTGTTCGGGGTTATTCTGTTTACGCTCAATTTACCGATTTTGATACTCTTGATTCTGCTACCAAGTTTTTCTTACGGAAGAGAGAAATATATGTTAATGGCGGTGACGCCGGTATGAGATGGATTGAACTTATCGGATTTGACCCAGCGAGGGGAATTATTCGATTGGCCTTTTATACGGTCGAAAATTCCATTTGACTTTTTGCGAGTGTAGGGTATACTTGAATCATGCCAGCTAGAAGCCATTGCGATCAATGTGGGTGCCCCGTTACGGCCGAATCAAGCCAAAGGGCCTGCGGGTATGTGTATTGTCAGCGCTGCTTTAGTTCCCGCTATTTCCTTTGTGCTGATTGCGGGAACGTTGCTTCTCGGGATGATACTCAGCGCAATGATCGCGGGCAACCTATCTGTTATGATTGTTGGTCTGCTATTTCCCGTTGGCGGGAAACAGAGTTTCATTCATCCGCTAATACGTTCATCAAAACGCATAGTGAGCGCTGTTTTGGGGTTGAATTAGAAACTGCCGATTGTCCTAATCATATTCGGTTACGCGGGCACACTTGTTTTGGCGCTAAAGAGGATGGAAGTATTAGCGGGCTAGAGTTTATTTCTCCTATTCTCCAAGGGGACAAGGGATTAGCGGAGATTCGCAAGTTCTGCCGACTTGCCCATCAAAACCACTTTGAGGTTGATGATGAGTGCGGTTTTCACGTTCACATTGATCTGCGCGAATCTACTAGTTTGCAACGTCGGCATCTTGCTTATGCCTACCGATTAACCATCGAATTGTGGCAAAAGCTGGTGGATCCTGATCGATTGAGAAATTGCTTTTGTCGCCCTCCGGACTATGAAGCCGAAACCGTGCTTAATGCGGCCAGTTTTGACACATTTGCCCGACATTTGACCCGCTACGAGTTTATCAATTGGCGGGCTTGGGGGAGTCATAAGACTGTTGAGATTCGGGGGTATCAGGGGACTCTTCGGGGTCCGGAGATTTGTAACTGGATTGTTGCGCATTTGCGATTTGTCGATTTTGTCAAGGATAAGACATTTGCACGGATCCGCAATATGTTCAGAGATGAGCGGCGCGCAAAGCGCACCATGCGCCAGATTCTAGGCCCCCGGCTTGCCCGGTATTATGCCCAATTCTGGCGAGTACCTCATAATCGACGGACACTAGCGGATGTATCAATGGCGGGGAGGGGACTATAGTTGCCCAAGCCCATTATCCTAACTTCTGAGGATATAGAGCATTTTTGGGATTTTGTTGAAAAACGGACTCCTAATGAATGTTGGAATTGGTTAGGTGCTCACGATAAAGATGGTTATGGCATTTATCATCCTCATCTTGGAGTAAGGGATTGGTATAAAGCGCATCGTGTTGCTTGTTGGATTAAATATGGTGATGCCGGTAACATGACGTGTCATACTTGTGATAACCCTGATTGTGTTAATCCCAAGCATCTTTATCCAGGAAATGGCGCAAGAAACTCCGCAGATCGAGATCGAAACGGTAATCCTATCCGAGGAGAAAAGCAGCATAAAGCAGTTTTGACTCGAAAGCAGGTCTTACAGATTGTAAAGCTACATAAGCAAATTGTCAATGGAAAACCGCTAGGTGCAACTCGACTTGCACGAATTATTGGTTGTCGGGGTCGTGCCATAGAACATGTTTTGCACGGTTCTAGCTGGTCCTGGCTAACAGGGATTCCGAAAAAACCTGCTTGACTTTTGCCTTGAATCAGGTATACTTCATTATAGAGCGGCAAGGAACAATTAAGCCCCTTCCGCCCCGGTGATTAACCTTGACACTATAGGTTTCCGGTCTACGTGGTTTAATAAGAGGATAGTTACTTTGTGCGGCATATACGGAGCTATTGGTAAAGGCTGGAATCTCGGAATCCTCCGCGCTCTTGTGCTTGCCAATGAAAATCGGGGAACCGATAGCCTTGGTTTCTTCGATTCAACCGGCAAGATGATCAAGGCGGCCGTTACTCCGTCTGAGGGTCTACAGCAAAAGAACATCTCCGCTTGGTTAGAGCGGTCTGAGTGTGATACGTGGTTTGTGGCAGGGCATACGCGACTCGCTACGCGGGGCGCAGTAAACCGCCGCAACTCTCACCCCTTCCGCTACGGCCGAATCATCGGAGCGCACAATGGTATTGTTGACGCCCCGGATGGTTATGCCGTGGATTCCCAATTCCTGTTTGATTCCCTTGCTAAGCACAAGGGCGACTATAACAGCGCTTGGGGGACGGTTTGCGGATATTGGGGGGTTTCCTGGTTTGACGGGGAATACTTCTATCTCCAAGTTCACAATGGGGAACTTCATTACGGCCAGTATCGAGGGGTTTGGTACTACTCTTCTAGCGCCAAACATCTAGCGCAGTGTATCGGTCATAGTGATACAATCAAGGCCGTAGGTGAGGGTGAGACTATCCGCTTCTCTCAGGATGGTAAGGTTGAAGTGGTTGCCCCGTTTGTGTCGCAAGCCCCGGAATACTGGGGGCGTAAGTACGGATGCAGCAATACTACGGAGTGGTATGAGGGCAAGCGTCAGGGTCGGGTGGTTTACACCAGCGGTAAGGGCGCTAGCACTTCGCGGTGGGAGGATGATGAGTATGTGGGCGCGGGTGCCAATGTGAAGGACTATGACCAAGATTGGAGGGAAGCTTGGGCTCAATACAGCGGAAGCATGGATGAAACCGATGATGGGCAAAAGAGTTAATGGGGTTTTGAGATCGTCGGTAGGATCTTTGCAACCCTGTCAGAAGGAAAGGCCCGCTAACAATCGGGTTAGCGGGCCTACCGTTTATGCCTGAATACAAACCAATACCAATCTTAACAGAAAATCAGCTTGCTCGCTTTTGGCGCAATGTTACTAAAAGCGATGGTTGTTGGCAATGGTCTGGCAATGTAAATTGGGAGGGCCGGGGTGTATTTTCATGCGGACATCGTGGTCAAGTACGGTATGCTCCACGTATTATATATTTTCTATATTATGGAAAAATTGATAATACGTTAGGAGTTTTACATAGTTGTGATAATCCTGTTTGTGTAAATCCTAAACATTTGATGCAAGATACACAACGCGAAAATCTGCTCCAAGCATACCGTCGTGGGCGAAAAACGAATAGTGGTGAACAAAATCCCCGCGCAATCCTTACAAAAGAAAAAGTCATTTTAATTCGTGAACAACTTAAAACTGGTAAAAGTCGTGCGACAGTTGCCAGAGAATTTAATGTTAGTTCCGGGGCTATTGCAGGTATTAAACACGGTCGAACCTGGAAAACTACTTGACAACCTGTAAAAATGAGGTATAGTTAAGTAGAGTTCAACACGCTTAACGAAAGGGAAACAAGTGCCTAACACTGCTACCATTACTCGTACTCGGAGCCTTTGCTGTCACTGCCGGGAAGAGCATTATGATGATTTGATGCAACGGGCTCCGGATGGGAGTTTGTTTTGCTCCCGCTGTTGGACGGCCTATTGCTTCATTTGCCCGGAGTGCAATGAAGTCCGGTGGCTTGACTGTAGCCGACGAACCCGCGATAATGTCCGAATTTGTGAGGAATGCTACCGCGCAGGAGATACGTGGGAGCCGACTCCTAGCCCGGTTTCCATCGCCCATTATGGGAACATCGCAAGCAAGCGAAAGTTTGGGATTGAGTTGGAAACTCACTCTTGCGATGATTACCGTCAATTGAAGGGTAAAACCCTTTTTGGCGCTAAGTATGATTGCAGTGTTCGGGGGATGGAGTTTTTTACCCCGATCCTGTACGGTGATGAGGGTTTGACAGAAGTTGAAAATTTCTGTCGTTGGGCCGATGAGCATGGTTATACTGTAAATGATGACTGTGGCTATCATTTGCACCTTGACATGCGTGATGAGACTACCGTTCAATTGCGGCATGTCGCTTATGCGTATGCTAAGAGTTATGTTGCTTGGCGCGGTCTAGTCTCTGAGTATCGGGCTTGCGATAGTTTCTATTGCCATGCCCCTCGGTATTCAGCAAGCGCGATTCGTGACTGTCGCGGGTCAATTGCCAGCTTTTTCAGTGACTCGGATCGGTACAACTACCTCAATCTGCAAGCATACAGCAAGCACAAGACTTTTGAGGTTCGCTTGCATGATGGAACGCTTCATGCAAAAACCATCATGTACTGGATTATCGCGCATACGCGATTTGTGGATGCGGTCAAGGATATGACTTATGACCAGATTGACGAAATGTTTAATGGAGATGCACAGTCCCAATTTGAGAGTTTGTGCTTCGTTTGGGACAATGCCGGCGGGCAACGGATTAGCGAGTTTTACCGCCGTCGTTTTCGAGTTCACGGACGATCTCGCAACGGATATGAAGATGACTAAAGGGAGTTAGGCCCCTTTCGGGCGGGGCAACGGTGCCCCGCCTAAGCGTACTTGGTTCCTAGTTGCCTGTAGAGCTATGGAATGTATGAAACAACTCGCTCCATTGGAATCCCACCTACGTTGTAGGTCAAAGGATACGATAAGGTAAGGGTTTGAGAGAAAATAAGGAACCTGCCGCCCATACTAGTGGGGAGGCATAAAACGGTTAGGTGCTAATTAGATTTATAAAAAATTATAATTAACACTGGCAACAAGGAAAAGGCCCCGGACCCACCTACCGGGGTCTTTTCTTTTAGACATAGTGTAATGATTGTCGGGGTCGGCCATTTTGACTTGACAGGAACCGATATGATGGTATACTTGTGGTATGAGTAAATTTGCTTTCCGTGAGGTTGTGGCAGTTGACTATGGCCCGGTGCAAGGCGTGGGTGAAGTGAGAGGGCTTGCCACGGTAGAGATGCCCGTGCTTGGGCATCACTACATTGTGCGCATGTTCGAGTGGCCCATATCCGAAGTGTATCCGTTTGATACGGTTGTCATTCCTGAGATTCATCTTCACAAGGCTGATAAGTGTACTCAATAACGTATAACACTCCATTGGGTCGATTTTCCGTTTCCGACTATGATACCGCTGATCGCGCTATTCGAGTAGCGCTTAATAGTCGGCATTATCATAGTGCAACGGATGCGGCCGTCAAAGGGCCAGATGGGCCGTGGTGTGGCTATTGCTGGTCGGAAATCCCTGTTAAGGCTTGACTTTCCGCTACCTGATGGTAGAATTGTGTTATGGTCGATTGCGAACAACGCGCTTTGATTGAATTGCCGGTAATCCAGGTTTTTCTGCTTGTGCAGAAGGGCAAGGTATTGGATGTTTGCCGGGATCCAATTCATCTTGGATACTCGATACTTGACGATTTTCTCGATTTTCAAGTTTACGTAGGTGTCCGCAATGAGTTTGGAAAGAAGGAAATTGCTGGCCCCATCGCTAAGGTATGGGTCGCTAATTCCTACGGAAAGTACACTCTAAACATCAAATGCGGGCATACTTATAATGCGCAGTCTACTATGACGGCAACGGAAGCCCCTTGTGAGGTTGTCGCACGACAATTGAAGCATTTGTACAATGCTAACCTCTTGAATGATCCGGCATCATTACCACAAGTTCACTTGTTTGCGACTTAGATTTTACTTGACAAGTGCCATTCATAAGCTATACTAGTATAGCAGCGATGGGTGGACCGTCAAAGCCGCTTGGGTTAATCCGGCTGCAAGCGCGCCCACTATAAAGGACCAAAAAGTGGGCCTTTTCCTTGACTTTTACCGGAGAGATGGTAGTCTATCAATATGACTCCAATGCAACAATTTATGAATGCGGTAGCCGCTGCCAATGGTGGCGAGATTACCATCGACAATATTCTTGACGCCTATGCCGGCGTTAATGAACACGGAACAATGACGCTTGTGGATATCGAAGCGCTTGAATACTTCGGCCGCCTTATCCAGGGAGCAATTGTCGATGCCAAGCTAGAGCGGGGGACACGATGAACCCGCACTGGTTTTCGGAGGTTTTCCGGTTCGCACTGTTTTTCGTTGCCAAGCTTGCGAAACGAAGCTTGCTAAGAAGTTTGATCGTTTACTGAAAAGAGCATCATGATTCACAGATTAGTAATTCAGCATCCAGGGGCGAATTCCTGTATCTGGACCGTTTGGCGGTTTATGTTGGATAACAATATAACCACCGAACAAGCCCGATTGATAACGTGGTACATTTTTCTTATCAATATGCCCGATGATTATGATTTGGCGCATGAAGTCAAAGCGCTGCGCGCTCAAGGGTTCAAGTATTTCTGGTTAATCAATGAAGAGGGAGTTTTCTGTGAACCATCTGATTGACACAATTGAAGCAGATCGCAAGCTTTTGAGTCAAGTTGACCGTTGGGCAGCAAGCGCAATCGACAAGGAACTGCGCGGCCGATTGATTCGGTTGCAGCACGTTATTGAGCAGACTCTAGCAAAACTAGAGGAACAATTCGATCAAATGGTGGCAGGATGAAACCGAAGCGGAAGCCCGAAACAGACTGCGCCGGTTGAGTGCAACGAACGCAACATCGGCACCTTTGTGTTTCCAAAAGTGAACGCCACGTAATTCGAGACTTTGGCAAAGTCAAGGACAATCTCTTCGTAAGTCGTTTCGCGCTTTCTTG